GCAACGCGGCCTGTTGTCGGACCGCATTGTTCTGCGCCATCGCCTTGTCCATGCGCTCTCGCGAGTACATGGCCGCGGCTTGTGTCGTCATATGCCCCTGCTGCACTGACTGCTGCAGATCAGGGGGAAGCGAGATGCCGAGGTACTCCTCGCAAAGTTTCATGTAGGGGCGCGTCCCCTCATAGAACTTCACGAAGTCACCGCGGCGCATCGCCGCCATCAGCTCAAGGCCAAACAGGAAATCGTCCTGACCGATATCGTTCTTGCGAAGATAATCGGTGACCTTGCGCGCCATATCAGCGTCCGGCTCGAGCGCCTTCAGTCGCTGCACCTCGCCCGACAACTTCTGTCGTTGCGAATTGAGCTTCTTGATGCGCCGTTGCGCGGCTTTGGAAAGCTTGGCTAGTTCGTCAGGTGTCGGCTCTTCCGACAATTCGGGTTCGCGTTCGGACTTCCTTGCGACTTGGGATGGCGGATCCCCCTTTGAGCCGTCGGTGTCTGAGTAGTCGTCATCCTGTCGCAGCTCAGGCACTGCGCTCTGGATGGCGTCTAGAAGACTACCGCCGGTATCGCCGGCGTCCGTACCTGGCGAAGGTACCTGCTCGATCGACGGCACTACCTCGGCGGGTAGTTGCTTGTCGTCATCTGCCATACTTAATTCCCCCGGTGCCGATCGGCACCTTCAAGCGATCATTACGTCAATTCAGGTTGTTTGTCATCAACCCGGCATGGTCGGCATCGTCACCTGCTGCGGCATCGGATGCGGCCGAGGCGGCGGCGCGCCTGACAGTGTCTGCTGCGCATCAGGCGCCGACGGTGGCGGCGCCGCCTTGGCGCCGCCATCTGGCGCGTTGACGGCACCCTGCGGCCCCATAGCCGCGCCCGGTGCAGCGCCTGCACCGGCCGCGGTTGGGCCGGCGCTGCCAGACATAGCACCGTTCATCGCAACGATACTCGGCAGCGAGGACTTGAATGCCTCGGTCAGATCGAGCCGATCGTCGAGCCGGCGCAGCGTGTCCTTGGCCAGGAACTCCGGGTCGATGCCGGGAAGTTGAATGAGCAGCGGCATCAGCCGCTGGGCGTTGGCGATCTCCTGCGCCTGGTTGGGGCGGCCCATGGAGCCCGCCTCGATCTCGAGCAGGATCTCGTTGGCGATGTCCTGGGCGACTGGCTCGGCCGGCCACACCGCGCCCTGGCCGACGATCTTCTTCACCCGGTCCTGGCTCATCTCGCGCATCAGTATCTGGCCACCGTTGCGCGCCAGCTGCGTCAGCAGGTCGTTGAGGTCGTCGATGTTGGACCCCATCGATGTCATGCGGCTGCCTTCGGCAATCTGTGCCTGGGTCGCCGTGGTGTTGGAAGTACCACCCAGGTTGGCTTCCTGAATACCTGTCGTCCGCAGAATGTCTTCGTAGACGGGATTGACCTCGTACAAGTTCGGATCGATGCCGGGACCGGCGTAGGGCTGCAACAGTTGCTTCACATCCTGCTGCGGCTGCAGCGCGTTGAACTCGATCACCGCATTGGCTTCGCGGTTGGTCAGCTTCTCCATGTCCTCCTCGTCCATGGAGCCCGCCACTACCGCGGTGAACGGCCGGCCGGCGATCCGCTGCTCTTTCAGGCCCTCGCGGCAGCGGTTGTACTCGAGCTGCATGTCGCGCATTAACCTGACGTCGCTCGGCGGGAACAGCTCGTTCTCATCCTCGATGCCATTGAAGATCAAGGCGTACCAGGGATAGAACCGCTCGTTGTAGATCTCCGGCGAGGCCGGCTCTTTCAGGAACTCGCGGTAGCCATCGCACACCACATAAACCAAACCATCGTTCCTATTGTAGATCTCCCAGACAAGCGCGTTCGGCTCGCCGCGGTTCTTGTCTTTGTCCTTGGCGCTCATCCAGTCTTCCATCGCCTTGGATGGATCGGTGTCGGTGTCGCTGCCGTATTCGGTGCAGTGACCCCTAACATCTACGCCATAGATCTCTTCGATCTCGCTGACGGATAGCAGATACTCCTCGGCGACCCAGCCGGCGGCGACCCAGTTGCGCAGATCGATGCACTTGATGTCCGGGATGATCCGGGTCGACAACGGGAAATCAAAGGTAAGCCCTTCCCGCACCACCGCGCCGCGCGCATTGGTTAGATCCTTCAGCAACAGCCGCAGCTGCTCGGCTTCCATGTCGCTGTCGTCGGTGATGGCGTCGGTGGCGTCGGCCGCCAGGCGCTCGAGGGTGGCCAGTCGCTCGTTGGCGTCGGCGATGCCCTTCTCCAGGTCGGGCCGCAGCTGCATCACCCGCTCGAACCCGAGCTTCACATAGGCCACGCCGTTGGTGACGGCGCGCCGCACCGACATCTTCAGCATTGATTTGAACGGATGCGGCTGGTTGTCGACCTCGTAGGCGTAGAGCAGCTCGAGTGTCCGAGCGAGCTTGTCCATCATAATGTTCTCGGCTTTGACCCGAGCCGCATCCATCATGATGTCGATGCCGGAACCGACCGCCTGGGCGACCATCGGCGAGCCCGGCGGCACCATGCCGCCGGCGGCGGCACCGGCCGCAGCCTGGCCGAGCTGGTCGCCCAGCCCCTGCGGCTGCTGCATTTCGCCAGGGATCGGACCGGCGCCCATGCCGGGCATGGTGGCGCCGCCCAGCGCGGCGCCCACCTGGCCGGAGATCTGATTGATGTCGGGCGACGGCGCCATCGCCGGGCTGGGCGGCGGACCGCCGCCGGCCATCAGCATGCCGATGTCGGGCGGCTGCCCGGTTGCCATCGGCATCATGCCCTGGATCGCGTTGCCGGCCTGACCCATCATTCCTGGCGGCATGCCGCCGGCCATCGGCCCCATGGCGCCAGTCGCCTGCGCCTGCTGCATCATCATGGCGGCAGACTGCATCAGCTGGTTCAGGGTGGTCTGGCTCTCGTCCCAGCTGGTGGCATTGAGCCGCGGCCGTTTTCTCGCGACGGCTTTTGGATTTTTGGCGTACAGAAACGCCGTCTTTTGCGCCACCAACCTGAGGGTGAGGTTGGCGACGTAACGCTTGTCCTTGGCTTCCTTGGACCACTGCTTGCCGAAGCAGAACTCTTGATCTTCCCGCATCCGGTCGAATGAAGGTTTCCAGTACCGCTTGGCCTTCTTGACCTTGGATGTCCAGTCGCGGACCAGGTTGCGGCGGCGGTCCGGCGGATCCGGGTTGGCGCGCGGGATCGAGTTTGGCTTGCCGGTGGTCGGATTGATATCCGGCTCGCTGGATTTCTCGTCGAAGCCGGCAAACACACGCATCATGTCGTCTTGGAAGGCGTCTACCATCCTTGCAGGCCCCTCGCCCGAAGATCTCGACCCTCACGCCGGCGCGTGTTTGCAAACAGCTCGCGGTAGGTGCCGGTCAAGACTTCCGGCTCGACCTTCCTGCCGCGGGTTCGCCCGTGCATCTTCGACAGTCCTAGCCCAACCAGGCTCAAAGTGTCGACCACGTCGTCGTTACTGCCGTGCGGAAACTTCAGGATTTGGTCCTGCATCTCCGACCATGAACGGATGAATCCTGGGAAGTGTACCATCTTCATGCTGGTGCGGGCCTGGATCGCCTGCGCGCGCTGCTGCTTGTCGGCCGCGGGATTGATCGGATCGATCGCACAGAACGCCTGCTTCTCGGCCATGCGCCGGCGCAGGAAGGGACCGAGGCTCTTGGTGATGGCGCCACCCTCGGCCCACCAGAACATCGGCTTATATTTCTTCATCAGCACGATCATGCTCTCGACCGCCTGATGCGAATCCAGCCGGTCCCAGACCATGTCCGGCATGATCCAGATGTTATCCTTCTCGTCGACGCCGACGATCATCAGACAGGTCTTGTCGGCGGACTTGGCTACCGACACCGCGTGGTCCGACGCCCCATAGAATCTAAGGGTATGAAACGCCGGGACGTCATCCATTTTATTGTAGGTGACCAGGTCGCTATCCTTGAAGAAGGCCCCATCCTTTGGCCCTGGACGGCCCTGATACAGCGCAGCAAATCCACGCGGATCGGTGGCACGAATATCCTCCAGATATTGCTTGGTGAACCGCTCCGGCCATAACGCTTCGCCGGGTTTGCGGCCGAGCACGTCGTTGTCTTCGGCTAGCGCCGGCAGATCAATCTTGCGCCAGGCTTTGGCTTCTTCGACGTTGTAGTACGGATTAAGCGGGTCGATAAGCCGGCCAACGAGATCGTCTTCGGTCCACCGGGTTTGGACGATGACGATAGTGCCAGTCGAATCCATGAGGCGAGTTCGGAGGACTTGATTGTACCACTGCCACAGCTTCTCTCGAACGATGACTGAGTCAGCTTCAGTTCGATCCTTAATAGGGTCATCCAATAGGATGCAGTGGCCACCGCGGCCGGTGATCGAGGAACCGCGTCCCACAGAGAAGACCACGCCATCACGGGTGGTTTGGACTCGGTTGACAGCATTTGCTCCAACCTTGATCTCGACATCGGGGAAGACCTGCTTGTATTCTGGTGTCTCCATGATGTCGCGGACGCGACGACCCAAGTCCCAGGAGTAATGCTCATTATATGTTGCGACGATAATGCTCCTGTCGGGATGGCGACCAACGTACCAGGCGGGGAACATCGCACTTGCCAGAGTAGTCTTGCCAAATCTGGGTCCGACATTGATCATCAATCTCCGGTAGTCGCCGCGCTCGACCTCTTCAAGCGAGCGACCGATCATGCGGTGGAACGGTTGTGGCTTGTACAGCGACTGCCCGACATCGTCATCGTAGTTGGGATCAGGCATCATCAATTCTGTAAACGCTATCAAATCATCGCGGGCGATGAGGATTGCGCGTTTACGCTTCAGCAGTTTCCGTTGGACGTCCTTTTCAGAGTCCGTCATCGGTGTGCTTATACTTCGCCGCCGGCACGTCCGGCATCTTCTTGATCGACGCCTTCGGCTTGGAGCTGATCGTGCTCGGCTCGACCGGGGTCGGCTGCGGTCCCTTCACTGGCGAGGTGTGATGCGTGAAGTTGTCCTGGGTCTTAGACACTGGCGGCGGCTTGGCCACCGGCGGCGCCTTGATGTTCACAGTCTTACCGATCTTGGATGGCATGAGGTTCCCCTAGGTTGAAAATCCGAAAAAATTTTTGGGCTAGGTCGCGTCTTCGTCGTCGTCCTGCATCAGCACGCCGACACCGTTGACGGTGATCTGCAAGTCGACGCCGTCTGGCACGGTCAGTGCGATCTCGATCCGCGGCGTGAGCGGCTTGACGATGGGATTCTCGGGTGTGAACACATCCTGCGGCGGCTTCATGTTATCTCCTGACTGTGCAGCGTTCCATCTGGATAAGGTTTCGCGCCAGTTGTCGGCAGGCGGTTTCGGCATTGATGGCATCGATCTCGTAGCGGGAATAAAACGGCGGTCGTTCGGTCACGGTGGTCACGATACAACCGGATAACAGGACGGCGAGCATGGCCAGGACGAGGATCATCTAGAGCCTCATTGGTGTCACCACACCCAACAGGCCGGCGATGATGTAGACGATGATCAACACCACGATGACGGTGATCAGCACTGACACCACAGTTCTAAACTGCGGCGGCATTGGCACCATGGGCAACAGGGCTTGCACCGCCCACAGGATGACGCCGAGCACCACCAGCAGCAGGACGATCGAGATCAGCGTACCGATCATGCTAGCCCCCTAGCGTCGGCGCGGAATCACCTTCTGGCCGACGAATTGCGGCTCGATCATATACTTTGTTTCGTCAATGGTAATGGGGCCACCGGCACTAATCGGCGTGCCGTCCGGCACCGGCGGTGGGGCTTCACCCTCACCCTGTTCAAAGCCAATCTGATTATAGGTTGATTTGACATCATAGGCGCGGTTGAGCGCATCGGCGGCACCCATCCGCTCGACGAACACATTGAGCGGGCCTTGCAGTTCTGGGACAGCCGCACCGGCGGCAAAGTTGGCGACCAGGTCGGTGTCGGAGGTGAGGCTGAACGTATAAATCGGGTACATCGACGCGACCAGGCCGTTGATGTAGGTCCACTGCACGAAGTGCTTATCGACGTTTGGCGTGGCTTGCACCGTCACCGTGGCGCCGATCGGATAGACGCCGCCGCCGCTGGTCATGCCAGCGTCAGGCGGCGAGGCGATGGTTGAAAGGGTTCTGGTGGTCGCTTGCGGGTCGACAACAACGACAACCGGCGGCGGCGTTTCCGTCGCCACCGGGTGCGGCTCAAAGTCAGGATTTTTAGGCCAGTCGGTCACTTATTCCTTCGCTCCGGGTCTTCCTCCACTGGCGGATTGGGCGCCTGCGGGTTGTCGGGCGGCTGGCCCATCGGGTCGATGCCGCTATGCTGCTTCTTGGCCAGTTCGACCGGATCGGACGTCTGACCCGGCGTGTCAGGGTGCTCCGGCTGGTCACCCGCAGTCCGCCGGTGTTGCTGTTCTTGGTGCTTGGTTGCAGTGCGGGGTTCGTCGTCGTCATCACTCGACTTCTTGGACATCTTAGATTTCCTCCGCTTTCGGGGTGTGGCCGGCTTCCTCCGCGCAGTCACCTTGCGCTTGCGCGCAACAACCGGGCGCTTTCGCTTGGCCTTCTTCATAACAGCACATGCTCCGTATCGTTGCAGCTCATTTTGCTTTTTCGCTAATGGGCTGGCAGGACTTAGCTAATTCGGCGATTAAGCTGTCGCGCCGCTCCGACGCAGATGAAATATGGTAGAGCGTAAAAAACACCACGCCAAGGCAGACGATGTTGATGATGACGAGCGGCAACGCCAGCGGTCCCGCGGCCGCCAATCCCTTAGCAACCTCGCCCGCCACCTTGCCGGTGTACTCAATCACTTTTTCCTGGCTTCCAGCGCCTTGACGCGCTTCTCCAAAGCATCGAGCCGCTCGTCCGGCGATATATACACCGGCAGCGGCGGCGGATCCGACAGCGTGTTGGTCTTCGGATCGTAGGTCTTGCCGCCGAAATCCTTCTGCGGATCGTCGCCGGTGTAGCCGGTAATCTCGATCACCCGCTGATTGATCGAGTGGATCGCGGTCGGATCGTAGGTGGCGGCGCCGACGATACTCCGATTGAAATGTGGGTGGTGGTAAATGTTGCAGACCACGCTGCCAGGCTTGAAGTTCGGCACCGGCTTCGGCCTGTCATCGACCAGCAACGCGCCGGTGGTCGGGTGATAGGTCGACGGTTTCGGCGGCTGCATCAGTAGGAAGTTGGGCCGGACGTAGTCGTACCAATCAACCAGGTCGGCCTGGCGCCTGGCATAGACGGCGCCGCGCGGCGCATCCTTCTGCGGCTGCACCGGCTGGTATTTGACCCACACGCCGTGGTCGATGATTTCCATGGTCATGCCGCTTCCGATGCGTAGTAGCCGCCAGCGGTCTTAACCTGCAGCACACGGTAACGCTGCGTTAAAAAAGAGCCGCCGAAACCGCTCGGAATAGCGCCGCTGCCGCCGGTTTGGCAGGCGGTCGGGCCAAACGGTTCAGTCAGTCCCTCGTCGCTGCTGTGGACATAATCGCCGACATAAACCAGGCGGGTCTGAATCAGCGGCTCGCCGTCGCGGGTGGTAAAAAACCGATAGGCGATGCCCTCACCGTGCGACCAGCCGCCCATATAGAACTGGCCGTCAGTCGCCATGCCGAAGTTGCAGGCGAAGTAGCCGGCGCAGTGGAACGCCATGGTCGGATAAGGCGGACCTTGCAGCATGACGCTGGAGGGTGTCGCCGAGGCGAAATAGACGCTGTTGTTGAAGAAAGTGTGATTGGTGTTGCTGGGATGGGAAGATCCGCCGTTAGCCGACAACGTACCGCTGAAAGTGGCAACGCCTGCACTGAGGCCGGCGCCGACCACCAGGCCGCCGTTCGGCATCTGATAGTTGGTGCCATCAAAGCCGACATAATGGGCCTGGTTGCTGCCGAGGAAGGCGTAGCCGACATTTGCGCTGCGGTAGGCGTAAAAGTCGGCAGCGACCTTCAAATCGCCAATCATGGTATCGCCGGTCTTGCTAACCTTGCCGGCGGCGGTCGTGGCGACAGCGGCGTCAGCTGCGTCGACGTAGTCCTTGCGCACGGCATTGGCCGCGGCCGGCGACGTCGGCAACGATAAATGCCCAGTCATAGTCGAACCGGCCTTGGCGACCTTCTCGGCTTCCAGCTCGGCGATCGCCGCCTGCACGTTGGTGGCAGCGATATCGCCAGTCGGTACCGACGGCACCAGGTTGGCGGCCGGCGGCGGCGGCGCGGAATCGTCGACGTATTTCTTGGTAGCGGCTTCCAGGTTGGTGGTCGGCGGTCCGGCCAGGGTAAGCGGCCCACTCAGAGTGCCGCCGGTCAGGAGCAGGTAGCCACTGCCCGGCGCCTGCGTGGCCATGCGCCACTGCGTCGGATTGAACGAGCCCGGCTGGACGACATTGAGCGCAACATAAAGAGCGTCCTGGTAGACGACAAAGTCATTGAGCAAATACTGCGCTTTCGGGTCGAAGTAGCGCACCGCGATCAAGGCCAGCGGCAGCCCCTCGGGGTCGCCAACCGCGATCTGCCGGGTCGACGTATTGACGATGATTTCGCCCTTCTCGATCGGATGCGGGAACACCACGGTCGGATCGCTGTCGCGGCGGTGGCGGTAGTGTGAAGTCATCGCATCCCCCTAGATCCGCTTCCAGACGCCGCCATCCTTGACGAAACTGGCGATCGGCAGCGTCCAGGTGCCGCCGACCTTAACGTAGGTCGTGGTTTCCTTCCACACGCCGCCGGTCTTCACCCAGGTCTTGCCGACCGGCACGCCGACGGCAAAAACCGGCGTGATCGGCTGGCCGGCGATCGGCACCACACCGGCCGTCAGGATTTCCTTGCGGGCAAACACATCAGTCAGCGCCAGCCCAACCAGTGGCACGGCAGCCGGACTGATTATCTCGGTGTAGTTAATGCCGCCGGCCGAGAAGATCGGCGTGATAGTGAGGCCGCCGATCGGCAACGCGCCAGCCGTCAGCGTGTCGGTGTATTTCTTGCTGAAGACCGGCGTGACGGTCGAGCCGACGATCGGCACTGCGCTTGGCGCGATCGTGTCGGTGTATTTCTTACTGAACGCCGGCGTGACGGTCTGCCCAGTGATCGGTACCGCACTCGGCGTGAGCGTGTCGCTGCGGGCGTAGACATCAGCAGCCGCGGCGCCGACGATCGGCACGCTGCTGGGCGCAATCGTATCGCTGCGGGCGTAAACATCGGCGACAGCTGCGCCGGCAACCGGCACGGCGGCCGCGGTGATCGTATCAGTGTAATTGATGCCGGTGGTAGCGCCCTCACCCATCCATGACTTGAAACCGGATGGAACAGGGAAAACTAACGCGGCAAGCTCAGTGCGGATTGTTACTTCTGTAGGACCGATAAAACTGTTTGCCTGTAGGGCCTGAATACTGTAGCCGCTGGAAGTGATACCGCCGCTGTTGGTTGCCGGATCGTCGGTCGAAACGCCGTTCCAGTAACCGTTATTAAGCCGCAGCCATACTTTGTTGTTGAGTGTGTCGGTGGCAACGCAGACCGTGTCTCCATCGACAATTGCAGCTGTGCCAAGTCCGGTCGCGCCGCCAAAGGCGTAGATTGTGCCGTTCTGGTAGAGAGAAATAGCGAAGCCATAATCATTCGCAATCAATGCGGGCGGCGGCCCCCTGGAAACACCAGCCATGACACCACTGGCCTGGACACACAGAAACTCGCCGTAATATTTCTCGTCGTCGGCAACATCATGCAGCGTCGTAGATCGGACACCATCGCCAGCGGTCAGTGTTGCCGTCTTGTCGGCATTTGACAGCGTTACGCCTGCGGTCTTGTCGTTGACGTTCCACGCATTGGCAATACTGGTAGCAGCGCCGGCATAGACCGGATTGATCGTTGCGCCGACGATCGGCAGCGTGCTGGTAGTGATAGTGTCGGTGTAATTGATAGGACCGGCGACATAGACCGGAGTGATCGTTGCGCCGACGATCGGCAGCGCACTAGCAGTGATCGTGTCGGTATAATTGATACCGGCGGCTGGTGCCGCCGACCGGACTTCGATGATCTCGACAAACGACGGGACGTTGGCGAAGAACGGCGCGTAGCCGGTCTTGTCGACCAGTGCCGCCTCGGCCACACCGTTCTTGTAGTAAAGCGAGCCGCCCAAGGCCGGTGCAGCGCCGTAGTGGATGTCGACCGTGCCGCCGGGAGGAAATTGAGCCGAAACAGCGTAGTTCTTGGTGTTGTCCCAGTCATCCGGCAACGGCACCCAGTCGGACAGCACATAGCCGGTAACGCCATCGAACGTCAGCGTGTCGCTGCCGCCAAACATGAGACGAGCTGGCGTGCCAGCCTTGAAATCATAGGCATCGCCGGATGCCGCCGCCTGATTGATGTAGCAGACAGCCGTCTGTCCAGCGGCTGTCGTGGGATGGAAGTACAGTCCGACACGCACCTCCGAGCCGGTGCCGGCGCGCAGATTGGCGGCGAGATGCGTGGTGACGAACGTGTAGTTCTGCCAGCCAGCGTTGATGCTGGACATAGTGTACGCGCCATAAACAGCCTTGATGTTGTCGGGCAAGACAACCCAGTCGCTGTAGGCGACGGCACCGTTGCTCAGCGTGATGTTGGCAACGCCACTCCACTTTAATTGGACCGGCGTGAATGTCGTGCTGCCAAGGTATGGCGAATTAGGATCGTTGGTGCCGTTCCAGATGCCGACAGAGGCGGTGGTTATGATGACGGACGAAGCCGACGGCGCTTCCAGGCGAACGCGAACCTCGCGTGTGGCACCAGAGCCTCTGATCTGGATCTCGTTGACGAAGGCACTGTAGCCATCGATCTTGGCGCTGCCCTCGTGTGCATGATTGTACTGAGAAACTGGCGGCCCGGTGTAGGCCACCAGCGCCCCACTGCCGGGACCGCTGATGGTTCCCTGGCCGGTGGTCAGGCGCAGATCGGATGGCGAACCGAGGTCGGTGACGACAACAAGATGCGTGGCATCCGCCATGCTGGTGACAGGCACCACAGAGCGCATGGCGTAACCGCCCCAGCCGGCACTATCGCTGGTGGACGCGACTGAGTAGATCGTCGTTTCGGTTAACGACCCGCCATAAACTGGCGTGATGCTCGATCCGGTGATCGGCACGCTGCCTGGCGTGATCGTATCGGTATATGCATGTGTTTCATGCAACGGTGTGATCGTTGCGCCGGCGATCGGCACGCTGCTCGGCGTGATGGTGTCGGTATAAGCGACGAACGGAACGAAGTTGGGCGTGACGATCGCGCCGGCGCTCTCGATGTAAAACACCGCATCGGCGTTGTTGCTGCCGGATGTGCCAATGATGCTCCACTCGCACATCACCCACAGGTATTCGTTGGTGAGCGTGACGGTGGCGCCGGGCGTCCACGTCACGGTCGACACGCCGGACGCCGTGGTAGTCAGCGCGGCGGTGGTGGTGCCGGCCACCGACGAACCCATAATGCCAGCTATTCCGGTCGAACCGTCAGCAGACGCAGACCTGTAAAGTCTGACCCGCATCTGCCCGGTCTGCGACGAGGCGGCAGACACCGCGCGCATGCGAAACGTGAATGTCCAATTGGTATTGGCAAATACGCCGGTAAGCGGCGATTCACTACGGAAGCAACCATTTGCCGAAAACGAAGTCAGCGCATCGCCAGCAGCAAACGTGTTTGATGCACGCTTGGACCCGGCAATCATCAACGACATGTTGGTGGCGGCCAGCTTGGCCACGGTCCAGCCGGTGGTGGTGATGCCGGTCGCCGGAGCTGTGCCGCCGTCTTGCAGGCTCAGTGATGTCGATGAGCCACTCGGCGCCGCGTTCTTGAAGTAGAAGGTCTTAGTTGCCATCGCTCACCCACACGAAGGTGTAGGTGCAGCGTGAATACTCCTGAACATGCTCAGGGCTAGTCGGCCACACGTTGCAGCCGCCGCGGTAGTACGGATGCCCATCGTGTCCATTGCAGTGACCATGCCCCTCGATCGTGCGATAGAGCGCGCAGTAGCCTTGCACCGGCGGCGGCCCCAGCTCGCCGTCGAACGGATCTCTGCCGCGGCAGCAGTCGCCGCACTGGCAGCACTCGCCGTTGCGGACCCAGGTCATGGCGGGCGAAACCGCCCCTTCCGGGCCAGGTTCAGCAGCTCTTTAGCCAGCGCCTGCGCCTGATCCGGCGTGAAGTTGACCACCAGCGAGCCGTTGGTCCGCACTTCGGCGCCGGTAACGCCGATCTTGATGTTGTCCTTGATGCAGCCAAGCACCTGCAGCTGGAGCATGCTGACGGTGTGACCCGCCAGGATGAACGGCCGCTGCTTCAGATCGGTGACGTAGTCGACCATGTCAGTTGATGGTGAATAACGCCCCTTGCGGGATCGTATAAGTGTCGGTGATCGCCATGGTGATGCCGGAGCCGTGATTAATCCAGCCGATCACCGGATTGAGCGGCGTGGTCGGCGTGTCGTTCCACCAAATCGCATATTGGAACGTCGGAATGGCGCCGGTCGCGACCCACTGCACCGAGCCGGCCGGACCGGCGCCGGTGTGCGACACGGTGGTGACCTGACCGGAGCGGGTAAACGACATCGTCGTCGCCATGCCAACGCCGTCGGCGGCCTGGGTGTAGCCGTTGCCGCCGGCAATCTGCGTCGGCGACACGTTCGACAGCAGAAACGACCCGGTGAGCGATGGCGCGGTATTGGTCAACAGCAGCCGGAACTGGTCGCTGTTGAAATCATGCACTTTGTTGGCAATATCCTCACTCAAACAGTCCGGCTCGATGAAGGTGGCCATTTGCAGTCTCCTAGTTACGGGGCAACTTGATACCAAACATCGCCATCGGCGCCGCCGCTCGGCGGCGAGGTCGAAACTGTCGCCTTGGGCGCCTTGGTGTCGACGTAGGCTTTGGTCGGCACCTGGTCGGCGTCAACGATCGCGACCGGATTGGTGAGCTTAACCTTGCCGCTACTGGCGATGCGCAGTCGCTCGATGCCGCCGGCAGATGCCCCTGTGTAGAATGACAACGCAGTAGGTAGCGAATTGGCACTTGGCGCACTATCGACTATGGCGCCAACGCCAGCACTCTGCGGCCAATCGTAGACACCATCCACCACTGGCGAAGCTTCGCCGCCAAACCCAAGCCAGCCGATCCAATCATTGAGCTGAAGCGGAACTGAACCGCCGTCGAGTGTGCCACGCGCACGGTTAAGGATGAAGTTTGCACTGGCATTTGGAGCGTTGTCGTAGCGGTCTAATTCAAACACTCCTCCTGGGCCATAAACGTAAAGCTCCATTCCAGTGATGTTGTTTACATCGAACGGAATATAGCTTTCGCTAGCGATGTACAGCGGCCCGGTCAGCGTGCCGCCGGTCAGCGGCAGATAGACGCCGGCGCCGGCTGCCGTGAAGTTCGCCGGGTTGAACCCGGCCGGGCCGTGCGCCGCGGTGCATTTGTAGATGGTGCCGGAATAGACCACATGGTCGCCGGCCGCGTAGATGCCGCGGGCATCAAAGTAGCGCACGGCGATCAATGGCAGGGGCAGGCCAACGCTGCCGGCGTTGGCATCGCCGGCGGCAAGCTGGCGATTGGCAGTGTTGACCGAAAGCTCGCCCGGCTCGAGCATCGGAAACGGATTGGACGGATTGGCGCTGCGCCTATGGCGGTACTGCTTCATTCATGGCTCCCTCCTCAAGTCAGAGCCTGGTAAAAGTCAGTCTAACGTTTGCGACTGCGCGCCGCGCTCTCGGTGAAAGTAAAATCCAGCGTGTTGCTCTTCATGCTGCCGGTGCGAACGCCGACCGGACAGGTGGCGGCGACCGCGAATATGCTCGGTTTGACGCCGGTGGTGATTTCGGTGGAACTCCTAAACTTGGTCGGCTCGTCGTGGCCGTTGAAGACGATCTTGGTCACTTCGGTGAAATTCTCGCCGCTGACGACCAGCTCCAGGTCACCCTCGCCGCAAACCGCGGTGTCCGGCTCGAGCAGCTCAATGGTCGGCGGCTTCGCCTCGCTGAAAACGATATTGTCGGCGGCGCCGCCGGTGATGTCGACCTTGCCGGGACCGGACACGGTCAGAACCTGGTGCTCGCCGATGTGATGGATCGTCATTGGGTATCCCTTTCAGAATGTGCCGCCGTCGAGCTTATCCCATATCCCGTTAGTGCGAACATACGCTTCACCGTCGAGCGGCGCCTCGGCTATTCCGCCGGCACTGCTGGCGGCGAACTGCGAAGCGATGCGCTTGTTGGCGGTCGGCGCCGCGGTAGTCTGAATGGCATTGCCGATCGCCGCCGGGTCGACGTTGGGTACCCAAAGCGCAACTCGCAGATTTTGGCTCATGGCGGTAGCACCACAGGAATATGCGGCCGGAACCAGACTGCCCAGAACCTGGAATCGGCCGGCGGCGCCACGGTCATCGCCAGGGTCGCGTCAATGCCGGTGAAATCAACGCCGGGCTCCTGCACAACACCATCCAGACTGACGATCAGCTGCGCGCTGTTGCCGATCGTGGTCGCGACCGCCGGCGGGCCGACGGTCGGATCGATGTAGCTCAGAGTGAAGATCTTGGTGGTGCCATCTGGTGTGAGCGGCTGCACTTTGAAGGCGTCGACCTTGGCGGAATTGATTTGGTCGGGCGGGATCATCAAATCCCACTGCACCACGGCGCCGGCGCCAGGCGCCTCGACCATGGTCATGCTATCGGCCGTCGGGTTGGTGGTGTAGTCGACGGTCGGCACCAGCCGCACGCCGTTCAAGTAAACGTCATGCCCCTCATTGGTAAAAAGCGGCGCGCGACCGCTGCTATCCATGCCGGAGAAGGTGACCTGGCCGGCGGTCGCGACGTAGACGTAACGCGCACGGAAACCTGGCGCGACGGTGATGCCGGGCTCCTGCCAGGAGGTGCCGTTCCAGATCATGATCGAGTTTTTTGCGGTGTCGTAGTAGAAACTGCCGACCGCTAACGGATCCGGCACGGTTTCGCCGGTGTTGGGGTTGGTTTCGCCAGGAACCGGCGGCACCGACCACGGCCCGAGGTAGTAAAAACCGATATTGCCGACCAATTGCTGGCAATAAATGGCCCACCACTTGGCCGACCACAAACCACCGACGCCACCCATGCCGGAAACCGGCTGGTAGAACAGTCCTTGCGGAAATGCCGAGGCATTTATGAAATCCAGCGCGTGGCTGTTATCGACAACAGGTCCGGCTAGATACTCTGCCCATTGAAGCGCCTCATCTTTGGCGGCAATGGCGTTGTCGGACTGCGCATGTGAGTAATTTGCCGAATTTTCCGAGGCAATCGCCGCGGATTCGGCCCGATCGGCGGAATTTTCCGCGTCAGAGGCGGAATCCAGCGCGTTGACGTTGCCGTGACTGATCGCGCTGAGCATTTGCGCCGCGCTGACGGCCGCCGCTTCAGCATCGGTGGCGCGCAAATCGGTCTCGCGACCGCTTTTGATGACAATCTGGATGGCGTCGGCGGCTTTTTCCGCTGCAGCGGCAATGCGGCGCTCGGTTTCGTCGATTTCGGCGCGATCGAGCTTCCATTCCGGCGTCAGTTGCTCCTGGCCGACGCTGTTATTGACCAGTTTGCCGTCGTCGCGGCGAATATCCGCAAGTGCTTGCTGGGTGGACTGGATTGCTTCGACTAGATTGTGGATCTGCGCGTCGAGCAGGTCGGCCTGGATCTGGCCGCGCGGGCGGTCGGAGAATAAAATCTTCTGCTGCGGCCGCACGATCGCTGGCATGGCGCGTTTTCCGTTGCGGACAGGCTGCAGTTTATCGCATTGAACCGGAAAAGGGGAAGCAACATGATCTCAGCTGAAGCACTCGCTGCGTTATCCGGCCTGGAACACGGCGCGCACTACAACACGCTGCACTCGATCGCCCGCGAATTGATCGAGGCCGGCTATGCCTGCGAGGATTGGGGCCAGCTCAACATGACCGAGGCCGGGCGGGTCTATCTGCGGCGGGGTAAATTCAACATCAGGATCACTGGCGATGAGCATGTGTCAGACATGTCGGTCACGCACATGCGGATCCCCGATGCGCCGATCGATCGCAGACCGTCGAAATTCTGGAAGAACCGCGCTGGCGATTTCGAACAGCCGCACCGCACCCGCGGCGACTTCGATCCGACGGTCGCGCTCGACACCACCACGGTTGCAACGAGGCCGCTCGAGCTGGTGCAAGAGGCGCCGGCCGAGCCGCTGCCGGCCGCGACCGATCGCATGCAGGAGATGTTGCGCGCGGCCGGTGTGGCGTCGGGCATCACTGGCGTGTGGCCGGACGAAAGATGGGTGCTCGAGTTCGTGAAGGCGCTAGATAATCCGGCTCCGTAGCAGCCCCAACTAACAAAAAATTTGCCACGCAGCATTGCGGCTGCCGGCGCCCGAGCGACTCGGCCCCGCCGGGGGGCGGTTAGCAGTAGGTCATTGGTATTACTACGCTTTCGCCGCTTGATTGACCGCGGCGCGCGCGGCGCGCGGCCTACCATCTATCTGTGTATCAGATGCTATCGGCCAGCTAACGTATTGATTTTATTAGCTTTCGGTTTTTCCGCCAGCACCATTGGGATGCAGTTGGGATGCTATTCGCCCAATTGCGCTAGCGCCGCGTCGAGCTCGGCTGCGGTCATGTCAGCGCCGCGGCGCCGCGATTGGCCGCTGTCATCAGTAAAGAATTGTAGCAACGTGCGGCCAGCTGATGCTTTCGCGGCCGCGCTAGCTGATTCATCTTTAAGCACGCTTAGCAGAGCTTCGCGGACTATTGTCCTTAGAGTGGCTTGATTGTTTGAATCGTCGCTTGGCTTGTTGGCTTGCTCGATTAACCGCGGTTTCATTGGCATTGCGCTTTGCTTCCCAATTGCGCCTTTGCGCTTGCATCATATTCCCACCATGCCAGCGACAACATGGAACGCCACGCATTGCTAGCTGGCCACACGGGCGCCCGCTATGGCGCGCGATCGCCACACACCGCATGCGATTCGCATAATTGGGCTGTATCGCGTGCTTGCGCATTGCTGCTTTCCAAGCCGCGTTTCCCCATTGCGGCTTGCGCTTTAAATTATTTTTCAAATTATTTGTGTTTTGCTCTTGCATTATGTCCCGATCGGGATATGTTGCTAATCACTGAAACGAACCTAACAGGAAACGCCAACATGCTGATTAAAGACGCGATCGCGATCGCCGGACCATTAGGCTACCCATCAAAAATGCCCGGCACAAGCTATGGCATCAGCGCCAAAGCTTGCATCACCGGCGCCAAATTGAATCTAGTTGAGGGTTCAACATGCCATGGATGCTATGCGCTTAAAGGCAATTACATCTATCCAAGCGTAAAGATGGCGCACGAAAAGCGTATCGCCGGCATTGCTCATGAGCAATGGGTTAACGCAATGGTGGTGCTGCTAAAGGCTGCACACAAGCCACGCAAAGTAGGTTTGCCGTTGTCGGCCCATCATCGCTGGCATGATAGTGGCGACTTGCAATCAGAGACTCATCTGGCCCGCATTTGTGAAGTAGCAGCACAGACTCCAGAATTGTCACACTGGCTTCCCACGCGCGAAATTGGAATCCTGTCCCGTTTCATCAAAAACGGCGGCAAGGTTCCGGCGAATCTGACAATTCGCGTTAGTGCAACAATGGTGGATGGCGCCGCAACAAAGGCGTGGCCGATTACATCCACAGTGCATCAGCACGAAACCGCGCGCGGTCACGTATGCCCGGCGCCCGAGCAGGATAACAATTGCGGCGCATGCCGTGCATGCTGGTCACAGGATATCCCTAACGTTTCCTACCATAAGCATTGATTGCAGTGCATGCCGCGCGGACTAATCCGCGCGGCATGAGCGGCCATCATGCCGAAAACAGAAAAGGATCGAACATGAAAACGCCAACACCTATCGACGCGCTAGAAGTGCGCATTGCGGCCAATATTACATCCAGCCGTGAATTAAACCACGGCCGCGTGCAGTGGTTTATTGAGGCAAAGGGCTTTGCCCATGCCGGACATGGTGCCACCGCGGCCGCGGCCGCGCACGATTTTCTAATCCGTAATCACCTGGAATCGGAGGGTTAAATGCGCACAATCAAAATCGCACAAGCTTTCCCGCATTGGGCAGCATCGTTCGAACCCGGAAACCCATGGACAATGCCGGCGGAAGGCTACCTGCCGTTACCCTATGCGGTGTTCAAAACCTCATGGCCACAGCTGCAGAAAAAGCTAGCCAAACAATACCCGGGCTGTGTGCTCGAGCCCATGGCCAAGTAACTGGCGATTTTTTCCGAAAACATGAAAGGACAGAATATGAAACGCACCCCACGGCCAGGCACCAAAGCTTGGAAAGTGTTTATTGCGAACGCCATGGCCAAGGCGCCGGCCAATCGCACGCCGCAGGAAGTGGTAGCGATACGTAAGGAAACCACAGGCAGCGTAATGCTAACTGAGGTCGACCGCTTTGCCGCGGCACGCGAACTAGGTAAACGCGCGGCCGCAGTAGGCTACCCCGCAACCGATAATCCATTCGCCACGCCGGCCATGCAAGCCGCATGGGAAACCGCACGTCTTGAAGCCCTGAAAGGCAACTAACATGAAACTAAAACAACCGCCGGCCATTCGCTACATAGTCCGCGACAAGGCCACCCAAGGCTGCGACTTCCTGATGTGGGGCGACAATGACCCCGCCGCGGCAAAATACACCCTGGACCAGGCCCTGGCCGATAGCCTCGACGTCGAGCTGGTCACCATGCCAGCCGACGATATGGACGAGCACACGCGGCGCCTAATCGAAGGCGAGCAACCCTGGATGATTCGCTACTTCAACGCCGATGATGTGCCGGCGGACTGTCACCCTGATTTTTTCGCAACGCAATCCGCAGCATTAGCTGAAGCACCGCGGTTCATGGCCACCCTCAATTGGGCCACCCGGTTCGAGGTATACCGATCATGAGCCTGTCAGACACAGCCAAGGGCGCCCTCGCGGGCGCCTACGCTTCCCGCGGGCGTCACCGCGGCCAGCTGCTAGCCCGTTGCCCCAAATCGCACACGCTCGCAGCCGCGGCCTGGCAGGGTGCCATGCTGGTATGCAACCCGTATCAAGTATCGATCGGCGCCGTGTTGTTCATGACCGCAGAGCAGCGCGCCATACTCGAGGAGGTGCGCGCCCACTTCGAAACCCTGCCGCGCGAGTACCAGGTGCTCGCCCAGCGCGATCGCGAAGCCCTCGAACGGCTCGGAGTATGGTGATGGCTAAATATTGTAAATTGGCAGTGGACCGTGAAATTAGAAAAACCGACGCCACTGCGGACGAGGCCAGCAAAATCCACCGCCTATTATCCGGCCGGCATGAGCAAAGGCCGCAGCCGAAACCGCTGGCGGAAAAATCCGCCAGCAGGCCAGGGGGTAAAATCGGCCGGCGGGCTAAGCCCGCCATGTCCAAGGATAGGTTCCTGGCTGGGATTGCCGCGCTCGGCCACAACGTCAACACCGCCAACCAACTATTGGGCATTGGCCGGTCGACCATCTATCGGATGGCCAGCGGCCAGGCTGCAGTGCCACCCGTGATCGCCCGCCTGATGGACATGTACGAGCGGCACGGGATCCCGCCGGAGCACCAGCCATGAGCCTGCTCGGTATCATCCTCGGCGTAGTCAATTATGAGAACGCCGGCGGCATCGAGGCTGCCCTGTCTGCGGTCGCGGTCATAGTCTTGATTGCACTCTGCCGCACGGAAGGGGGTTAGCCGGCCGGAGGCTATGGACCCTATGGACCCTAGTTGGGGGGGTAACAACAGATATATAAAAAGATGTTTTATATGAATCCTTTTAAATATAGGGTCCATAAGGTCCACACTTGGGCGTTATGCGTATGAAATCAATCGTTTACTTATGGCCCGGACTATGGCCCGGAAGGCTACTATGGACCCCTACTTTAGGGTCCATAGGATCATTTTCATAGTGTTTTGCCACATTTCACCCGTTGTGCCACCCCTATGGACCCTGAAATTCATTTTAGGGGTCCACACTATTCGGTATCGTTTTTGACTGCCCGCAGCACCGTCTGGATGTCGTCGATTGGACCCCATTTGGCTGCATGCTCACGCCGCCCGGTCTCGTTCAACGCATCGGCCGCGGCCGCCCGGCTGCGGAAGCAGTACAGGGTGTAGCGCCGCTTGCTGATCAGGATCTTCGCTTTACCCCTGCCGCTCGATAGTTTCACTGGCGTACAAAACGTGGCGAAGGCGCCGGCCAGCTGCCCCTGCCAGGTTGTGTCGCGCCGGCCGATCCGCTCGCCGTCGCCATTGACGTGCGTGTCGATCTCCCGCTCGAGCGCCGGCTTGGTGAACACCAACCCTCGCTCGTCATCCTCGGCGTAGTCGGTCAGCAGGTGCTCGACATCGTTGAGGGCGAGGTCGGCCATCTCGTCCTTTTCCTCGGTATGTAGTGGCCGGAACATATCGAACTGGGAGAGGTCGCTAGTCTGCTCCAGGTAGGTAGCCAGCGCAGCGATGTTGGCCGGCTTGTTCATCCACGCATCAAGCTTGTCGGCTTCCTCCTTGGTCATCGGCCGGCCGTTGCGCAGCACCGAGATCCGCCGATCGTTAGCGGGAATGGCCGCGGCATTGATGTGGTTGGTGAATACCATCAGCGAGTTGAACGACATCGCGTCGAACGCTTGCAGGCGTTTGACTTTGAACGTGCGCCGCCGCGGCGCCGGGTCGATACAGTTCTTCAGCGCCGTGTACACACTGCGCTTTTCGCCGGATCGATAGGCGGTCGGCGAGGTGTGCGCCTCGTCGACAATGGTCAGCACGCTGTATGCCTGCCAGTCCGTATACACCGCCTGCGACGAGGTGCCGGTGATGATGCTGAAGTCCTCGAACTTGCAGTAGGTCTCGCCCAGTAGCTTGGCGCATATCTTGCCAAACATGCCGCGGCCGACGCCGAAGGTGTCATTGGCCACATGCCACGGCGAGGTGCCGGGGATCTCCGGGTGCAGCCACTTATGTGCCAGCCAGTCCAGCTGCCAGTCGCGCTGTACAGCATCAGGCAGGAACCGATGCATGAAGTCCTCGAACGGCGCGATATCGCCAGTGCCGTCGTCGACATGGACCGGCCTGCGGTAGATATTCTTGAACACTTCGCCGTCTTCTATGTAGGTCGGGAAGTTCTTGTCCGGCCGCATCCGCACGCCGGCGATGCTCTCGCGCCGCGGATGCATCTGCCAGGCCGTAGTCGCCGAGATCTTCTTCGGCTTGCCACTCTGCTGCGGCTGCAGCTCAAACCAGGAGGCGTACTCGGTCTCGAACGCTTTGAGGCCCATGCTGCAGTAGGCGCTCGGCTCGTACAGCATGATCACCCGATCGGCCCGGGAATCAAAGCCGTGCGTCCGCACCAGCCACTCGATCTTGTCCTTGATCGGGTCGGTCTCTTTCGGCTTGGCCGGCATCGGCTTGGCAAACGTCACCATGATCACCCCTCCCAGGATTGCTTGAAGTCCTGCGCCACTTCGAACAGTTGCTGCTGCAGTTCGCGATCCTCTGCCGGCGACAGCGATTCCCAACGATGTGACACGCCGGTCTTGGTATCCCACAGTGTGAGCCCGGCGCCGCCGGAGTGATTGACCAGCACCCGATCGCGGGTCTTGGATGCCTTATCCCAGATGTTGGCGTAGCCTTTGATCCGCGTCACACCGGCGCGCTTCTCCAGCTCGGACAATTTGATATGTTCGCCATCTGACAGCACCATCACGTCATCTGGTTTGAGATCATACACCCGATCGCCGGGCAGATGCGCGTGCTCGGTTTTAATCTGCTCGAGCCCGAGGTCGACCATCACCTGCTCGCACTCGCCAATCATCGAAGGGATGTCGATCTCGGGAAACCATGGCAATGATTCCAGCGGCGCTTCGAGGATTGAGCGTCCCTGGTAGCCGTAGATACGACCTGGTGAGTGATAGCCATGTACCGCGACATACCGTTTGTCGTTGCCGGTGAAGTACTCGACCAGGTGCGGTTTCTCTTCCTTGGATTTAAACCGTGCTGTCCAGCGCCGCTTGCGGGCGGTAGCGCACTGGCCGATCAGCGCCAGTGTTGTGCTGCCGGAGGTCCGCCGCAGGCACTGCGCCATGAAGTCCGGCCAGCGTTGTGCCAGACAGCGCATCAGCGCCTGCCGCACATCCAAATCACGCACGTCGAGGTCGATGATGAAACAACTCGACCCAAACATGCGTATGCCGGCGGTTTTGCCGCTCCACCGCTCGATCGCGGCGTCGTCATTGGGTTGGCTAGGCCAGCCGCGGAATGGCCCGTCGCGGCCGCGCAGTGGGATCACATCATAGCCGTTGTCGCGGATTTTGCGCCATATCTTGCGGTATTCATGCGCTGGCTTCGGCTGCAGCGGTATCGCTTGCGCCGTCTGGCCGGGATGGTATTGATTGCTCACTGGTTTAGCTCCTCTGGGGTTGCACTGGTCACCTAGGGATGGGTGGGACTGCACTTAAGCCGGCAGGGTTTCGCCCCCTGCCGGCTATTTCATTTCAGCAACACGTCAATATCCGCTGAGTTCTTCACGATCGCAATCGCTACCCCTAGCTCGTTAAATCGCTCATGCCACAACATCTGGTGTGCCGCCGTGCGGCCGCCCCTAGGCCGCTTCACTTCGACGAATACCACGCGGCCGCCGGGCAGGGTCACCAGCCGATCGAAGAACCCGCGCCGCCCCAGCACAGTAACTTTAACGCATTCGCCACCAGCGGCCTCGACCCGCTCGCGCAGTTCGCGTTCGATTTTATTCTCTCTCACAGATAATTTGACAGCCATCGCGATCTATGCCCTGTTGTCTGCAGCAAACAGAACAGAGGATAACATGTCTCTTCACTCCAATATTGTCGGCGGCTCGACCGCTGACCGTTTATTGAATTGCCCCGGCAGCTTTCAGCTGCTGCAGCGGATCCCCGACCAGGCCGAGATGCCGAGCGAATATGCCGACTACGGCAGCGCCATGCATGCGGTCATGGATGGTTTGATGACGCTATATGCCGACGGCTTTCCGAGCATTGAGCATATGTTCGAAGATGCCGAGCACATGCTCGATAGTACCTTCTACGATCGTGTGCTCGAGCAGCACCACCTCGATGATTCGATCTTTCCGGCGATCGAGTCCTTGTATGAATTGATGAACGAATACGGTGGCGGATTCCATGTTGCCGCCAATGAGTTGCGGGTGAAATTCCCGGGCGTGCCGGGCGCTTTCGGCACCGCCGACCTGTTACTGGCGAGCAAGAAATTCGTGCTGATGGTCGACTGGAAATTCGGCGCCGGCGTGCCGGTCAAGGCGGTTTACAAGGACGAGCACGGCGAGCGGGTGAATCCGCAATTGTTGTTCTATTTCGCTGGCGCCATGGAGGAGCTGCCCTCCATGTTCAATAAGAAGCGGTACGCCGTGGCAGTGATCCAGCCGCGCACCACCGAGCGCCTGACGCATACCGTCATCACCCGTACCGAGATCGATATGTTCATTGAAGATATGGACTTAGCGATCATCGCCGCGCTCGGTAAAAACCCCAAGCTGCACGCCGGCGAGCACTGCCGTTGGTGTCCGGCCCGGCCGTGTTGCCCCGAGCACACCAAGCCGCTGTTTGATCTGGTCAACATGGAAATCATGCCGGCGCAGTTGACTGCTTCCGTAGTCGACGACGGTAACGCGGCCGCTTACGGTGAGTTTCTGGCTAAGGCCAAGTACCTGGCCGATCTGGCCGCCGAATATAAAAAGCAGGTGGATGAAGCAATCCACAGCTATTTGTCGAACGGCGGCACTGTGCCGGGTTGGAAGCTGAAGCAGAAGACCAAATTACGCCAGTGGATCGATAGCGACACCGTCGCCTTCAACTTGAAACGATTAGGTTTTGAGGAAGAAGATATCTGGCAGGACAAGCTGCAAACCTTCGGCCACGTCGACCGGGTTGCCAAGCGGCTCGGCGTCAAGATTCCCGACACATTGCGCGCCGCACCCGAGACCGACGAGACCGTGATCGCACCGGAGAGCGATCCGGCGCCGGCGATCGATCGCGCCAAGGCGACCCTCGAGTTCGCCGCGGCGCTCAAGCAATTGCGTCACGAACAAAATCCGTGACACAATACCTGGCCGGTTTTGGTATTTGCGCCGGTCACTAGAACTGAACCCGAAAGGACACGCGAAAATGAATGAGATTGCAAAACGTAACCTTGGTTCGACAGCACTGTCGCTGCCGGACGACCTCGCCGACCGGCTGCTAGCTGGCATTGAGGACAGCCAGGCCACCACCCTGGTAGCCGGCGGCGGCAAGGATCTGATCAAGCTCTCCAAGAACGACGGCACCTGGAATATCGGCCAGGCCGACGAGCCGATGCAGGTCGGCTCCAAGTGGTGGATCAATGTCGTATCGATCTGCCACGGCTTCATCTGCTGGTCCAATTACCAAGGCAGCCGCAAGAATGAGCGGCTCGGCGAGGTGATGGTGCCGATGTACGAGCCCAAGCCGCAGAAGCCCGGCCCGATCGAGGGCTTCCCGTTCCAGGAGCAGCGCAGCTTTGAAGCGGTGTGCTTGAACGGCGAGGATGAGGGTGCCGAGGTCCAGTTCAAGAACGGATCCGTTGGCACCATGAAGGGCTTTAAAAAGCTCGAGGATGCGGTCAAGGCCCAGCTCAGGACCGACCGTAAATTCCCCTGTCCGGTGATCCAATTCAAGTCGGAGAAATACAAGCACTCCGACTATGGCTGGATCTGGAACCCGGTGTTCGAGGTGGTCGACTGGGCCGACATGCAGGGCAACCTGAAGTCGGAAGGCGGGGCCGAGGCTCCGGCCGAGCCCGATGCGCCGAAGCCGGCGCCCGCGGCGGCCGCGGCCAAGCCCCGCACCAAGCCGGCGCTGGTTGAGGATGCCCCTACTGCCGAGGCTGCGCCTCGGCCGGCGCAGCGGCGCCGTCCGCCAGCGGCTTAATCGTTGCAACGGGGGGTGGCTGAAAACCACCCCCCGGTTTGTGGACACCTCTTCCCTTCCATCCCGGGGAATGCCCTGCCATGCCGCCGCGCACCTTCGATTCCGATAAAATCTGCTGGTTCGACTTCGAAACGAGGTCGGGCGAGGATCTCCAGAAAGCCGGCGCCACCCGCTACGCTTGCGATGATGATGCCGCGGCGATCATCCTGACCTACGCGATCGGCCACGGGCCGGTGCGGCTGATCACGGCGCCGCTTGCGGCGGACTGGGCCTTGTCCTGGCACCACCTGCCGCTGGATTTTACTGAGTTCTATTATCGGGTTGAGGCCAGTCCGGCGCACGGCACCTTTGCCGCGTTCAATGCCGGGTTTGACCGAAACGTATGGAATTTTGCGTTGCGCGATGCGCCGCAGCTGTTCCCCGACATGTGCATCGACCCCTCGGTGCAGGCCACCGCGGCCGGCCTGCCGCCGGACCTGGCCGGCGCCTGCAAGGCCAGCGGATCCACTGCCAAGGTCGAAGACGGTGGCATCTATATCAAGTTGTTCTGCATGCCGGATTCGACAGCTACGCCGCAGAGCCACCCGGCGGAATGGGCGGCGTTTTGCGCCTACGCGATCGGCGACATCGAGGCGATGCGCAGTCTGTTCCTGCGGACCCGGCAGCTGCCGCTGCGCGAATGGGAAGAATACTGGACCGCTGAAGCCATCAATGACCGCGGCATTGGCGTCGACATCAAGTTCGCCAGGAGGGCCGACCGGCTCGCCGGCACTGCCAAGACCCGCGCCGGCAACGAGCTGCGCGAGATCACCGGCGGCGCCGTCGCCACCGTCGGCCAGGTCAAGCAGCTGACCCAATGGCTGCTGCATCAGCTGCCGGACGAAGGCGTCGACATGCTGACCAAGCGGGAGGAAGAGGAGTCCGACGACGGCACCATCATCCGCCCGGCCAAGTACAGCCTGACCCGGTCGCGGATCGAGAAGCTGATCCCATACTGTCAGGCGATCGGCCACCACAAGGCGCTGCGCGCCCTCCAGATCCGTTTGTATGGCGGGTCGACCACACCGGCCAAGTATTCAAAGATTCTCGCTCAGGAGGTGAATGGCGCGGTTTTCGGCCAGTACGTTTTCAATGGTGCGCCGCAAACCGGCCGGTTCTCCTCCCGCGGCGTGCAGATCCAGAACCTGGCGCGGTCGTTCCTCACCTACGAGCACGAAGCGATCGAGGCGATCCTCAACGGCGCCGACTATGACGAGCTGGAGCGGCTCGGCGACGACACGCCTGTGGTGCGTAAATTGGCGTTGCTGATTCGGCCCACATTCGTTCCCCAGGGAACGAATCAGTTCGTGGTCAGCGACTTCGCACAGATTGAAGCGCGAATATTGCCCTGGCTGGCCGGTCCACAGTCCGAGGGCGCCCAGCGGCGGTTGAACATCTTTCGCGAGGTCGACGACAACCCCAAGCTGCCGGACCTCTACACCCGTACGGCGGGTGAAATCTCCGGCATCAAGCTACTCGGCGAGGTCACCAAGGCGCTGCGGCAGCGCGGCAAGGTCGCCGAGCTGGCGCTCGGCTTCGGCGGCGGCATCGGCGCGCTCGCTGCCATGGGTGCAAATTACGGGCTTTATCTGCCGCGGCGTGAGGCCAGAGACCTGGTTCAGGCGTGGCGTGAGGCCAACGGCTGGTGTGTCAGGTTCTGGGGCGCCCACACCGACGACGGCATCAGCAACGGCCTGTGGGGCGCCGCCAACCGGGCGTTGGATGAGCCCGGCATCGTCCAGACGGCCGGGCGGCTGGCCTACATCTACCTGCCGCAGATCCTCAAAGGCACGCTGTACTGCCAGTTGCCGTCCGGCCGCTGCCTGGCTTACCGCGGCATCAAGTACGAGAAGGTCAAGGAGCTGGATGACGACGATAACGTCATCGGCGAAACAACCCAGCTGCGGTTCTGGAAGGGTCATAGCCGGGCCAAGATTTGGCACGGCACGCTTTGTGAAAACGTCGTGCAGGCGACTGCCGCGGATATCCTGCGCGGCACGCTGGTGCGGCTCGAGCAGGCCGGCATGAACGTCAGGCTGCATTCCCATGACGAGGTGCTGATCGAGTGTGCTGAGGAGGATGTGCCGGGTGTGGCGAACTCGTTACGCTACATCATGCGCAAGGGCTTTCCTTGGACCGACGGCCTGCCGCTGATGTCGGAAGAGAACATCCAGTCCTACTATTCGAAGTGGGAGGGCAAGTGATGGTCGCCTCAACCAAAGTCCGGCCGCTGCCACCGGGGGTACGCACGCGGCTCGATAAGATGCTGTTGCTGCTTGGTTCCGACAATGACGGCGAGCGGGCGGCGGCGTCCGGCATGATCACCAACCTGCTGCGCGAGCACGGCCTGGACTGGCATGACATCGTCGGCTCGATCGGCCAGCCTGCGGCGGCGGCGGCGCCAAAGCCGCCGCCACGCAACCCAGTGCCGATGCCTGTCGGTCATGAAATAACTGCGGATGAACTCAAGCGGTTGGTGCATTTGATTTTACGTAGTCCTCTCAATAAGCGGGCGCGGGAGTTCCTGGCCGGCATGATGGACCGTGCCAACATCTACGACCTGGTTTTTTTATCCGACAAGCAATGGATTTGGCTGCGTGACTTAGCGCGGCGAGCGGGGGCGATATGAAGCATGTCATAGCACTATCTGGCGGCAAGGATTCCACCGCTATGGCGCTGCGGCTGAAGGAGCTGCACCCGCACACCGACTACACCTACGTCTGCACGCCGACCGGCGACGAGCTGCCGGAGATGTTCGAGCACTGGCGATCGCTCGGCGATCGCCTCGGCAAGAAGATTCTGCCGGTTATGCACAGCACTGGGCTTAAAGGTGTGATCCGCAAAGAGCAGATGCTGCCGAATTTCCGCGCCAGGTTCTGTACGCGGATCCTAAAGATCGAGCCGTACCGGCGCTGGCTGCAAGCTAACACGCCGTGCGTATCCTACGTCGGGCTCCGTGCCGACGAAGCGGGCCGGGCCGGCGGCGCCTACGCCGACATTGCCGGCGTCGAGATGCGCTTTCCTCTGCGCGAGTGGGGCTGGACCGAGCGGCATGTGTGGACGTACCTGGCTGATAACCAGGTACAGATCCCGCCGCGTACCGACTGTGCGCGTTGTTACCACCAGCGGATTGGCGAGTGGTGGCAGCTGTGGAAGGAATTTCCCGAGCTGTGGGCCGATGCCGAGGCCGATGAAGAGGAACTCAAGGCCACCTACCGCACGCCCGGCCGCGATACCTGGCCGACCGCATTGAAGGATCTACGCGCCGTATTCGAAGGCGGCCGGTTGCCACGCACGGTGAAGGACACTGCTGATGGCCTACGTAACGTCGGCGCCTGCCGGGTGTGTACGCTATGAGCACACAAGACGACGCTCCAGGCGAACGGGCGCGGGTCTACAGCAAGATCGCGCCGATCATCATGGAGTTCTACCGCGAGTACACCGGCGCGACATTCCACATGGAAGACCTGCGCCGCTATGTCATTAGCCGCGCCCCGGAGATTGCACCGGACAGTCCGAGTCGAATCCTGCGCGAGCTGCGACTGGAGAACCGGCTTAACTACGTGGTGCTGAGCCGGTACGAGTCGCTGTACCAGTTCCGACGCCGCGTCAAACCGCCTTTGGATGTGTGACATGCGTCAGAAATCGGAGATGCGGCCGTACCAGGACCGGATCGCCAGTGCGCTCTACGAGAACGATGAGAAGATCGCGGTCGCTCGGCCCGGCGGCGGCAAGACCGTTGCGGCGCTGACCGCGATCGGCGAGTTGATCCGCGACAAGCATATTCGCCACGCGCTGGTGATCGCGCCCAAGCGTGTGGCCCGCATGGTATGGCCGGACGAGATTGCGCTATGGGCGCATACCGCCGGGCTGTCTTACCAGGTGCTCACCGGCACGCCGCAGCAGCGGGCGATCGGCCTGGCCGAGGCACACGCTGGTCTCTACGACATCACCATCGTCGGCATCGACATTGTCGAGTGGCTGGTCGACACCCTGGTTAAGCTGCCGGACGATTCGCGGCTGTTCGATCTCTTGGTGATCGACGAGGTGTCCCGTCTGCGCAATCCCTCCGGTGTGCGCGCCCGGCGGCTACTCCGATACGCCAAGCGGTGGCGCATGGTTTGGGGTCTGACCGGCACCCTGCGGCCGTCCGGCGCCGAGGATCTGTTTATGCCGGCCACGGTGGTAACCCGCGCCAAGCTTTGGGGTAAGTCGTTCTACCGTTGGCGTAAGGATCGCTTCTACCCGCTTGATTACAATGGCTACACATGGGCGCCGCTGCCGGGTGCGGAGGAACGCATCAATGCCGAGCTGGCACCGCTTTGCGTCACCCTGCGCGACGACGAGCTGCCGCAGCTGCCGGAACTGTCGATCATCTTCGACCGGGTCGAGCTGCCGGCCGCCGCCCGCAAGCAGTACCAGGACATGGAGGAGAAGCTGATGCTGTGGGATGGCGGCGGCGAGGCTATCCTGGCTGCCTCGGCCGCGGTCGCTACTGGCAAGCTCGCGCAGATTGCCAACGGTTTCGTCTACGATGACGGTGTGACCCATCGGATCCACGGCGAGAAGGAGCAGTGGGCACAAGACATCATTGACGACGCGGACGGGTCGGTGCTGTTCATTTACGAATATCGCCAGGACTTGGAAATGCTGCGTGTGCTGCTCGGCCAGGATCTTCCTTACCTCGGTGACGGGGTCACCGACGCGGCATCTGATCATAATATCACCCAATGGAATGCGGGCATGCTGCCGTTCATGGCAATGCATCCCGCCAGTGGCGGACACGGATTGAATCTACAGCACGGCGGCTCAGACATGGCCTGGATCTGCCCGACCTGGTCTCCTGAACTGTGGGAGCAAACGATCGCTCGCCTGCATCGTTCCGGGCAGACTAAACCAGTCATCGTCCGTGTCTGTACGGCAGCGGACACAGTGGACCAGATGAAGATCGATCGGGTGTACCGGAAAATGACGGCGCAGCAGGCGTTCGAAGCCTACCTGCGGCGCCATCAAGTAGAGGGATTCGTCAACGCCTAGAGTGTAGCAGCCTTCTCTAGGCTGAGCACCAACTGGGCGCCGTCGTCGTCAAATTTGTTTTTGGTTAGGATCTCAACGATCTCTTCGTTGAGCCTGAATAGTTGATCGCGGTTGATGCGGTACCGGGTGTGGGTGTCGTCGGAAGTGATGTTGAGAACGACGGTGTTGCGTTGGGGTATGGTTAGATAGACGAAACGCACTGGCGGCATGGTGGGCCTCGTTATCCGTTTGGAGCGTGAAGTCACCACCATACTCTTCCATTAATCCCGTTCCAGTGCGCGCTGCGCAATCCCCATACTTTCATCAGCACTGACGTCATGCAAATTTGCAATTTCGCGCAGGGCTTCGCGCAGTTTCTCGTTCTTTTCCGCCAACCGCATAAGCTCGCGCAGGCCAATATTGAGCTGCCGTTCGATTTCAGTCAGCGCCGCGTACATCTCCTTCTCATGGGACATCGCGGTGCATCCACTTCAGTTCTGGACGGCCGGTCCATTTGTGGTCGAACACCAACCAGCAATAGTCCGACTTGCCGCCGCCCACCTTGCCGCCCGAGGTGATGACATGGCCGGGCGGCATCGACGGCCGCGGGGTCAGCAGCCACACGCTTTGTAGTGGTTTGTTATCTAGCCAGCGGGCGGCATTGAGCCGGGCGGTTGGCATGATCAGCGCCACCTTGTTGCGGGCGCGATCCAGCGCGTGCTTGGTAAACTCCTGGAACCTGTCGAACGGCGGGTTGCTGACGATATTGTTGGGCGTGGTGATGTGGTTTTGAAAAAAGTCCTGCACATCGCCGCGGCCGCGACGATCGATCATGTCGGCGCCGTGTGCCAGGTAGCCGGCCTTGATCGCGGAATCGATAATGCGGCCGAAGCCGCAGGCGGGATCGTAGATGTCACCGACAAAGTGCTCTTCTTCGAACAGCCGCTCGCTGACCCAGAACGGCTCGACGTAGTGCTCGTCGACGCGGGGATAGGCTTTGGCGCCGGCGGTGTGGGTCCACGGCTGGCTCATCGCACGTCCTCGTTCCACTTCCACTTACCCTTGACCCAGTGGCCGTTGACCGGATCCTCACACTCGACGGCGCGGACTTCGCGTGCCGAGGTCCAACGTTGTTCCAGGTCACGGGCGTAAGCCATTGCTTCGGCTTCGGTTTCGCAGCGCACCGCGTTGTCGTACCACTTCGGGTCGTTGTGGACGCGCACCTCCGGTTTCCAGGCCATCAGGCGCTCCCCTGGACGTCGTCCAGCAGTGCTGCCGCGTTGCGCGTCATCTCTTCGTCCACGTCCTTGAACATCTGGTTCATCACTGCGGACAGCTCGGCCATACCGATCTTGGCCGCCTGGTCGATGCTCATGAACGACTGCGCGGCGCCCATGAAGTAAGCTGACCGCATGGCGCTGATCTGGTCTTCACCGGATCCGGCTTCGCGCAGGCTGCCGGCGAACGCGGTCCATCCCGCTTTCAACGTTAGGTCCGGGTCCAGTTCACCTTTGATAACTTTGAAGATTTCAGCCATCGGCTTTCTCCAGCTGTTTGGCGCCGAGATCGGCGGCTAGCTCGTTCAATGCCGCGGTGGTTGGCGTCGGCGCCCGGTCCAGCTCGTTGACACTGGCGACAAAATCCTCGGCCCGGCGTGTCAGCAATCCGATATTAGCCATTTGCGTGGTCAGTTCGATCAGCATCTTATGTAGCCGCAGCGATTCGTGGCGGTAGCGATCGCGTTCTTCGACCATCATCTGCACCCGGTCATGCTCGCGGTTTAAATCAATACGCATCTGGCTGATGGTGTTCTGGGCGTTGATCAGGTCTTCGTGCATCTGCGTGACCTTGGCCAGCGCAGCCACGCGGTGGTCGTTCTCGACGTCGGGCAGCGGACGTGTCTGTTGCCGAGGTGCGTTCATGGTTTTCGCCTTTCTGTTGTGAAGCTGCTGCGCCGGGTAGATCACCCGGCGCAGCATGACCGCGGACGCATTACCTTTTCGCAGCCTTTTTCGGAGCTGTTCGCATAGGCCATAGATGGTCAGGTGCATCGTGGCCGATCTCTTTCAGTTCATCTTTGAGTAGCCGGTAAGTGTCTGCTGGGAATTGCTTTCCCGCTCGCCAGTTGTAGACGCCGTTCTCCGAAGTTCCGGTTAGCTCGGCCATCGCCTCGATGCCGCCGAGCGCGTCGATGATTTCAGATGTCGTTCGTAAGGTCGTCATATGGAATCAGTCCTATCTCAACATTTTTGAGGGTGCAAGCTTGTATCTCAAAATAGTTGAATTATAGTCGGGTACAATGGCCGACCCGGAAACCCAGCTGCGCGAGCTGATGATGGAGGATGCGAAGGTCTATCGCATCCGCAATCAGATCGCGGAGAAGACCGATCCGCAGGCCAATAAAAATAAAGCGTACAGGTCGAAGGCGAAGGCTAAGAAGGCTGTTAATGTTGAACCTGTCGACGAACACCCAACAGAGGAACCACCCCAATGAATAAATTGCTTGGCACCGCGTTCGCGGTGTCTCTCGCTACATTTGCACTGGCGCTGCCGGCGCAGGCTGCCACCCGTATCCTCGGCGGCCAGACTTGGACGATCGGCGGCACTGACCTGACACTCGGCGGCGTCCCGGCCGGCAATCAACCGCAGAACGCGCCCTGCGTCATCTGCGGCGCGAACCAACCAAACCAAACCAACGTCGACCAGAATTTTGGTTATACGGACTATGGCAACCAGGGGAATTTAACCTCTGAGACTTACTTTTCGTCCGGTATTCTCAGGGACACGGTGCTTGGTGCCGATACCATCTCGGCGGTCAACTACAGCGGCACACAGTTGATCAACCTGATCACTGCGTTGGGTGGCCAGCAGACGTTCAGCATCGGCATCGATCTGAACCAGGCTAGTGGGCAGGGGCCGCAGACGCTGGAGAGCTTCTTCTTCCTCGACCTGACCAGCAAGACGGTCCTGGCGTCGTTCCTGCCGGACATTAATGACGGCATTGCGCTCAATAGCATCAACAATGGCACGGGCTTTCCCGACTACCTATTAAACGGCCTGACCACTGCCGGGTTGGATCCCAACCATCAGTATGCGTTCTTTGCCCGCATGACCAACATCAATGACGGCCCTGACAGCTTCTTCATTGTGCCGGGTACTCAGGTGGCGGCGGTGCCGCTGCCGGCGGTCGGCGCCGGACTGCCCGCCCTGATCGCGGGGATGTTTGGCTTGGTTGGGCTGCATCGCCGTCGGAAGCAGCGGTTGTTGTCGGCTTGACCTTGCTGGCTCCGGCGGCGTGCATGTGAAGCGTCGCCGGGGTCGAGCTTCAAAAATGCAAAAAAATTTTGGGCGGTCTAAACGATGCTGTGGGTTTTGCTAATAGGATCGGTCTGGGCGATCACCGGCTACCCGAGCAAAGAGGCGTGCCTCGAGGCATCGCGGACATCCAACTTCAGCTACGTCACATGGTGCGTGCCGATGCAGAGCACCGGCACAGTGGTGTCTGGTCACCGTTAATTACCAACCGCCAGTACTGCCCATCGGCATCGAGAATCCGCCACCACCCATATCGAAGCCACCGCCGCCACCCCAGTCGAGGCCGGCGCCGATGTTGCCGCCACCCCAACCCCAGCCACCGAGAACCTGCGGTGAGATCGGTGACAACCCGCCGACCATGCCGCCGGACGCGGCTGTCTGATTGAGCAACGGACTCGAGTAGGTGCTGTTCTCAATGGGCGGCAGCACACCCGCCAAGGCTATGCTGCCGCCCTGGCTGCCGGGCGCGCCCGGTGCCACCGCGCCGGTCGGGATCGAACTTAATCCCGGCGGCGCAAGAGACAGCCCGCCGGCGGTACCACCGGCGGGCGTGGCGGGCTGCGCCGGAAGCACCGGCTGGGCATCAGCCGGTGGTGGGCTCGGATCCGGCGCAACCCGGCTTCCTTCATCGTTGTAGACATCGGTCAGGGCTTGGGCGATCTCCGGCGTCATCACCAGTTGCGGAGTTTGCGACGGTTCTGCGTAGCGCGCGTTCTTGCCGGTTGGCACACCCGGATCGGCGTCGATGTTGGTGTGTTGTTTAATGTCGTAGAAACCGGCGTCGTTAGCGAGGGCGTCTGTCCGGCCAAGCTTAGAACGATTTTGTCCGCCTTTTCTCTTGTATGGATCGCCCATATACGGATCGGATTCGGATTCAACATACATTCTGCGGTCATGAATGTTTGTCGACTCTGGCATCCGCGATGTGTCGATCGGTTTGAACGATCCGAGATGCTCGATAAATCCTGTGTTCTCTCGGTTGATGTATTCGGCCATTGCAGGATCGACATCAGGCAATGCGACAGCGCCACCTGAAGACGAGAAGTTCTGCGCCGGCAGTTCTGGCGCGTCGACCGCGGCGGTTGCGCCAGGTTTCTGGTCAGCAGCCGGTGTAACCTCCTCAGTGACGGCCGCTCCGGCGGCCGCCGCGGTCGGCTCTGGTGCCAGCCGCTTGCTGGCGCTGAAGTCGGTGGCACCCGAGGTGCCGAGGTCGAGGTCGCTGCGCTTGCCGACTGCCGCCGGCTTCGGCGCGCCCTCCTTCACCGCGGCGTCAAACTGCTGCTGGGTGATGCCCATCTTCGGCAGGTAGGGTTGCACGCCGGCGGCGATCTGGCTGCCGATGAACGGCGTGTTCATTGCCTCACGCAAGGTCTTGTTGCCGATGAAGTCCGGCACTTGACTGACCTTGCTCGGATCCCCCCGCTTGACCAGCTCGATCACCTTGGTGTCGAGCAGCGCGTGTGCCGGGTTGACCGCGGGAGCGGCTGGCGGCGCCGGCTTGGCGACCGGCGGCGGCGCAGGGGGCGCGGCTGCCGGAGGTTTGACCGGCGCCGCTGCTGCCGCAGCCGGGGTAGTAGGGGTAGGCACTACGGCCGCGGGAGGTGGAGCTTGGGCTGCTGGTGTCGCTGCCGGTTCTTCCGGCAGCAATGTTTCCGGTTCGGTCGCCGCGATTGCGGCAGCACCCGGCGGCGCACTTGGCGTGGGTGCCGCCGCCGGAGCCGCAGCCGGCGCAGGCTTCGCTTCAGCTTGCGGGGGCTGGGCGGGAGCCTGTGCCGGAGCTGTTTTTGGTGTCGCTGCTGGATCCTGTTTGCCGCCCCAGTCCTGGGCCGCGGTCGTTCCGGCGTTTGGATTCTTGTAATAGTTCGGATTGTCGAACGCCTGCGCTTCCTGGCCGCGGCGAATGGTCAGGCCGTGCAACGGCTTCTTGGCGCCGGATGCGTCGGTGACCTTGTCGTACTGGACGAAGATCTCTTTAGCCTGCTTCCAGTCGCCGGCCTTCACCGCGGCAGCCAGGCCGGTGTTGTTCAAGGCGGCGCCGCCGGTGTTGAAGCCGAGCGAGGCGAGCGAGTTGCGGATCGCCGGCGGGGTGTTGGGGTTGAGCGCATCGATCGTTGCCAGGTGCCGGCTCAGTTCGGCGTTCATCTCAGCCCTGGCGGTCGGCTCGTCGATGCTGGTGCGGCCCTTGGCGGCGGTGCCGTAGCCGATGTTGGTGGTGCCATAGTCGGCGAACGACTTCGGCGTGAAGTTCTCCTTCTTGGCCACCCACTCGGTCAGCTCCGGCGGCACGCCAGCGGCGTGCGGGCCTGTCGCGGATGTAGCGGATGTAGCGGATGCCGGGTTGGAGAACGATTGCCCTTTATAGCCAGGATTGATCTGGACGTGCGGCGCGTCACCCTTGACCGGGAAGTGGACGCCAAACTTGTCCTGGTTGCCGGCGTTCAACCACTGCCGGAACGGGCTGTCGGGCAGGTCGCCGGCGCTACCCTTCTGGTGCTGCGAGTGGCCGGCCTTGGCGGCGATGCCGCCGGTGCCGGCCTCGTACTTGTCGCGGTAGATCTGCTGCACGTCGGCGCCGCGGGAGAACTCGCCGTACTGCGCCCGCTTGCCGGGGTTCTCCTTCTCGAACGCCTCGCCAGCGGCACGCAGCCGGGCGGCCAGTTCGGGATCAATCCCCTGGTAGCTGCCGGCCGCGGTCAGCGGCGCGTCGACGATCTTGCCGTCCTTCAACACACTGTGGTGACCGCCACGCTCCTGTAAGAACTTGAGATCGGCTTGGTAGGTCGGGCCTTCGGCCGATCGCTCGACCGGCGCCCTGAGCCTGGCGCGGTTGGCGCCCGGCCCAGGCGGCCGCTCCGGCATGGCCGGCGGTGTCGGCGGCTTCACCTGCTGCTGTGCCTGCAGCTTCTGCTGCAGGGCCTTGTCCTTGGCGGCGCCGAAGCCGCCCGAGATCGTTTCACCGATGCTATCGTCACTCTGCATCGGCCGCTGCAGCGACGAGGTGACCTGGCCGACCAGCGGCTGCACCTGCAGCGGCTTGGTTTCGTCGACGTGGATGTCTTTCGCGCTCGGCCCCTTGAGTATGCGCTCGAGGAATTGGGTCATCTGGCTGGGCTGTGTGCCGGGTGGCACCACACCCAGGTTGACGCCGAGCGCGTGCAGCGCACGCGAAGTATCATCGCCGAGCAGCGGCTGCTTGCCGGCGATCATCGTCTGCTTGCTCTTCTCGCGCTCGAGCGCCTGTTCGTCCATGTAGGCCATTAGCGTCGTGGCCCCGCTAGTGGTGGTCCGCCCGGCCCGGATGCCGCCGCTGAGGCGGCGGTGATTGCTGCTGCCAGGTCAGCGATGGTGTAATCGCGCTGGAAGGGCTGGCCCTCCAGTGCATTGAGCGCGGTCGGCGACTGCATCATCCGGCCGCCGATCGCCCGCCGGATCGGCCCGAGCGAGTAGCCGGCGATCCGTCCGGCGGTGTTGCCGCCGGGTACGCCGGTCACGGCGCTGACCGCGCTGCCGATCTGGCCGCCGACCTCGCCGGCAGTCAAACCGCCGACGACGCCTTGACTGAGATTGCCCATGGTCTGGCCAAGCCCTCCTTGTCTGGTGGGTTGGTTCAGTGCCTGGGCGATCAGTGCCAGGCGGTCGACCCGGTCGCGCTGCGGGCCTGCTATCACATCCAGCGATTCGTCCGCTATGCCCCGGACCCGGGTGGCAAGCTGCCGCGGCCCCGGCGCGCCCTGGTTCGGGCTGTTGATAGTCTGGTTGCCGAGCAGGCGCAGGTAGTCACCGAAAGTCTGGTCGAGCGGCGACGGCCCCTGCCCGCGTGCGACCGGCTGGCTGGTGGCTTCCAGCATGCGCAGCCGGGTCGGATCCTGCTCACCCTGCTTGAGGTAGTTGTAGCCGGACGCGGCATTGGTACCGGCCCGCTCGGCTACGCCGGTGAGCTGCTCATGCGGTCCGCCCTCACCCATCGCGGCGGCGTAGCGTTCCTGGGTGCGATCGAACACGGCCGGCGGCACGCCCTGATTGACCGCGGTGCCGCGCATCTCGCGGGTAGCAGCGGCTTCGACATCGCCGGCGTAGCGGCTCGGGATCGGATCCATACCTTCGCCGGCGATCCGGGTGCCGCTGCGGAAGTCGCGCAATTGATTGTAGGTGCCACTGGTATCGAGGATGGCGCCGGTGACCGGGTCGCGTGGGAACCGCGCCTCGATCGCGTTGGCGCGGGTCTCCAGCGGCCGGGCGGTGATCGGATCGGTCTGACCTGCAGCCTGGCGCAGCGCGTCCAGCACCGGCTGCCAGTCGGCCACGGCGCCCGGCCCGACCGTCTGTGCCAGGGCTTCCTGCGGCGCCGCCACCCGGGTCCGCAGGTCGTCGGCGTTGGTCCTGGCGATGTCGCCTACCGCGGCGCCGATGTCGGCCGGCGCCGGCGTCGGATTGACCGAGCCTCTGGCGTCGGCCATGTCGTCCCAGGCGGCGCCGGTCTGGTCGCGGGCATTCATGCGGCGGTTCTGGGTGAAGGTAGACGCGCCGAAACGGTTGGCGTTGGCATTCTCCCGCATCCGTATGGTGTCGTTGCCGAGCGCGCTGGCCGGTAGTTGGACGCCCTCGACCCGCGCCGCCTGCGCAATCTGCGGTGCTTCCGGCCGGCCCATGCCGCGGTACTTCCAGTCGATGTAGCTGCGCGGCGCCTGGCCGGCGGCACTGGCGCCACCGCCGCCGAGGATCGCGCCGAATAGCGCGCTGGTCTCCGGGTCGACGCCGGCCGTCCGGCCGACCTTCTCGCCGATGTCGGCGCCATAGTGCGAGCCGACTGTCGGCGCCACTGTGGTAGTGCCGAGCCGGGTCAATGCGGCGCGCACCGCCGCCAGCGCGTTCGGCGCCGCGGCCACGCCGCGGGCGATCGCCGACGCGCCGCCGCCGAGCAGGGCGCTGGCGCCGCCTTCGAGCAGTTGCCGGATCGTGCTGGCATCGGCCGGCAGTGGCTCGGCGCCGACCGCGTTCAGCGCCATCGGCCCGAGGTAGGGGATCTTGGTCTCGGGAAAGATCCCGGCCCGGGATCCGGCATTGCCGACGGCGATCGCCAGGTCGGGTATGCCGGTCAGCGCGCCGCCGCCGATCCGCGCGGCGGTGTTGTAGGCGGAATAGGGATCGCTCGGCGTGGCTGGAGCTGCGGCCGGTGCCGGAGCGGGTGTCGGCTCCGCAGTCGGTGCCGATGCCGCGGTGCCGGCCGGCGGCGCTGGCGCGGCGCCGTCCCGCAGCTGCTTGTATTGATCGGTCTTGGCCTGGAACTCAGGCGTGCCTTTCAGGTGCTGATTCTCGGTGGCCCACTGCACCAGGCTTTCCAGGGTGTCGGCCATCACTGCACTCCGAATGCTTCGTTACCGCGTTGGACCACCGGCGGCACTGCCGGGGCGGCAGCGCCGCGCCGCGCGCCAGTGGCTGGTGTTGCGGTGGCGGCGGCTGGATCTACGGCCCGGCCCCGCTGCAGGATGGCTTCCTTGTCGAACGGATGCATCTCCGGCATCTTCGGCACCGCCACGTTCGGGTCGACGCCGCGGCTCTTCGACACCGTGTCGCGGAAGTGATCGGTGACCACGTTGCGGTTCTGCTCGTACTCCTTCATGCGGACGTAGCCCTGCTCGATCAGGTTGGCGCGGGTCTCCGCACTCATCATGCCCTGGTCGGTGAACAGCTTGGAGTACAGCGCCGCCATCTGCTGCGCCATGGTGCCGGCGCCCTGGGTCAATTTGATTTCGCCTTCGCGCACCACCGAGCCCGGGTCGAACAGCTTGGCGATCGCGTAGACGATCTGCAGATCGGTGGTGTTGTTGATCGGCCGGTTGGTGGCCTCGATCAGTGAGTTGTAGCTGGGTATTGCTGACAGGTAGTCTTTAACCTCCTGGGTCCGCATGACGCGGTCGGAGATGTCCAGCGGATCTCCTGCCAGGCTGCCGGTGACCCGTGACGCATTCGGATCGACCGGCGTCCCGGTGCCGGACGTCGACAGCATGCCACCGCGGCCGAGCAGGTCGACCACATGCGGCGGCATCTCCTGGGTGTGGACGTACTTCTCTTGCTTGACGCCGTTGGCTTCCTCGAGCACGCGCGAGGATGGGTAGGCGGTCGGCGCAAAGATCGCGATGTTCATGCGCTCGGCCTGGGTGAGATCGCGGCCGACGCTTTGCCGGGCGATCACTGCCAGCCGCTCGCGGGCGGTGGATTCATCCAGCTTCGGCGTAAGATCCGTAGGTCCGGTGGTGGCGAGCGTGTGACCTGGCGGCACTGCACCGTTGGGGCCAAACAGCGGCCGGTTGGTGCCAAGCTCGGTCTTGTTGTTGTTGGTGGTGACCCGTTGCCCGGTCGGCTGGCCGTCGATGCCGATCACCGCGAGCGTGTGCGCGGCCGGTACGCTTTTCTCTTCGCCGGTGCGGAACCGGCCGGTGGTCAGGAACTGCAAACGGTTCTGTTCGTCCTGATCGGTCGGCGCGCCGCTTAAACCGACGCGGGCCTTGGCATAGCCGCCAGGCAGGTCGCCGGCGCCCTGGTGCGCCTGCGCCCGGGCGGTCGCCTGGAAGAACGGCAGCTCGGCCTTGTAGCGTTCGGCCACCTTCGGATCGACGTACTTCTCCTGGTATGTGGTCGGCGGCAGGAAGGTCTCGCCCGGCAACGTGCTCGGGTCGGCCGGATTGACCGGCCCCTGCTGCTCGATCGGGATGTCGCGGGTGCTCTGTGGCGGCCCGGCAGTGGCAATTGCTGCAGCCGCGGTGTCGCCGGCGGCGACGGCGGCGTCGAACTTGGCTTTGTCCTCGGCCTGCTTCTGTCGCAGCGCGACGATGTGCTCGACCGTCAGCTTCTGGTCGAGCGCCGCCTTCGGCGCGCCAGTGATGCTCTTGGCTATGTTAGTGGCGAGACTGCCCCAGGATGGATCCTGCTGGTAGGTGAGAAATTCCGATCCCATGCTGCCCTCATACGCTCGTAGCTAGCGCGTTGCCGAGGCCGGTCCCGGCAACGCTGGCGCCGGCTTGCGCTAATCCCCCAGCTGCACCGCCGCTGTACTGTGAAATCTTTATCGGCTCGACTGCCTTGGCGACGTTGTAGGCGGACAACTGTCCGGCGCGCTCGTTGCCGGCCAGGCGGATGTCCTGGCCTGCAGCATTAAAAATGCTGTTGGCGCGGTTGGTTAGGCCATACTGCGAGCCGCCGTAGGACTGCACGTTGGCGAGGGCGGCGATACGTTTCCTCGCTTCGATCGCTGCCTGCTGGATATGCCCTTGAATGGCACTCTTCATCTCGTCGGAGCCGTTCTCCTGCCCGGAGAACATGGCAGAGGCGATCGCGTTGGGGTCGCCCTCGGCCTGGTTGGCGATGTCTTCCGGCGTCAGTGCCACCTTCAATCGATCGGCTTCGTTCTCCTGTGCCGCGGTCTGCTTCTTGGCGTCCAGCTCCTCGAGCGAGCCACTGCGCGCGGCCTCGGCATTGAGCCGCAGCTGCTCGTCGCGCTTCAGATATTCTTGGGATTGTCTTCGCTGGTAGGCGACCCACTGATCGTTGGCAGCATTTTGCTGCGAGGCCATGTCTTGCTGCTGCTGCATGTTGTACATCGACATGCCGATGCTGAAGCCAAGACCAATGATCGAGACGGGATCGCACATGGTTCAGCTCGGTTACGTTATGGTTCCAGATCCAGCCTCGCGGCCGGTCCGGGCGGCGAGTGCCTTGTTAGCCTGATACTCTCCGACCGCCGGCGCGACCGCCGAGCCCAGGCCGATGGCGATCGGCTTGAACATGTCGCCCAATGCGCCCGGGTTCGGCTGCTGCAATTGCGCGTTGCCGGCAGATGTCGCCGCGGTGTTGGCGGCGACGGTAGGGTCTTCGGTGGCGTACAGCTGGTTGTAGGCTTGCTGCTGCTGCGCCGCGATCGATTTGCGCAACTCAGCCGTATCAGTATCGGCCTTGGCCTTCAGCGCCGCCTCGTTGACGCCCTGCTGCTCGGTCAGCTTGTTCTGCACGAAGCCGGCGGCGCCGGAGCGTAACAACCCGGCGCGCGCCAGGTCCGCTTCGGAGGTGCGCTTGGCCTCGCCGTACTGCTTCTCCAGCTGCGGCAGTGTGTAGTCCAACCCGGCCTTGCGATACTTCTCATAGAAAGCATCGCCGAAGTTGTCGTTGCCAAAGATGCTATCGATCGCCGTCTTGCCCTGATTGAGCCGAGCCTGGCGCTCGTTCTCTTTGTCGCGAGCTTCCTGGGCGCGCTGCATCTCCAGCTGCACCATTTGATTGTTCGATGGTCCGCTTCCGCCTTTACCGCCCATGTGCTCACCTCATACTTGCGCGTTCGGATCGACCGGCGCCGTCTTGCTGTAGTCTGCCCAGAAGCCGGGCGGCGTCAGCACCGACTTGGCGACGATGTTGCCGGTGGAATCCTTGGTGGTCTCGGTGCCGGACACGCCCTCGGCCGGTGCGGTCGTGGTGTCTGGCTTCGAAGTGTCTTCCGCGGGCTTTGCCGTAGCGTCAGTGGCCGCTTTCTTGACGTTGATGTTCGACTGGTACCCAGTCATATCCAGCGGCGCCTTCTTGGCCAGCGTCTGCTGTGCCTCTTCCAAGGTTGCATTGCCCGACTTGTCGAGCGGTTCCTGGTAGTACTGCTGTCCACCGCCACCCTTGCCGCCCATGACTACTCCTACTTGCTTATGCTGAGACTGCCTTGTGTGTTCGACGCTTTCTGTTTGCCCTGCGCATCCCAATTCGACGGCGGCGCCAGCAGTGTCGCGGCCAGCTGGTCGCCGGTGGTGGTCTGCAGTTTGCTGCCGCTGCTGATCGGACTGCCGGCCGAGATCGCCGGCCCGAGTGGCGCGTTCGGGTCGACTGCCGGCGCGGCCGGTGCCGCCGGTGCGGCGGCTGCGGGCGCGACGATCGGCGGCGCCACTGGTGCCGGTGCCGGCTCTGGTGCGGGTGCGGCTACGGGCTCTGGCGTCGCCTCCGGCGCGGGCGGCGCGATCCAGTTCGGATCGGTTTCTTTGTTCCAGAAGCCGCCGTAACCGTCATATTCGGGCGGCAGGGCCGGGTTTCTGATGTATCCGCCGTAGCCGTCGTAGATCGTGTCCGGTTCGATCCGGTAGCCGCCGTAACCATCATAGACTGAATATGGCATGGCCCACCTATCTGGTTGTGCTGATGCTGCCAGGCGTGGTCGCCGGCCGCTGCGATTGATTTGCCCAAATCGACGGCGGTGGCAGCAGCGACCCAGCCAGGAGAGCGCCGGTGGATTGCGGCGGGCCGCCGCCAGGTTGCAGCTTGCTGACGATCGGACCGCCGGCCGGGATTGCCGGGCCGAGCGGCTCGACTGGCGCCGCGGCCGCGGGAGCGGCCGGTGCCACTGGCGGCGCCACCGGCGCCGGTGGCGGTGCCATCTGCGCCGGCGCCATCGGCAGGTTCAGTGGTGGCGGCGCCGCCGGTGCCGGTTCCGGTTCCGCTGCCCAGCCCGGTTCGGATCCCCAATGATAACCGCCGCCTATGTCGTTCCAAGGCATCAGAGCACCACCGTGAAAATCATGCCGACCGGCTCGCCACCGAAGTGCCGACCGATCATGTTCATCAGTGAGTTCTGCTCCGGCATACCGGAGCAGATTGGGAAGTTGATCACCTTGCAGCCGTCGCGGCGGGCCAAGGTGATGACCATGTCGACCAAGCGGCGGCCGAGGTCGGTGCGCTGGTACTTCGGGATGGTGTAGGTCTCGTCCATCACGCCCATCGGCTCGGAGAACACATCGAACACATGGTAGCTGCAGACGCCGACCAGCTTGTTGTTGTCCAGCGTATCGAGCGCGATGACGTACATGGCGAACTGGGTGCCGACCGCGTTCGCTAAGTAGCGTTCGGATTTCTCCCGGTGATACTTCAGGTGCTTGGCCCAGCCGGACAGCTCGAAGAACTCGCCGAGGAAGTCGGCAAGCATCGGAGCGTCGGCCGATTCCGCCATGCGGACGTTAATGTGCGGGGTACGCACCGTCCGCTTTGGTTTTGGTAGTTTGATAACCGGAATATTCATCAGCCAGCCACCTGTACGAAATGAAGTCCTCACCCTCGATGCCATAGCCGGACAGCACGCCTTCGGCCCTGGCGCCAATTAAACTCATGAATCTGCGGACATCATCCCGGTGGCGTAGTGCCACCGCATCAACGCGGTGTATTCCGAGGTCGACCAACATCGGTAGAACGAAACCACGGATCTGCCGCATCATTGGTAACACGGCGCGACCCCAGTCGTCAGTGCCGAAGGCGAAGCCGGCAGCCACACCCTGGCGTTTCAGCACCGCGCCCCAGACTGAGATCGGGCCGCGGTCGAGGCTCCAGGCGCAATACACAAACAGCTTGTGCCGCATGATCAACCCTGGCAGCCGCTCCATGTCGGTGCCAGCCGCGGTCATCTCGGCTACGTCTTCCTCGCGCATGTGCTGCAGCACATGCCGGATTATGCCGACGTCGGCCTGCGCGATCTCGATCATCCGGTCTCGGCCCCTGCGTAATGTACCACCATGTTGGACAGGGTTTGCGGTCCCAGCTCCTGCGACCGCAGCCGCAGCGACATGTGGGTGGCGTGGCCAAACAGCTGGATCTTGCCCTGTGGGAACGACGGTCCGTTGAACTCGCCGATGACGTCCTCGATCGTGGGGTCGGCCACATTGAACGCGGCCGACACCTGCCACGGCACGCCGGAGCAGGTGGCATCCAACGCAGTGAAACCTTTGAAGGTGGCCACGCCCTCGCCGGCGTGAAATGGGAAGATCAGCTCGACCGGACAGTCGTCATAAATGGGTCCGACATCGGAGGTGCCGCCGTAGGCATAGACGGTGTTGTTATCGTCGCGCACCACCACGCGATTTTGATGGATACAGGCGGCGGTGATGACGAAGCCGGCATCGTACTCACTCCAAGCTGTGATCTTCGGCCCCGGGAACGCTGATAACACATAGATCTTAGAGGTTAAGGGGGCGGCGGCGTCGGCTTTTGAGCCAGACATAATGATCCAGAACCTTCCGGTTACCGGCTGCAGCAGTGCGATCGTGCCGCTCATCCAGTCCGGCCCCATGGCGCGGAATAGATCCTGCATCAGTGGATCCAGCGGCGAGCCGATGTCGGACACCGCCGCAGCCAGTGAAGAGTTTCTAGCGCGTAGTGATCTGACACCTGATTGCGACAGGTACATCACATCGCCGGAGCCGTACTGCATCACTGAGCGCCAGGCGGTGGTGCCGGCCTGGCGCAGCGTCTGCACGTATTGGTTCTTGGTGAAGTCGGGATCCATGATCCACAGCTGCACCGCGGTCGAGGAGAAGATCGCCAGCTTGTCGTAGTAGACCTCGAGCGCCACCGAATCTGTCATATCGGAATCGCCCATCGACAGGTCGATGAAGTTGGTCGGATTGGGCGGCGCCATGCCGGACCAGTCGCCGGCGTTACCGATCGCCGAGAAGTACAAGATGCTATGCTCGACCGTGTACATCTTGTTCTTGTAGGTGCGGCAGTAGAAACCGCGCGCCAGTGGCAGGTTCAGGCCGTCATAGTAGCGGCCGATGTTGCCGGCGGCGTCCTTCCACAGGATCACGAATACTTTGTTGTCGAACAGGTCGTAGTCGACGATCTCATAGATCGTCGCGGTCTGCTGACCGAGCACGCCGATCGACCAGACACCGGACGGCGGCTCGACCTTGTAGGGGCCGTTCGGGCCGAAGGTGTAAAGTTTCTGGTTGACCTCGACCAGGCCGCGACTGGCGCCGTCGACCGACCAGAACGGCACGAACGCCATGCGCTTCTCGATCTCACCACCCGGCGTGACATGGGCGTTGGTCATGCGGCGCAGCGTTCCCGCCGGCGCGGTCAGCTCACTGCGCCGTAGATCCAGACCGGCAGCGAAGTCGGTGATGGTGAAGTAGGGCAACTACTCCCTCCATCAGTTCGGGATGTAGTCGAGATAGCGGACGCGGCTCGCGGACTTGTCGGGATCGAAGCCGCCGCGCTGATTGCCGCCCATGTTGTAGTTCTGCCTCTTGTCCGCCCCCTGGTCGGCCAGCACCCGCCGCAGCGCGTTCTGCGCCTTGGTCAGCTTCATCGGCGCTGCTTCACTCTTCTGCACAGCCAGCATCTCGGCCGCGGCAAACAGCACGATCACCTTGGAATCGATGATGCAGGTATCGGTTGACGCCACCAGCGGCGACAGCGGCGCCTGGCCCTCGAACCGCATTATCAAGTTGTCGGTGGTCGGCACCGGCATTATCCGCAACTGTCCAACCGGATTGGTTATCGGCGCGGCACCCGCCGTGTTGACGGTGACGACGTTGCCCCAACGTGTTGGATTGCCGGAGTTAGACATCCCCGGGCGGACCATGTGCGCCTTGATGCCGTAGGACAGCGGCGTCCATGACGACTTGACGGTCAGTACCGGCGGCGGCACGGATGATGCCGTCCAGAGTGTTGGAGCAGCTGCGCGCTGTTGTGCGAACGTCAGCGGCGGTGGGCCGTTGACTAGATCGAAGTTGAGCCGCCAGACCGAATTGTCGGCAATATCGCGTGCATAGGTACCAGCCGCGTAGAAGGTTGAATTTGCCCAGTACGGCACCGTGGTTGTTACCAGGCTACCTTGTGCCACCCAGATCTGGGCGATCTGATCGAACGCCATCGCCGGCGGGTAGGAGTAGATCTCCTGGTTGGAGATCAACGGTATGTCGACCCACATCTTCAGGTGCTGCCAATTGTAGGCGTCCCACAGCTCGCGCTGCTGCCGCGCCAGCAGGACATCGATCGTGTCCTGCGCCTGCACTCCCTGGGCAGGGTTGAGCGATGCGCCAATCTCGGCACGTAGCTCGCGGCGCAGCTCCAGCAGCGTGACCCCCAGTGGCACTAGCCGGCGTCCTTATGCTCCGGTGGCGGCGGTGTCCGGCGGCCGCGTGCCGGCCGGAAGATCGGCTCGAGTTGGGTTCCGGCCTTGGCGACTTCGTCCTCGCCGTCGTCTTCCTCGTCGTCGCCGTTGCCGTTGGTGATCGCTGGCGCGACCTTGGTGGAGATGGCGCCGCCTTCATAGTGCGGCAGGTTCACCTCTTCGGTCATCATGTAGTCCATGCGGAAGGCCCGCCCCGGGAAGCACCGCTCGACAACTTCACGGCCATAGATGCTCATCAGCCGGTTCTTCTCTTCGGTCGGCCACACTTCGCCGATGCCGATCGGCATGATGTCCATGACGTTCTCGTCGCCGTGCAGCGTCTGCAACACCTGGATCTCCGGCCAGGTCACCGGGTTATGTGCGCCATAGATCACGGTATGACAGTTCTGACCGGCAAGGTTGATCTTGCAGGCGCAGTATTGGATCTGCTTCGCCATAGTCTCTCCCTAATGAAAAAGACCGGAGTGCTAAGAGTGTCCGCTCCCCGCACTCCGGTCCCGCGCTGCGATCAGACAATATCCATGACGACAGCGCCGTTGAGGCGCCGCGCACAGAGTTGCCCGGTCGAAGTGATGGATCGATAGATCACGTACTTATCGGGTGCGCGATCCGGTGAGTGCTGGTGGCGCCACTCGTCCTGCATGGCGACCAGGTAGATGTCCCGCGAATCATACCAATAGCAACGCTTGCTCTTGCCGAGCTGGTCCAGCGTTGGGTCGTATTCGAAGTCGGTGCCGGCATAGGAAATTTGCCCGACACTGACATCCTTGGCGCCAGAGAAGCCCTGCATGCTGTAGTTACCGTTGGCGCGCAGTTCAGCTTCCAAGGCAGCAAGCCAGTCACTGCCACAGAAGCCGGTGTTCGGCTTGGCGCCGTACCGGGTGAGCTGGCGATACTCTTTCTGCAGCAGGGTGATCAACGCGCCGCCGTTGGCGGCACTGGACGTAATTGGCCCGCCACCCCAGGCTGACAGTGCCGGCGTGCCGGTCACAGCCGTACCCATCGCCGAGGTATAGGCGCGGTTCCTCCACCACGGCTTCTGCGCCCGGTTGATGCCAGCGACGATGCCAACGCTTGGGTCGTCAGTGACCAGTGCCGCCATGCCGGCTAAAGCTTTGGCATCAGTGGCGCCGTTGGTCCACAGCAGGTTGTTCATGCAGCGGGCGTACTGCTCGCTGACATCTTGCAACGCATCCTGCAACAACCCGACCAGGACGGTGTCGTCGCGGCCGGAGTGCTCGTTGACGTCGTCCATGTTGCCGGAGTCGGAGACGCTGATGCCGTCGGTCTTCAGCTCGGAGTGGGTGAGCATGATGCCGATGTGCATTTCCTTCCAGGGGAACACCGCCTGGGTCAGGTTCGCAGGGGTGTAGTAGGTGACCGCGTCGTCGAGCTGGTAGCCCTTGAGCTGGTCGTCAGTGCCTGGCGCCGCGGTATTACCGAAGTCACCCTTGACCGAGATGATGATATTCCCCTTGCCGCCGGGGAAGGTCTTCTTCTTGGATTCCATCGCCGCCAGCAGCGGCTTCTCCTGGATCGCCTCCTGGAAGGCGGTCCCTTTGTTCATCCAGTAGTCCAACGCCGCCGTAGTGATGTGGGCGAGCAGTGGCGCAGAATAGGTAGGCATTTAAGCACCTCTGGAATTAGAGGCGCGGCGCTCCCTCGCGAGCAAATCTGACTGCTTCCAGCAGTGACGTAGGCTCGGGTGCCACACCAGCGGTTCTTCCGGTGCTGCTCGGGACACGCGATGTGGCTTGGCGTCTGGTTCCAGCCCAACTTTCGTACTGCGCGTTAACGCGGCGGAGCGCCTCTTGGGCGATCTGCACACCGTTCTCGGGCGACTTAGGTGGACCGTATTCCTGGACTAGCGCCATCATCGTGGACTGAACAGCGGCTTTTTTCTTAGCCGCATAGTTGGTGTCCGATCGTATGATCTTCAGTTCCCAGTTGTTGACGGCAGTCGCCACCTTGTCGGCCAAGATCTCCCGCTGCAATTGCAGCTGCTGTTGCGCTGACGTTTGCTGGTGCTGCTGCAACGCGGCCTGTTGTCGGACCGCATTGTTTTGCGCCATCGCCTTGTCCATGCGCTCTCGCGAGTACATGGCCGCGGCCTGTGTCGTCATATGCCCCTGCTGCACTGACTGTTGCAGATCAGGGGGCAACGAGATGCCGAGGTATTCCTCGCAAAGCTTCATGTACGGCTGCACGCCGGTATGAAACTTTACGAAGTCACCGCGGCGCATCGCCGCCATCAGCTCAAGGCCAAACAGGAAATCGTCCTGACCGATATCGTTCTTGCGAAGATAATCGGTGACCTTGCGGGCCATATCCGCGTCCGGCTCGAGCGACTTCAGACGCTGTACCTCGGCCGACAATTTCTGCCGTTGCGAGTTCAGCTTCTTGATGCGCCGTTGCGCGGCCTTGGAAAGCTTGGCTAATTCGTCAGGTGTCGGCTCTTCCGACAACTCGGGTTCGCGATCGCGAACGGACTTCCTTGCGACTTGGGATGGCGAGTCCCCCCTTGAGCCGTCGGTGTCTGAGTAGTCGTCATCCTGTCGCAGCTCAGGCACTGCGCTCTGGATGGCGTCTAGGAGACTTCCCGCGGTATCGCCGGCGTCCGTACCTGGCGAAGGTACCTGCTCGATCGACGGTGCTATCTCAGTGGATGGCACCTTGTCGTCATCGGCCATATCAAATTCCCCCGGTGCCGATCGGCACCTTCAAGCGATCATTACGTCAATTCAGGTTGTTTGTCATCAACCTGGCATTGTCGGCATCGTCACCTGCTGCGGCATCGGATGCGGCCGCGCCGGCGGTGCGCCGGCCAGTGTCTGCTGCGCGTCGGGCGCCGACGGCGGCGGCGCTGCCTTGGCGCCGCCATCTGGCGCGTTGACGGCGCCCTGCGGCCCCATGCCCGCGCCTGGCGCAGCACCTGCGCCAGCCGCGGTGGGGCCGGCGCTGCCAGACATAGCACCGTTCATCGCAACGATACTCGGCAGCGAGGACTTGAATGCTTCGGTCAGGTCGAGGCGATCGTCGAGCCGACGCAGCGTATCCTTGGCCAGGAACTCCGGGTCGATGCCGGGCAGCTGGATCAACAACGGCATCAGCCGCTGGGCGTTGGCGATCTCCTGCGCCTGGTTCGGCCGACCCATGGAGCCCGCTTCGATCTCGAGCAGGATCTCGTTGGCGATGTCCTGCGCGACCGGCTCGGCCGGCCAGACCGCGCCCTGGCCGACGATCTTTTTGACCCGTTCCTGCGACATCTCCCGCATCAGGATCTGGCCGCCGTTGCGGGCCAGCTGCGTCAGCAGGTCGTTCAGGTCATCGATATTCGACCCCATGGACGTCATCCGCGAGCCTTCGGCAATCTGCGCCTGGGTCGCCGTGGTGTTCGAAGTGCCACCAAGGTTCGCTTCCTGGATGCCTGTCGTCCGTAGAATGTCCTCATAGACTGGATTTACTTCGTACAAATTCGGATCGATCCCTGGCCCGGCGTAGGGTTGCAGGAGCTGTTTGACGTCCTGCTGCGGCTGTAGCGCGTTGAACTCGATCACCGCATTGGCTTCGCGGTTAGTCAGCTTCTCCATGTCGTCTTCGTCCATGGATCCAGCCACCACCGCAGTGAACGGCCGGCCGGCAATACGCTGTTCTTTCAAGCCCTCGCGGCAGCGGTTGTACTCGAGCTGCATGTCGCGCATCAGCCTGACGTCGCTCGGCGGGAACAGCTCGTTCTCATCCTCGATGCCGTTGAAGATCAAGGCGTACCAAGGGTAGAACCGCTCGTTGTAGATCTCTGGCGAAGCAGGTTCTTTTAGGAACTCTCGGTAGCCGTCACAGACCACATAGACCAAGCCGTCGTTGCGGTTGTAGATCTCCCAAACGATCGCATTCGGCTCGCCGCGGTTCTTACTCTTGTCCTTGCTGCTCATCCAGTCTTCCATCGCCTTGGATGGATCGGTGTCGCTGTCGGAGCCGTACTCGGTGCAATGACCGCGCACGTCAACGCCATAGATCTCTTCGATCTCGCTAACGGATAGGAGATACTCCTCGGCGACCCAGCCGGCCGCCACCCAGTTGCGCAGGTCGATGCACTTGATGTCGGGGATGATGCGAGTCGACAGCGGGAAGTCGAAAGTAAGCCCTTCCCGCACCACCGCGCCCTGCGCCTTGAATAAATCCTGCAATAGCAGCCGGAGCTGCTCGGCCTCAGAATCGTCGTTGTCGGTGATGCTGTCGGTGGCGTCGGCTGCCAGGCGCTCGAGCGTGGCCAACCGTTCGTTGGCGTCGGCGATGCCCTTCTCCAGGTCGGGCCGCTGCTGCATCACCCGCTCGAAGCCGAGCTTCACATAGGCCACGCCATTGGTGACGGCGCGCCGCACGCTCATTTTCAGCATGCTTTTGAAGGGGTGCGGCTGGTTGTCGACCTCGTAGGAGTAGAGCAGCTCAAGGGTCCGAGCCAGCTTGTCCATCATGATGTTCTCGGACTTCACCCTGGCCGCATCCATCATGATGTCCATGCCGGAGCCGACCGCCTGCGCAATCATCGGCGAGGCCGGCGGCGCCATGCCGCCGGCGGCGGCGCCGGCAGCGGCCTGGCCAAGCTGGTCACCGAGCCCCTGCGGCTGCTGCATTTCGCCAGGGATCGGGCCGGCACCCATACCCGGCATGGTCGCGCCACCGAGCGCGGCGCCCATCTGGCCGGAGATTTGGTTCACTGAAGGTGACGGCATCGACGCCGGGTTGGGCGGCATGCCGCCGGCCATCAGCATGCCGATGTCGGGCGGGCTGCCAGTTGCCATCGGCATCATGCCCTGCACCGCGCTACCGGCGGCACCGGCGACCTGGCCGGCCATACCAGGTGGCATGCCGGGCATGCCGCCAGGCGCCATCGGCCCTTGGCCCATGGCGCCAGCAGCTTGCGCCTGCTGCATCATCATCGCCGCAGACTGCATCAGCTGATTGAGCGTGGTCTGGCTTTCGTCCCAGGAGGTGGCATTGAGCCTTGGCCGCTTCTTGGCCACTGCCTTGGGGTTTTTGGCGTAGAGAAACGCCGTCTTTTGCGCCACCAATCTGAGCGTGAGGTTGGCGACGTAACGCTTGTCCTTGGCGTCCTTGGACCACTGCTTGCCGAAGCAGAACTCCTGGTCCTCACGCATACGATCGAATGACGGCTTCCAATACCGCTTGGCCTTTTTGACCTTGCTGGTCCAATCGCTGACCAAGTTACGGCGGCGGTCCGGCGGATCGGGATTGGCGCGCGGGATCGAGTTTGGCTTGCCGGTGGTTGGATTGATGTCTGGTTCGCTGGACTGCTCATCGATCCCGGCGAACACACGCATCATGTCGTCTTGGAAGGCGTCTACCATCCTTGCAGGCCCCTCGCCCGTAAGTCTTGGCCCTCACGCCGGCGCGTGTTTGCGAACAGCTCGCGGTAGGTGCCGGTGGTTATTTCCGGCTCAACCTTCCTGCCGCGGGTTCGCCCGTGCATCTTCGATAGTCCTAGCCCAACCAGGCTCAGAGTGTCGACCACGTCGTCGTTTGAGCCGTGCGGAAACTTCAGGATCTGGTCCTGCATCTCCGACCACTGGCGGATAAAACCAGGGAAGCGCACCATCTTCATGGAGGTGCGCGCCTGAATTGCCTGCGCGCGTTGCTGCTTGTCGGCGGCGGGATTGATCGGATCGATCGCACAGAACGCCTGCTTCTCGATCATGCGCCGGCGCAGGAAGGGGCCTAAGCTCTTGGTGATGGCGCCGCCTTCCGCCCACCAGAACATCGGCTTGTATTTCTTCATCAGCACGATCATGCACTCGACCGCCTGGTGCGAATCCAGTCGGTCCCAGACCATGTCCGGCATGATCCAGATGTTGTCCTTCTCGTCGACGCCGACGATCATCAGGCAGGTCTTGTCGGCGGACTTGGCTACCGATACCGCGTGGTCCGATGCCCCATAGAATCGCAGGGTATGAAACGCCGGGACGTCATCCATTTTATTGTAAGTGACCAGGTCACTGTCTTTGAAAAAGGCCCCATCCTTAGGTCCTGGACGGCCCTGATACAGCGCAGCAAATCCACGCGGATCGGTGGCACGGATCTCCTCCAGATACTGCTTGGTGAACCGCTCCGGCCATAACGCCTCGCCCGGCTTGCGGCCGAGCACATCGTTGTCTTCGGCTAGCGCCGGCAGATCAATCTTGCGCCAGGCTTTGGCTTCTTCGACGTTATAGTAGGGATTAAGCGGGTCGATAAGCCGGCCAACGAGATCATCTTCTGTCCATCTCGTCTGGACGATGACGATAGTGCCAGTCGAATCCATGAGGCGAGTTCTGAGGACTTGATTGTACCATTGCCACAGCTTCTCGCGAACGATGACGGAGTCAGCTTCAGTACGGTCCTTAATTGGGTCATCGAGGAGGATGCAATGACCACCACGTCCGGTGATGCTGGAGCCGCGTCCCACACTGAAGACCACTCCATCACGGGTGGTTTGGACGCGGTTGACGGCATTGGCGCCCACCTTGATTTCTACTTCTGGGAAGACCTGTTTGTACTCCGGTGTCTCCATGATGTCGCGGACGCGACGGCCCAGATCCCAGGAATAATGCTCGTTGTAGGTGGCAACGATGATACTCCTTTCGGGATGGCGACCGACATACCAAGCTGGGAACATCGCACTGGCCAGCGTAGTCTTGCCGAAGCGTGGTCCGACATTGATCATGAGCCGCCGATAATCGCCGCGCTCGACCTCTTCAAGCGAGCGACCGATCATGCGGTGAAACGGTTGTGGCTTATACAACGACTGCCCGACATCATCATCGAAGTTGGGGTCGGGCATCATCAGTTCTGTAAACGCTATCAGATCGTTGCGGGCGTTGAGGATCGCCCGCTTGCGCTTCAGAAGCTTGAGGTGGACGTCCTGTTCAGCCTTCGTCGACATGCTTGTACTTCGCCATCGGCACGTCTGGCATCTTCTTGATCGATACCTTAGGTTTGGAGCTGATGGTGTTGGCTTCGACCGGAGTCGGCTGCGGACCCTTTACCGGCGAGGTGTGGTGGGTGAAATTGTCCTGGGTCTTCGACACTGCCGGCGGCGCCTTGGCCACTGGCGGCGCCTTGATGTTCACGGTCTTGCCGATCTTGGAAGGCATAGTTGAGTTCCCCTCAAGTTGAAAATCCGAAAAAATTTTTGCGCTAGGCTACGTCCTCATCGTCGTCCTGCATTAGCACGCCGACGCCGTTAACGGTGATCTGCAGGTCGACGCCGTCCGGCACGGTCAATGCGATTTCGATCCGCGGAGTGAGCGGCCGGATCAAAGCCGGGTCCGGTGGAAATACATCCTGTTCAGGCTTGGCCATTTTATCTCCTGACTGTGCAGCGTTCCATTTGGATAATATTTCGCGCCAGTTGTCGGCAGGCGGTTTCGGCATTGATCGCATCGATCTCGTAGCGAGAATAAAACGGCGGGCGTTCAGTCACAGTCGTCACGATGCAGCTGGATAACAAGACGGCGAGCAGCACCAGGGCGGTGGCGTTAGGCATGGATCACAAAACCGAAAGCATGCCAGCCCAGCAGGAACAGCAGCACGAAGAACAGTAAGTTGCTGGCGTGGATGGCCCAAGGGAATTGTCCCGGCGAGTAGGTGTTAGTGATCCAGCTAAAGAACCACAGCACCATCAGAACCCAAAACAATAAACCTATCGACATGGCTAGCCCCCTAGCGTCGACGCGGAATCACCTTGTGGCCGACGAATTGCGGCTCGATCATATACTTGGTTTCGTCGATTGTAACCGGACCGCCAGGACTGATCGGCGTGCCGTCCGGCACCGTCACTGGCGTTGTCGGCGCCGGCGGCGGGTGCGTGGTGTCGTAGGCGGTCTTGGTCTCGATCGCCCGATTGATCGCATCGGCGGTCGCCACCTTCTCATTGAACACGTTGACGGGGCCGGAGGGCTCCAGCTCCCCGCCAACGCGCAGCTGTGGGTTTTTAGGCCACTCAGTCACTTAGCCTGCGGCTCCGATGGCGGATTGGGAGCCTGCGGGTTGTCAGGCGGCTGCCCCATCGGGTCGATGCCACCGTGCTGTTTCTTGGCCAGTTCGACCGGATCGGAGGTCTGCTCGGACTGGTCGCCCGCAGTGCGCCGCGGATCCGGGTGCTTTGTTGCAGTGCGAGGTTCGTCTTCGTTGTCGTCATCATGCGACTTCTTGGACATCTTGGCTTTCCTCTTCTTCTTTCGGGGTGGGGCCGGCTTCTTTCGCGCAGTCACCTTGCGCTTTGGCGCAACAACCGGGCGTTTTCGCTTGGCCTTCTTCATAACTATGCATCCTCCCTGTAGGTTGCAGCCTCATTTCATCCTTTCGACGATCGGCTGGCAAGACTTGGCCAATTCGGCGATCAGCGCATCACGCCGCTCCGATGCCGACGAGATGTGATAGAGCGTGAAGAACACCACGCCGAGGCAAACGATATTGATGATTACCAGCGGCAGTGCCAGCGGTCCCGCAGCCGCCAATCCCTTGGCGATCTCGCTCGCGGCCTTGCCGGTATACTCGATCACTTTTTCCTGGCTTCCAGCGCCTTGATGCGCTTTTCCATAGCGTCGAGCCGCGCACTGAGCGATGGCGGCGGCGGCGGCTGATCGCTGAACGTGCCGGTCGCGTGGTCGTAGACCTTACCACCGAAATCCTTCTGTGGGTTATCGCCAGTGTAACCGACGATCTCGATCACCCGCTGATTGATGGAATGGACAGCGGTCGGGTCGTAGGTGGCCGCGCCAACGATGCTCTGATCGCGCTGGCGGAAGATGTTGCAGACCACGCTGCCGGGCTTGAAGTTCGGCACCGGCTTGGGCCGGTCATCGACCAGCAGCTCGCCGGTGGTCGGGTGGTAGGTCGGCGGCTTGGGCGGCTGCATCAGCAGGAAGTTGGGCCGGACGTAGTCGTACCAATCGACGCTATCGGCCTCGCGCCTGGCGTAGATTGTCCTGGCCGGCGCATCCTTCTGCGGCTTTGCCGGCTGGTATTGGATCCACACGCCGTGGTCGATGATTTCCATGGTCAGGCCGCTTCCGATGCGTAGTAGCCGCCGGCAGTCTTAACCTGAAGCACCCGGTAGCGTTGCGTTAGAAAAGACCCACCGAAGCCGCTCAGTTGGGCGCCGCTGCCGCCGGTCTGGCAGCCGGTCGGCCCATACGGCTCGGTTAGGCCCTCGTCGCTGCTGTGGACGTAGTCGCCAACATAAACCAGGCGGGTCTGGGTTAGCGGCTCACCTTCACGGGTGGTTAGAATCCTATAGTAGACGCCGCCACCGTGTGACCAGCCGCCCATATAGAACTGACCGTCGGTCGACATGCCGAGGTTAGCACCGAAATAGCCGGCGCAATGGAAGGCGAGTGTCGGATAGGGCGGCCCCTGGATCTGGACGCTGGACGGCGTTCCTGAAGCGAAGTTGACGCCGTTGTTGAACAAAGTGTGGTTGAGGTTAACCGGGAAGTTCGACCCGCCATTAGCATTAAGCATGCCGCTGAAAGTGCCGCCGACCGCGGTAAGCGTGCCGCCGACCGACAAGCCGCCGCTCGGCATAATGTAGCCGGCGCCATCAAAGTACAGGTAGTGGGCGTTGTTACTGCCGAGATACAGCACGCCGGAATTAGCACCGCGGTTCGCCCAAACGTCGCCGCCGACCTTCAAATCGCCGGTCATGGTGTCGCCGATCTTGCTGACCTTGCCGCCGATCGCGGTGGTGTTAGCGGCGACCGCGGCGTCGACGTAGTCCTTGCGCACCGCATTGGCCGCAGCTGGCGTCGTTGGCAGGGTCAGGTGGCCGGTCATGGTCGAGCCGGCCTTGGCGACCTTCTCAAGCTCCAGCTCGGCGATCGCGTCCTGCACGTTGGTGGCGACGATATCGCCGGTGGCGGTCGACGGGACCGTGCTGGCGGCCGGCGGCGGCGGCGCGGAATCATCGACGTACTTCTTGGTGGCGGCTTCCAGGTTGGCGGTCGGCGGGCCGGCCAGAACCAACGGCCCGCTCAAGGTGCCGCCGGTCAAGAGCAGGTAGCCGGCGCCCGGCGCCTGCGAGGTCATGCGCCACTGCGCGAGATTGAAGGCGCCCGGCGGAATGGGGCCGAGCGCGACATAGATGTTGTCCTGGTAGACGACGAAGTCGTGCAGCGCGTATTGCGACCGCGTATCGAAGTAGCGGATCGCGATCAGCGCGAGCGGCACGCCGGCCGGGTCGCCGACGGCGACCTGGCGATTGGCGGTGTTAACCGCGATCTCGCCCTTCTCCAGCGGGTTGGCGAACGGCACGGTCGGGTTGTTGTCGCGGCGGTGGCGGTAGTGCGAGGTCATGCTCAGCTCCCCGGCTGCGTCGGCGGCGTGAAATTGGCCGTCCACAGTGCGCGGCCTTTGTTGACCCGGAACTCATCGATGTAGCCGACGAACTTGTTGGCACCGTCATAATAGGCACCGACGTAGAAGTATCCGCCAGTTGACGGGATGACTTTGTCCGTTATCGGTGTCGTCCCATCAGACACGCCGTTGATGTAGAACGTGATGCTGTTGTTACGGCAAACCACGGCGCAGTGCGTCCAGGCATTGAGTGGGATCGGCGTTGCCGTGGGATAGGCAACTTTGTTTACTGAACCTACCACAACATCAAACCGCAGCAGCCCCGCCGGGTTTATCCGCATGCTCCAACGGTCATTGTAGGTGTTGTTGGATTGATGATGCGCGGCGACAACGCCGTCGGCTGCCTGACGCGCAGACTGAAACACCCAAAAGTCTATCGTCCAATCATAGCCGTCGAGCGTCCAATCGGCGCTTGGGTAGTAGGCGATATAGCATGTGCCGTCGAACAGCGCCGAGCGGCCGCCAAACTTGCTCTGCACCGCAGACGTTCCCATCACCCCTGCAGTGGGTGTCGGGAAGATGCGCCGGTATTGCGAATTGTCTCTTATGTCTGCATCGAAATGCAGCAATAGGACCACCGGATCGGCGCCGTATTTGTACGGCGCATTCGGTGGCGTAAAGTTGGCGGTCCATAACGCCCTATCTTTGGTGATGCGTAATTCATCGATGTAGCCGTTGAATGGATAAGAAGTGCCGGCAAGCATGCCGACGTACAGCAGCGATGACACCACCGGCAGCACCGGAGTTGTCAGTGGCGGGCCGCCGACACCATCGACGTAGATCTTATTTATCCTACCGGCCCGCACGAACGCGATGTGATGCCAAGTGTTGATTGTAAGACCGGGCGCAGCGGCGTAGACGCTGTAATCACCCCCAGCAGCCGCCTGCCGTTGCAGCATGGTCATGTTGCCGTCACTGAGCAGCATCAGCAACCAGCCGTCGCCGGCCCAGTGCGTCGCAAGACACGCAGCTTGCCCTGCCGGCGGCCATGCCTGAATCCATATCCACATGTCGATGGTGTAATCATCGCCGATCGACCAGTCGGCATGATCAGGGTACGTTATGTAACTGTTGGTGCCGTTGAGGTACAACCCACGCGAACCGCCGAATGGCGTCGGTGTAATGTTAGTGGTGACTGCGCCGCCTGCGGCAGTCGCTGCGCCGCGCTTGTACTGCGATGCATCGCCGAGATTGTCGAAGTGCATCAACAGCTTTGTGTTTAGATCGGGGTCTGGCTTGTACAACACCAATGGTGATCCGGCAGAAGGCACCGAGAAGTTCGCGGTCCATCTGGCGATGCCGTTGCTGACGCGAAACTCATCGATGTGGCCGTAAAAGTAAGCGTAGCCGCCAGGATTGGGCCAGCAACCGACCATCGGGCCGTAAGTCGCATTGCTGAAAATGCCGTTGCCGCCGACCGCCTGGGTGCCTTGCAATATGCCGTTGCGAAAGGCGTAAAACGTCGGGCCTTTGCGGACTAGTGCGCGGTGGCACCATGTATCGAACAGGCGACCGCCCATCGGCATCGAGGCGGCGAGGTTCCAGTTTGCCTGATCATTAGAGGCGTAAAAATAAGTGCCAGTGGCATCGCCCCAGCCAACCAACATAGGCGAATACACGATACCAAGCGTATCCCAGGTGAACGAGGGACGATAAACATCCTGCGCGCCTTGCGCGTACTCCCACCAGTCAATGGTGAAGTCACCGGAATATAGATTGAACGAGTTCTCCACGTTCACTGGCGAGTATGCATAAGCGTTAGCGGGGAACTGTGCGGACGCTTCGCCAGCGCCGCCGCCTATGCCAGTCGATGCAGGGAACGCCACATTGGAAGAAATAATCGGGCCGTTCTGTTTTGCCGAATAATCGATCGAACCGGCGGCATCGAAATGCGCGAGCCACGTCACATAGGCGTCGTTGTAGCGCGTGTCGTCGCCAGGATAATTGAAGCCCAGGCCGCTCATGCGATGAGGCTCCCGCACAGTATCCAAGTATCAGTATTGATCTTCGACAACGTGCCACACGATCCCAGCTTTGGCAGCTTGCGCTTGCTGTCCTCCGAATAGATCGTAACACTGGCGGCGGGCGCTATCGTTGATGCGAACGGTGCCGCCACCGTGAGGTCGATTTGCGCGCCAATGGGGATCGGCACGGTGGCATTTGCTGGCACCGTAATGGTCGAGCCTATTTGTATCACCAGCAATTTGCCTGCGTCTGACAACACCAGCGTATAGGTTGGCGTAGCTATGTTATTGATTGGCCGCACACCGGCATCGACGTACTGCTTGGTGGCGGCACCAAGCGCCTGCGTTGGATCGCGGCGCAGATACATTTCCCCAGTAGCACGATCAAGTTGAAGTGCATTTGCCGCCCCAGATACGCCGTCGTCGTCGTAGCGCACCAATGTCAAACTAGATCCAGCGTTGCCGCCGCTTTCGGCATCGCCACCCAATCGCCACAGCCAGCGCCGCTTGCCGTTACGGTTAAATCGGACATCAGCAGTATTGCCGCCGAGAACATCATTAAGGATCAACAGCGGCGCTGTTTTATCAATTGTCAGATCGCCGGTCATCGTGTCGCCAGCCCTGGCGACAGCATAAGACTTGGTGGCAACGCTGTTTGGCTGCGTCGGAGCTTGTGCGACGAGAACCTGTCCGCTTGCTCGATCTATCGTGAGCGGGGTGCCAAGCACAACGCCGTTGTTGTCGGCGCGGGTGATTGTAAAATTACAGCCGACATTGCCTGGACCTTCAGGAATGCCGTCACCTAAATTTATCGTCCAGCGCGTCTGGTAGTCTGACCAATCGATCTTTGTGCCGACACCGCCTTCGATGGAGCAGGGTACGTTGGCCCCCGGCGGGCTTAGCATGCTGAAGTACGGCGCAGGCGCGATAACATTCACACCTCCTTTGAAAAAAGACGAGCCGTCGCTGCCGATGCGCAGGCGCTCGGTGCCGTAGCTTGTTGAGCCGGTCTTGAAACACAGCGCCAACGGAACGCCCGCCCCCGCAACAGCATCGCCATCAACCGCAGCAAATATAGCGACAGACGTTTGGTAAGCTGATCCGTCGAAACCAGTGAACGCTATGCCACCAATCTCGCAACCGGGTGTCAGCGCTAGCGGTGCCGCCGCTGTTCCCTGCGCGTATTGGAAATACAGACCTTCGGAGTAGAGATCGTCGTTGAAGTGATCGAATTGTCCGTAGGTCTGGTTGCCACCATAGTGACCGAGGATAAATCCCTGCGTGCCACCACCACCCGGCGGCGTCACATAAACAAAGCCGTCACTGCGATAAGAAAACGATCCGGCGATGATGTCGATGCCAAGCGGCCCAGTCAGCGTGCCGCCGGTCAGCGGCAGATAATCGCCGCCGCCGCCGCCGGCGCCGCTGAACTCGGTCCACTGCGCGGCGTTGAACGGGCCGGGCGGCACCGCGGCGATCGCCACGTAAAGCTTGCCGGTTTCGACCACCATGTCATTGGCGAGATAGCTGGCCCGCGGGTCGAAATAGCGGATCGCAATCAACGGCAGCGGTGTGCCGACGCCGACAACGTTGGCGTCGCCGACCGCGAGCTGCCGATTGGCGGTGTTGACCGAAAGCTCGCCCGGCTCGAGCGTCGGAAACGGATTAGCCGGGTTGGCGCTGCGCCTGTGGCGGTACTGTTTCATTCATGACCCCCTCCTCAAGTCAGGGCCTGGTAAAACCTGGCAGTTTTTAGCGACGCCGGCCGCGGCTGGCCGCCGGATCGGTAAAAGTGAAATCGATCGTGTTGCTGCGAAGCCCGCCAGTGCGAACGCCGACCGGACAAGCCGCCGGCACCGCAAACAGGCTCGGTTTGACGTTGGTGCGCACTTGCGTGTCGCTGAGCAGCGCCGTCGGCTCGTCGTTGCCGTTGAAAGTGATGATAGTCGCGTTGTTGAAGCCGGTGCCGTCGACAATGAGCTGCAAATCGGCATCGCCGCAGGCGGCGGTGTCGGGATTGAGACCGTCGACCGTTGGCGTCTCCATTTGTGCAATCACCGGCACGCTATCGGATCCGCCAACATTCAATTTGGCCGGTCCGGTAATGGTCATGACCTGCGTGTCGTCGATATGATAGATCGTCATTTGCTCAATCTCCTCTAAAACGTGCCGCCGTCGAGCTGCACCCAATAACCGTCGATTCTGACATAAGCCTCGCCGTCGATCGGCGCTTCGCCGATCCCACCGCCGCCGCCGCCACCGGAAACGACCGAAAACGCCGATGGGATGCGTTTGTTGGCGCTGGACGGGCCGATGTTGTTGATGACATTGCCGCCGCCGACCGGATTGGCGGTCGGCATCCACAATGCGACGCGCAAATTCTGGCTCATGGCGGTAGCACCACAGGAATATGCGGGCGAAACCAAACCGCCCAAAGCCGGCTGTCCGCCGGCGGGGCCGCGCTCATGGTCAGGATGTCGCCGGCCGCGGTGAAGTCGACCACCGGCTCTTGGATGATCCCATCCAGACTGACTTGCAACTGCGCGCCAGTGCCGACATTGACCGCAACCGCCGGCGGGCCGGTGGTCGGGTCGATGTAGGTCATGGTGAACGCGGTTTTAACGCCGTCGGGAATGAGCGGCTGCAGTTTGAAACAATCGACCTTGGCGGAATTGATCTGATCGGGCGGAATCATCAGATCCCACTGCACGATCGCGCCGGCACCAGGCGCCTCAACCAAAGTCATAGCGTCGGTGGTGGCATTGACGGTGTAGTCGACCGTCGGCACCAGGCGGACGCCGTTTAGGTAAACGTCATGGCCTTCATTGGTGAACAGCGGCGCCAAACCGTTGCTATCAATGCCGCTGAAGGTCACCTGGCCGGCGGTCGCTACGTAAACGTAGCGAGCTCGGAAACCTGGCGCGACAGTGACGCCCGGCGTCTGCCAGGTCTCGCCATTCCAGATCATCACCGAGTTTTTGGTGGTATCGTAGTAGAAACTGCCGATCGCAAGCGGATTGGGAACGCTTTCGCCGGTGTTAGGATTGGTGCTGCCGGGCAGCGGCGGCTCAGCCCACGGGCCGAGGTAATAAAAACTGAAATTGCCGACCAATTGCTGGCAATAAACCGCCCACCACTTGGCCGACCACAAACCGCCGACGCCGCCCATGCCGGAAACCGGCTGATAGAACAGTCCCTGCGGGAATTTCGAGGCGTTGATGAAATCCAGCGCGTGGCTGTTGTCGACAACTGGCCCGCCGAGGTATTCGGCCCAAGCCAGCGCCTCATCTTTGGCGGCAATGGCGTTGTCGGACTGAGCGTGTGAATAATTAGCGGAATTTTCCGACTGAATCGCCGCGGATTCGGCACGGTCGGCGGAATTTTCCGCGTCAGAGGCACTATCCAGCGCGTTGACGTTGCCGTGGCTAATCGCCGTGAGCATTTGTGCCGCGGAAATGGCCGCGGCTTCGGCATCTTGGGCGCGCAAATCGGTTTCGCGGCCGCTTTGCACCACGATGCTGATCGCATCGGCGGTTTTATCAGCGGCGGCGACGACACGCTGCTCGATATTTTCGACTTCGCTGCGGATATGCTTGAGATCGAAGCTCAACTGCTCCTGGCTGATGCTGTTGTTGACTATTTTGCCGTCGTCGCGGCGGACATCAGCGAGAGCTTGCTGGGTGGACGCGATCGCTTCGATCAAATTGTGGATCTGCGCATCCAAGAGATCCGCGGTAATCTGGCCGCGCGGACGGTCGGAGAACAAAATTTGCTGCTTGGGCCGGACGATCGCTGGCATTTAAGCGTTTCCATCGTGCGGACGCCCATTTATCGCACAAAACCACGGAAAGGAAAGAACATGATCTCAGCCGAAGCGTTAGCCGCCCTGTCCGGCATCGAAAACGGCGCGCACTACAACGCGCTGCACACAACCGCACGCGAGTTGATCGCCGCCGGCTACGCTTGCGACAACTGGGGGCAGCTCGATTTAACCGAGGCCGGGCGGATCTATCTGCGGCGCGGGCAGTTTAGGATTGCCATCACATCCGACGAGCAGGTCTGCGATTTGTCGGTACACATGATGGACGTGCCGAAGGTGCCGATCGATCGTCGACCGTCGAAGTTCTGGAAGAACCATGCCGCGGTCGACCTCGAGCAGCCACACCGCAGTCGCGGCGATTACGACACGATCGATCCAATGACGGCGCCGCACCGTGCGCGCAAAGCGGCCGAGCCGCTCGAGCTGGTCCCGGAAGCGCCGTCGCTTCCGCCGGTGCCGGCAGCAGAGCGACTGCCGGTGGCCGAGAGCCAACTGCAAAAGATGATGCGGGCTGCCGGCGTGGCGTCGGGCAAGACCGGCGTGTGGGTCAAAGACGAGTGGGTGGAGGAGTTCATCCGCGCGCTCGAGGGCGAAGACGAATAAGGGTGGCACAGACAGGGTATTTTTAGGAGCAGATCCACCCTTCAGAAATACCCTGTCGCGTGTGCGGTACGGCGCGTGTGGCACACAGACACGCTTCAATTCACGAAAAATTTGCCACGCAGCATTGCGGCTGCCGGCGCCCAGCCGACTCGGCCCCGCCAGGGGGCGGTACGATGCTAAGCTATTGATAACACTACGCTTTTCACGATGAATAGGCTCGATCGCCGCGGCCGCGCATGGTAGCATCTGTTTTGTAAACAGATGGTATAGGCCAGGTAACCCATTGATTTTGCTACGTTTGACCAGCTGCTTTGGGCGGGCTGGGATGCGTCTGGGATGCTATTTGCCCCATTCGGCGATCGCATTATCAAGCTCGGCCGCTGTCATGTCAGCGCCGCGGCGCCGCGCTAAGTCATTGGTTTCGTTATCAAAATACTGCAAAAGCGTCCGGCCAGCGCTGGCTTTTGCTGCAGCGCTAGCTTCCTGGTCTTTAAGCACGTTTAGCAGGGCTTCCTTAACGATCGATCGTAGAGAGGCTTGCGCCTTTGAATCTGTCACGGGCGTTTCGGCTATTGCGATTAAACGCGGTTTTACCGGCATTGCGCTTTGCCTCTCTGATTCGCTTCGACGCTTGCATCATGTTGCCACCATGCCAGCGACAACACGGAACGCCCCGCATCGCTAGCTGGCCACACGGGCGCCCGCTATGGCGCGCGATCGCCACACACCGCATGCGATTCGCATAATTCGGCTGTATGGCGTGCTTTGCCATGGCCGCTCGCCATGCCGCGTTGCCCGATTGTGGGCGCCGTTTATTTTTCAAATTATTTGAATTTAGCACTTGCATTATGTCCCGATCGGGATATGTTGCGCATACCGGATTTGGTCCGGCGCCAACGTAACAGAAACGGACATGACATGAAACATACAGCCGAAACAGTGATTTACAATTTAGATCGGATTGATCCGGCGACGCGCGCCGCAATCCTGGCATCGCCCAAATATCTGAAATGGTTTTCACAAAAGCCCGACGCCATGTTGCGCCTTGATGGTTCAACGAAAGTAATCAAGGGAAACAAGCTTGGTTTCAAAACCGCTATTCTCTATCTGGCGCCCTATACCATGTCTGGCCAGAATATCTGCGCCAACGCAGAGCTCGCAAAATGCTTTGAAGCTTGCCTGAAATCGGCCGGCCGCGGCGCCATGAAAACTGTTGAAATGAGCCGATTGCGCAAGACTCTATTTTTCCTGCAATTCCGCAATGAGGCGATCGCTATGATCAAAGCGGAAGTTGCACTGTTTGAAAAACGCGCCGCAAAACAGGGTTTCGTTTTGTTAGTTCGCTTGAATGGAACGTCCGATTTGCGTTGGGAGAATTATGGAATCATCCAAGCTTTTCCGGACGTTCAATTTTACGATTACACGAAACTTTCTAACCGCAAAAACGTGCCGGCCAATTATGATTTGACGTTTAGCTATTCGGGCGTTCCTGATTTTCAGAAACAAGTCGATTTAGCTATTCGCGCCGGCATGCGATTGGCCGTGGTTTTCCGCAATCGCGGCATGGTCAATTCCATGCTCGCCAATAACGAAAGCTTCCACGGGCTCCCTGTGGTGGATGGCGATGATACAGACGTCCGGCACATTGACCCACAAGCTAGCGCAGTTGCGCTTTATGCCAAGGGCGCCGGCAAAAAAGACTATAGCGGATTCGTGGTGGGCTAAATGTTTAACATCAGCACGCGCCGCATAGGTGGAATCCGCTTTGTTAAAATTGGCCGCTTTTGTTTCTCGTTTTGCTTAACGCGAGCTTACCGACCGCTTTGATTGCAGTGCATGCCGCGGGCAATGCCCGCGGCATGAGCGGCGATCATGCCGAAAACAGGAAAGGTTAGAACATGAAACCGACTAACGACCTATTCACGAAAACATATGAGCCGATCCGACCATTGCGCGCACCCGACAACGGCGTCGCGTATTGCTCGCCCGTTATCCTAACGCAACTATTGCGCGTCGATTATGGGCATATTGATTGGCCATCGCGGTCCTATTGGATTGTGCCAACCGCAACCCCAGACCGTACCGTTTACTAGGAAAGAATCGAACATGCGAAACCATACGAGCGTTTATGCAGTACTCCGCGGCGACCATGGCGGAGAATTAGACCGCCAGCGTATTGATACTCGATCGGACCAGGATCAAAGCGCAGTGATCGGCAACGCACTAATCCGCATGATCGGAGAGTGGACCATTAACCCGGGCGATAGCATCACAATCGAAGAGGTTTGATTGCAGTGCATGCCGCGGCCGGATACCCGGCCGCGGCATGAGCGGCGATCATGCCGAAAACAGGAAAAGGAAAAGACCATGTCTCTGTCCGCAGCAGGGCGCGAAGCCCTCAAGCTTGCCTATGCCAGCAAAGGAAAAAACCGCGGGCAGTTGCTCGCACGATGCCCGAAGTCAAACACGCTGGCCGCGGCCGCGTGGCAAGGCGCCATGATGGTATGCAACCCATACCAAGTCAGCATTGGCGCCATACTGTTCATGACCGCGGAGCAGCGCGAGCTATTCGAACAGGTCAAAAACCATTTCGAAGCCCTGCCGCGGGAGTACCAGATCCTGGCGCAGCGCGATCGCGAAGCCCTCGAGCGATTGGGAGTATGGTGATGCCAAAATATAACAAAGCCGCAGTCGATCGCGCGATTGCAAACGCCGGCGCCAATGCGGACGAAGCCGGCAAAATCCACCGCCTGTTACGCGGCCGGCATGAGAACCACAAAACGGAAGAAACGCGCCCAAAAAATACCAAACGGGGGCCACGTGGTAATGCCGCCATGTCTCGGGAACGATTCCTAGCCGGGCTCGCGGGGCTGGGCCACAACGTCAACACCGCCAACCAGCTATTGGGCATAGGCCGGTCGACCATCTACCGCATGGCTAGCGGCCAGGCAGTAGTCCCGCCGGTGATTGCCAGGCTCATGGACATGTACGAACGCTACGGGATCCCGAAGGAGCACCAATCATGAGCGCGCTCGGCATCATCCTCAGCGTGATCAACTACGAAAACGGCAGCGGCATTGAAGCCGCGATGTCCATGGCCGCGATCATAATCCTGATCGCAACCTTAAGTTTTAACGACTAAGGCTCCGCACGGTTCTGATAAACCGCGTCATGGCGATCGTGGTAGCCTGGATGGGCGCCGGCCTCACCAATACCCAGCAAACGCCTGGGGTGTGGCCGGCGCAAACGTGAGCTTATGTTAAACCGGGGATAGCGCCCGGATATACCTGGATGCATGTGCGCCGCTACCTCGACATCGGACTGCGAAACATAACGCCCAGCCCAACTCTCAACGATGTGCTTGATCGGCCGGGTAACCCGGTGGTTGACCTGGCCGGTTTTTATCTGCGCGTCCAGCCACTGATAAGCAATCCGCACACAATCATCATGCTGGTGCAACGGCTCGAAACTATCCGCATAGGGTGTGGTCAACTTAGCTTTGGTGATCGCCTCGGAACTCAGCACGGACACCTCCTAGAGTAACGGGACGATTCGAAATTGAGCACGCCGGCGGGAAGGGGGCAAGCCGCGCCAAAACATGCCGCCGGCCGGCCGCAAAATGCCTGGGTTCTGTGGGTCAGTGAGTTAGCCAGCAATAACTGTATATAAATATATATATCTCCAATTATTCTTAGAGAGAGTGACCCACTGACCCATTAGATATAAATCATTGATTTATAACACATTGTTTTGGGTCAGTATGTTGGGTCCGGGTCCGCTCCGCAACCCGTTTTTCGACGCGCGAGTGACTATTCACCCACCGCATCCTCACTGGGTTCGCTGTTTTCGTTGTTGTCGGGACCCACCGCCTCACCCATAACGCTCCGTAATATAGTCTGCGTGGTATCGAGCGTACCCCATTTTGCCGCCTCGATCCGTCGCTCTGTTTCATTCAATGTGTTGGCGGTTTTCGACCGCGGCTTGAAGCAGTACAGCCGGTAGCGTTCGCCGTTTACTCGCACCCGGGCCTTGACCGTGCCGGCATTCGGCCGCACCGGCACGCAGTGGTCGTCGAAGGCGCCAGCGAAGTGTCCGCGCCACTCCCGGCCGCCGCCCATGCGCTCGCCACCACCGTTGAGGTGCCGCTCGACCGCCTGCTCCAGGAACAACCGTGGGAACACCAAGCCCCGATCGTCATCTTCGGCGAAGTCCTCGAAGATCTCGTCCATATGCGACAGCGCCTTCTCGGCCATCTGGGTCTTGGCTGCGGTTTTCAGCGGCGTGTACATGTCGAATTGCGACAGGTCGATCTTTTCCAGGTAGCGCGCCAAGGCTGCGATATTGCCCGGCCCGTTGATCCAGGCATTCATGACTTTGGCTTCGTCCGGTGTCATCGGCAGGCCGTTTTGCAGCACCGAGAACCGCCGATCGTTCTCTGGGATCGGTATGGCATTGCTATGGTTACTGAAGATAACTACCGAGCAGTACGATATGCCGTCAAACCGTTTGCCGTATTTGGATTTGAACGATCGCCGCTTTGCTGCCGGGTCGATGCAATTTTTGAGCGCCGTGAACATCGATCGTTTTTCATTTTTGCGGTGCGCGTTCGGTGATGTGTGCGCCTCGTCGACAAAGGCGGCGATCCGCTCCGCTTGCCAGTCGGTGTAGACTGCCTGGCCGGATTCGCCGGTCAGCACGTTGAAGTCCTCGGCTATGGTGTAGGCTTCGCCCAGCAGTTTCATACATACCCGTGCCATCATCCCGCGGCCGGTGCCGAACTGCCCCTCCCGCGGCCCGCTGTCGCCGTCTGCTACGAACACTGGCGAACAGCCAGGCACCTCAGGCCACTGCCATTTGTGCGACAGCCACTCCAGCCAATAGTCGTTCTCGTCCACGCCGGGAATGAAACGGTCGAGGAAATCCAGGAAGGTCTGCACCTCCCCTATGTCGGCGTCGGCATGCACCGGCCGGCGGTAGGTGTTCTTGAACACCTCGCCATCTTCCAGGTAGGTCGGGAAGTTTTTGTCCGGCCGCATATGTATGCCGGCGATACTCTCGCGCCGCGGATGCATCGCCCAAGCTGTGGTTGCCGACAGCTTCTTCGGCTTGCCGGTTTGTTGCGGTTGCAGCTCGAACCAGGCCGCGTACTCGGTTTCAAACGCTTTGAGCCGCATGCTGCAATTGACGCTCGGCTCATACAGCATCACCACCTGGTCACCCCGGGCATCAAAACCATGCGTGCGTACCAGCCACTCGATCTTGTCCTTGAGCGGATCCGCATCCTTCGGCTTCATCGGCACAGGCTTAGAAAACGTTACCATCGGTTACCCCTCCCACGATTGCTTGAAATCCTGCGCTACCTCGAACAGTTGCTTTTGCAGTTCGGTATCTTCGGCCGGCGACAGCGATTCCCAGCGGTGCGACACACCCGTCTTGGTGTCCCAAAGCGTCAAGCCTGCGCCACCTGAGCGGTTGACCAGCACACGATCGCGGGTCTTGGATTCTTTATCCCAGATGTTGGCGTAGCCTTTGATCCGCGTCACACCGGCGCGCTTCTCGAGCTCGGACAATTTGATTTGCTCGCCATCCGACAGCATCATCACGTCATCTGGCTTGAGATCATACACCCGATCGCCCGGCAGATGCGTGTGCTCGGGTTTGATTTGCGGAAGCCCAAGGTCGACCATCACCTGTTCGCATTCGCCGATCATCGACGGGATGTCGATCTCGGGAAACCATGGTAACGATTGCAGTGGCGCCTCGAGGATTGAGCGGCCCTGGTAGCCGTAGATACGACCTGGCGAGTGATAACCATGTACCGCGACATACCGTTTGTCGTTGCCGGTGAAGTATTCGACCAGGTGCGGTTTGTCCTCATTGGATTTAAACCGCGCTGTCCAGCGCCGCTTGTGGGCGGTAGCGCACTGGCCGATCAAGGCCAGTGTGGTGCTGCCGGAGGTCCGCCGCAGGCACTCGGCCATGAAATCCGGCCAGTGCTGCGCGAGTTTCCGCATCAACTCCTGCCGCACTTTCAGGTCGCGCACGTCGAGGTCGATGATGAAACAACTGGATCCGAACATGCGGATGCCGGCGGTTTTGCCGCTCCATCGCTCGATCGCATCGTCGTCATTGGGTTGTTTCGGCCAGCCGCGGAATGGCCCGTCGCGGCCGCGTAGCGGAATAACATCGTAGCCATTATCGCGGATTTTACGCCATATGTGCCGGTAGGCGTGTGCCGGTTTCGGCTGCAGGGGTATCTCTTGCGCCGGCTGTTCGGGATGGTATTGATTGGACACTGGTTTAATCCTTTGTTGGGTTGCGCTGGTCGCCTAGGGATGGGCGTGATACTGAGACTGTGACTTGGCCGGCAGGGTTTCGCCCCCTGCCGGCCGTTTACATTTTCAGTAGGTGGTCAATATCCGCTGAGTTCTTCACGATCGCAACCGCTACCCCTAGTGTGGCGAACCGCTCATGCCACAACATCTGGTGTTTTGCGGTCCGGCCGCCCTTCGGCCGCTTCACTTCGACGAACACCACGCGACCGCCGGGCAGGGTTACCAAGCGGTCAAAGAATCCTCTCCGCCCCAACACGGTGACTTTGACGCATTCGCCACCAGCACCTTCGACGCGGGTGCGCAGTTCGTGTTCGATTTTATTCTCTTTCACAGATAATTTGACAGCCATTGGAATCTATGTCCTCTTGTGTGCAGCAAACAGAACTGAGGATAACATGACCAAACACTCCACCGTCGTCGGCGGCTCGACCGCCGAGCGTTTAATTAATTGCCCCGGCAGTTTCAAACTGCTGCAACAGATCCCCGAGCAGATCGAACAGCCCAGCGAATATGCGAATTATGGCTCGGCCATGCACGCTGCCATGGACAGTTTGATGGCGCGTTATGCCGAAGGGTTTCCACCCTCTGTCACCATGATGCTTGAAGACGCCGAGACCATGCTCGGTGAGACTTTCTATGACCGCGTGCTCGAGCAGCACCACCTCGATGATTCGATCTTTCCAGCGATCGACACGTTGTATGAGCTGATGAAGGAATACGGCAATGGCTTTCATGTCGCTGCCAACGAACTAAAAGTGAAATTTCCTGGTATTCCTGGGGCTTTCGGCACCGCCGATTTGTTGCTGGCGAATAAAAAGTTCGTGTTGCTGGTCGACTGGAAATTCGGCGCCGGCGTGCCGGTCAAGGCAGTCTATAAAGATGAGCACGGCGAGAAGGTTAACGCGCAGTTGTTGTTCTATTTCGCCGGCGCCATGGAGGAGCTGCCCTCCATGTTCAATAAGAAACGCTATGTGGTTGCGGTGATCCAGCCGCGCACCACCGAGCGGCTCACTCACACCATCATCACCCGCACTGAGGTGGACATGTTCATCGAGGACATGGACCTCGCCATTGTTTCGGCGCTCGGCAAGAACCCGCCACTGCATGCCGGCGAGTATTGCCGCTGGTGTCCGGCTCGGCCGTTTTGCCCTGAGCACACGCAGCCGCTGTTTGATTTGGTCGGCATGGAAATCGCGCCAGCGCAGTTGGCGGCGTCTGTGGTCGATGATGGCAATTCGGCTGTTTATGGTGAGTTTTTAGCTAAGGCCAAATATCTAGCCGACCTCGCCGCTGACTACCAAAAGCAGGTGGACGAAGCGATCCACAGTTATCTGACCAACGGCGGCACCGTGCCGGGCTGGAAGCTGAAGCAGAAAACCAAGCAGCGCCAGTGGATTGATAGCGACACGGTGGCGTTCAATTTGAAACGATTAGGTTTTGCCGAGGAAGATATCTGGCAGGACAAGCTGCAGACCTTCGGCCACACCGACCGGGTTGCCAAAAAGCTCGGCGTCAAGATCCCCGACACGCTGCGCGCCGCCCCCGAAACTGATGAGACCGTGATTGCGCCGGAGAGTGATCCGGCGCCTGCGATCGATCGCGCCAAGGCCCAGGAGGAGTTTGCCGCGGCGCTTCGCCAATTGCGACACGAACAGTGATCGTGTAGCAAGATCTGGCCGGTACGAACCCACCGCCGGTCACCTGTAACTGAACTCAGAAGGACACGCGAAAATGAACGACATCGTAAAACGCAATCTCGGCTCTACCTCTTTATCCCTGCCTGACGACCTTGCCGACCGCCTGCTGGCTGGCATCGAAGACAGCCAAGCCACCACCATGGTGGCCGGCGGCGGCAAGGATTTAATCAAGCTTTCTAAAAATGACGGTACCTGGAATATCGGCCAGGCCGACGAGCCGATGCAGGTCGGTTCGAAGTGGTGGATCAATCTGTTGTCGATCTGCCACGGCTTCATTTGCTGGTCGAACTATCAAGGCACCAGGAAGAATGAGCGACTCGGTGAAGTGATGGTGCCGATGTATGAGCCCAAGCCGCCAAAGCCCGGGCCGATCGAAGGCTTTCCGTTCCAGGAGCAGCGTTCGTTCGAAGCAACGTGCCTCAACGGCGAAGACGCCGGCGCCGAGGTGCAGTTCAAGAACGGCAGCGTCGGCACACTCAAGGGCTTCAAAAAGCTCGAGGATGCCGTGAAGGCACAGCTTAAGAGTGACCGTCGCTATCCCTGCCCGGTGATCCAATTTAAGTCGGAAAAATACAAGCATTCCGACTACGGCTGGATCCACAACCCGATCTTCGAAGTGGTCGATTGGGCCGATATGCAGGGCAACCTGAAGTCGGATGGCACCAAGACGCCGGGACCGGAGCCGAAGCCGGCGCCGGCCGCGGCGGCGGCGCCTCGGCCACGTACCAAGCCGGCGTTGGTTGATGACGCGCCGGATACGGTGCCACAGGACGAGCCTGAGGCGGCGCCTGTGCGTCCGGCGCAGCGTCGGCGGCCACCGGCCGCCTAACTGCCGGTAAACTTAACCCAGGCCCTTCCCAGGGCCTGGGCCTTCCCTTCCATCCCGGGGAATGCTGTCCCATGGCTGCGCGCACCTTCGATTCCGAGAAGATTTGCTGGTTCGATTTCGAGACCAAGTCCGGCGAAGACCTGACCAAGGCCGGCGCCACTCGCTACGCCTGCGATCGCGATGCTGCGGCGATCATCCTGACCTACGCGATCGGCCACGGGCCGGTGCGGTTGATCACGGCGCCGCGGGCCGCGAATTGGGCCTTGTCCTGGCACCATCTGCCGTTGGATTTCACCGAGTTCTATTATCGGGTTGAGCTCAGCCCGGCGCATGGCGTCTTTGCCGCGTTCAATGCCGGGTTTGATCGAAACGTCTGGAATTTTGCGTTGCGCGATGCGCCGCAGCTGTTCCCGGACATGTGCATCGACCCATCGGTGCAAGCGACCGCGGCCGGCCTGCCGCCGGACTTGGCTGGCGCCTGCAAGGCCAGCGGATCCACCGCCAAGGTCGAAGACGGTAACGTCTATATCAAGTTGTTCTGCATGCCGGATTCGACGGCTACGCCGCAGAGCCACCCGGCAGAGTGGGCTAAGTTTTGCGCCTATGCGATCGGTGACATTGAGGCCATGCGCAGCCTGTTCTTGCGCACCCGGCAACTGCCGTTGCGTGAGTGGCAGGAGTATTGGGCTGCCGAATTTATCAATGACCGTGGCATTGGCGTTGATGTGAAGTTCGCCAGGAAGGCGGCCCGGCTGGCCGGCCATGCCAAGCACCGCGCCGGCAACGAGCTGCGCGAGATTACCGACGGCGCTGTTACCACTGTCGGCCAGGTCAAGCAGTTAACCCAATGGCTGCTGCATCGGCTGCCGGATGAAGGCGTCGATATGCTAATCAAGCGGGAGGAGGAGGAAGCCGACGATGGCACGATCGTCCGGCCGGCCAAGTATTCCTTGACCCGCTCGCGAATCGAGAAACTGATCCCCTATTGCGCGGCGATCGGCCACCACCAGGAGATGCGGGCGCTGCAGATCCGCTTGTATGGCGGGTCGACCACACCGGCCAAGTATTCGAAGATTCTCGCTCAAGAGGTCGATGACACGGTCTATGGGCAGTATGTGTTCAATGGCGCGCCGCAGACCGGGCGTTTTTCCTCCCGCGGCGTGCAGATCCAGAACCTGGCGCGGAGCTTTTTACCTTACGAGCACGATGCGATCGAGGCGATCCTCAACGGCGCCGATTATGACGAATTGGCCCAATTCGGCGACGATACGCCGGTGTTGCGCAAGCTGGCGTTGCTGATTCGGCCCACCTTCGTTCCCAAAGGAACGAATCAGTTCGTGGTCAGTGACTTCGCGCAAATTGAGGCGAGGATTTTGCCGTGGTTGGTTGGCGCCGATTCTGCAGGCGCCCAGAAGCGGCTGCAGATCTTCCGCGATGTCGACGAGAACCCGAAGTTGCCGGATCTCTATACCCGGACGGCTGCGGATATCTCCGGCATTAAGCAGCTCGGCGAGGTGACCAAGGCGCTGCGGCAGCGTGGCAAAGTGGCCGAGCTCGCGCTCGGCTTCGGCGGCGGGGTCGGCGCCTTGGCCAACATGGGTGCAAATTACGGGCTTTATTTGCCGCACCACGAAGCTAAGGAGTTGGTCCAACTGTGGCGCGAAGCCAACCCCTGGTGCGTTCGGTTCTGGGGCCGGCATGACGCGGATTCGTCTTATGGCTTGTGGGGCGCCGCCAACCGGGCGCTCGAGCAGCCTGGCACAGCCCAGATTGCTGGCCGGGTCGCTTACGTCTACCTGCCGCAAATCCTCAAAGGCACGCTGTACTGCCAACTACCATCCGGCCGCTGTCTGGCCTACCGCGGTATCAAATACGAGAAAGTTGACGATCTGGATGAGGACGACAACGTCATCGGTCAGTCGGTCCAGCTGCGGTTCTGGAAAGGTCATTCTCGCGCCAAGATCTGGCATGGAATTTTTTGTGAGAATGTAGTGCAGGCGACCGCCGCGGATATCTTGCGCGGCACCTTGGTGCGGCTCGAGCAGGCCGGCATGGGCGTCAGGCTGCATTCCCATGACGAGGTGTTGATCGAGTGTGCCGAGGCGGACGTGCCGGGCGTGGCGAACTCGTTGCGCTACATCATGCGCAAAGGCTTCGATTGGACTGACGGTTTGCCGCTGATGTCGGAGGAGACCATTCAATCCTACTATTCGAAGTGGGAGGGCAAGTGATGGTCGCCTCAACCAAAGTCCGGCCTTTGCCAGTGTCGGTACGCTCGCGGCTCGACAAGCTGATGCTGATGCTGGGTTCCGCCCACGATGGCGAGCGCGCATCGGCCGCCGGCATGATCACTAATTTGCTGCGCGAGCACGGCCTTGATTGGCACGATGTGGTTGGCTCGATCGGCCAGCCGGTGCCTGGATCGGCAACGTCGCCAAAGCCACCACCAACTCAGTCGAAATCGCCATCGGGCGGGCAGACCATGACCGCGGATGAGCTTAGACAGTTGGTGCATGTGATTTTGCGCAGTCCTCTGAACGAGCGGGCGCGGCAGTTTCTGGCCGGCATGATGGACCGCGCCGACATTTATGACGTGGTCTATTTTTCCGACAAGCAGTGGCACTGGATCCGCGACCTGGCGCGAAGGGCGGGTGCAATATGAAATACCCAGACGAGCCTGGATTTAAAGAAGGAGACACATCGCGCGAAGCGGCCGAGAGCATGAGCCTGCGCGCCATCAAGTTGCGGAAGCTGTGTTACGATTTAATACGCAAATATCCTGGCCACACCGCTGACGAGATCGCTGACCTGGTGGGCGAAAGCCTGCTGGCGATCAGGCCGCGCATCTCCGAGCTGCGGCGTATGCAATACGTTCGTAACCACGGACGCGGCAGCAACCGTTCCGGTATGGCGGCCCACCGCTGGGTGGTCTGCGAGGATGTGGATGTAACGGCGGCGGCAATTGATGAAAGATGGGCGGACCTGCGGAGGGACAGTGCCAGGCAGATCCGACGGCGCTACGTCGCGGCCCTTAATGTGTTCATGGATCGTATCGAGTGCGGCGACAAGAACGCCGTCGGAGAACTTAAGGCCGAGCTGGATGAGATGCGGGTGGTGCTGGATCAATCGTACGAATGGGTGCAATAGCGATGCGCGAGAAATCAGAGCTGCGGCCCTACCAGCATCGTATTGCTACGGCGCTTTACGAGTCCGACGAGAAGATCGCGGTAGCGCGGCCGGGCGGTGGCAAGACCGTCGCGGCGTTGACCGCGATCGAGGAGCTGTTCCGCGACGGTCATGTCCGGCATGTGTTGGTGATCGCACCCAAGCGCGTGGCGCGCATTGTCTGGCCGGACGAAATCAAGGAATGGGCGCATACCCAGAAGCTGACCTACCAAGTGCTCACTGGCACGCCGAAGCAGCGCGCCGACATGCTCGGCCAGGCTGTTAAATTCAACATCACCATTGTCGGTCTTGACGTGGTGCAGTGGCTGCTCGACGAGCTGCAGCCCTATCCCGATGAGCACCCGCTGTTCGATTTGCTGGTGATCGACGAGGTATCACGGTTGCGCAATCCATCCGGCGTGCGAGCTCGCAAACTGCTGCGCCACGCCAAACGCTGGCGCATGATCTGGGGCTTGACCGGCACGTTGCGGCCGTCAGGGGCCGAAGATCTGTTCATGCCGGCTACGGTGGTAACCCGTGCCAAGCTTTGGGGTAAGTCGTTCTACGGCTGGCGCAGCAAGCGGTTCTATGCGGTTGATTACCAGGGCTACACATGGGCGCCGCTGCCGGGTGCGGAGGAAGTCATTAACAAGGAGATCGCACCGCTTTGCGTGTCCCTGCGCAACGACGAGCTGCCGCAGCTGCCGGAACTTCTTATCCTGTTCGATCGGGTAGAGCTGCCGACCGACGCCCGTAAGCAGTACGAAGACATGGAAGAGCATCTCGCGCTGCGAAACGGCGATGCCGTCGTCTTGGCTGCCTCGGCCGCTGTCGCCACAGGTAAGCTTGCGCAGATCGCCAACGGTTTTGTCTATGATAACGGTGTGACCCACCGGATCCATCCGGAAAAGGAGCAGTGGGCAGAGGACATCATTGACGATGCCGATGGGCCGGTGCTGTTCATCTACGAATATCGCCAGGATTTGGAAATGCTTCGTGGGCTGCTCGGCGAGGGTCTTCCGTATCTCGGTGACGGGGTCACCGACAAGGTATCTGATCACAACATCACCCAATGGAACGCGGGTAATCTACCGTTTATGGCGATGCACCCAGCAAGTGGCGGACATGGTTTGAACTTGCAACACGGCGGCTGCGACATGGCGTGGATCTCCCCCACCTGGTCTCCTGAGATGTGGGAACAAACAATCGCTCGCTTGTATCGTTCCGGCCAATCTAAGCCGGTCGTGGTCCGTGTCTGTATGGCACATAACACAGTGGACCAAATGAAGATCGATCGGGTGCATAGAAAAATGACGGCGCAAGAGGCGTTCGAAGCCTACCTGCGCCGTCATGAAGTCGTAAGGGATCGTCAACAGGTTAAAGCGTAGCAGCTTTTTCGAGGCTGAGCACCAGCTGCGCGCCGTCTTTGTCAAACTTGTTTTTGGTAACAACTTCAACGATTTGCTCGTTGAGTTGGAGGAGCTGTTCGCGGTTGATTTTGTAGCGATTGTGGTCACTGCCGTCGTTGATGTTGAGCACAACCGTATTGTTTTCGGGCATGGTTAGATAGACGAAGCGTAGTGCCGTCATGGTGGGCTCCGTTATCCGCTTGTGTCGGAAACCCATCATACCTTTCCGTTAGTCTCGATCCAGTGCGTGCTGCGCAATCCACATGCATGTGTCGGCTTCGACGTCGCGTAATGCCGCGATTTCGCGTAGGGCTTCACGCAGTTTTGCATTCTTTTCCGCTAGTTTAATGAGCTCGCGCATGCCGATGCTGAGCTGCCGTTCGATCTCGGTCAGCGCCGCGTACATTTCCTTTTCATGGGACATCGCGGCGCATCCATTTCAATTCTGGATGGCCGGTCCACTTGTGGTCGAATACCAGCCAGCAATAGTCCGACTTGCCACCGCCCACCTTGCCGCCTGCGGTGATGACGTGGCCCGGCGGCATCGACGGCCGCGGGGTCAGCAGCCACACGCTTTGCAGTGGCGTGTTCTCTAGCCAGCGGGCGGCATTGAGCCTGGCGGTCGGCATGATCAGCGCCACCTTGTTGCGAGCGCGCGCCAGCGCGTGTTTGGCGAATGCTTCGAAGTTATCGAACGGCGGATTGCTGACGATATTGTTCGGGGTGGTGATGTTATTGAGCAGGAAATCTCGCACATCGCCGCGGCCGCGGCGATCAACGAGGTCGGCGCCGTGCGCCAAGTAGCCGGCCTTGACGGCGGAATCGATGATGCGACCAAATCCACAAGCGGGATCGTAGATGTCGCCGACGAAGTGTTCTTCTTCAAACAGCCGCTCGCTGACCCAGAACGGCTCGACGTAGTGCTCGTCGACGCGAGCGTAGGCTGTGGCGCCGGCGGTGTGGGTCCAGGGCTGGCTCATCGCACGTCCTCGTTCCACTTCCACTTGCCTTTGACCCAGTGGCCGTTCACTGGATCTTCGCACTCGACGGCGCGGATCTCCCTGGCGGAAGTCCAGCGTTGTTCCAGGTCGCGGGCGTAAGCCATTGCCTCGGCTTCGGTCTCGCAGCGCACCGCGTTGTCGTACCATTTCGGGTCGTTGTGGACGCGCACCTCCGGCTTCCAAGCCATCAGGCACTCCCTGCGGTTTTGAGCGATCTACTGTTTTCCATGATGTGGTCGTCAAGCTCACTAAATAGTCGCTGCATTACCGCGGCCAGCTCCGGCATGCCGGTCTTGGCCGCCATGTCGATGCTGAGGAACGTTTGTGCGGCGCCCATATAGAACGCCTTTTCCATGCTGCTGATCATTTCGTCGTCGGCGTCGACTTTGCGCAGACTGTCAGCGAACTGCTGCCAGACGTTTTTTATGGTGTGGTTGGGGTTTAGGTTGCTTTCGATGACGTGCAGGACTTCAACCATCGGCTTTCTCCAGCTGCTTGACGCCGACATCAAGCTCGGCGGCCAGTTCGTCCAGCGCCGCGGTGGTCGGCGTCGGTCCAGCGTTCAACTCGTTGATGGCATTAACGTAATCCTCGGCGCGCCGGGTTAAGAGTCCGATATTGGCCATCTGCGTGGTTAGTTCGATCAGCATTTTATGCAGCCGCATCGATTCGTGCCGGTAGCGGTCGCGTTCTTCGACCATCATCGCGGTGCGATCGTGCGCGCGGTTTAAGTCAATCCGGTACTGCTGGATGGCGTTGTTTGCGGAAATCAGGTCGTCATGCATTTGATTGACCCGGGCCAGCGCCGCGGCCTGGTTATTCCTTTCGACGTCGGTGATCGTGTTTTGTCCGTTCGGTCGTGCGTTCATAGGGATGTCCTCGCTCATGTCAGGGAAGGGATAGCTACTGCGCCGCGAGTCGGCGCAGTAGCCGGACAGCGGATGCGTTACCTTTCGCTGCCTTTTTCGGAGCCTGTCGCATAGGCCAGAGAGTATCCGGCGCATCGTCACCGATCGCTTTCAGTGCGGCGTTAAGCAGGAGGTAAGTGTCTGCGGGGAATTGCTTTCCTGCCCGCCAATTGTAGACGCCATTGATCGAAGTTCCGGTCAGCTCGGCCACGGCTTCGATACCGCCGAGTGCGGTGATTATGTCGGATGTCGAACGTAAGGTTGTCATTGTTTACACCACCTAACTCAAGATTTTTGAGAATACAAGATTGCTTCTCAAAATAGTTGATTTATGCTGGCATTCAATGAATGATCCTGAGGCTCAACTCCGCGAACTGATGTTGATCGATGCGAAGGTCTTTCGCGTCCGTAATCAGATCGCGGAAAAGACCGACCCCAATGCGAAGAAGTACAAAACCAAGGCTAAAAAGCCTGTTAAAGTTGAACCGGACGACATCACACCAAAGGAACCACAACCATGAGATATTTACTTGGCGCCGCCCTGGCGGCGTCTCTTGCTATGTTTGCTTCGGCATTGCCGGCGCAAGCAACTATTCTGCTTGACGAAACCGGCATCGGCGGCACTGGAAATAACGTGATATTTTCCAGCATCGCCAACTCCGGCTTGATCCTTGGCCGCCTCAACGGCCAAAACGATGAGGTCGTAAGGTTCTTGGACCGCTCGGCCTTCAACCCTGACGGCGGCATATTGGCCGGTCTGTTCTCTGGATCAGCCAACGGCAACGACATCAAGATCGTAAACACCAGCGAACTTGATATCACGGTCTTCGACCGCAATAACCTCACGCAGCTCACCACTACGCGAGACATCTTCTCCATCGTCGGAACAGGCACCCTGCTTATTCGTGCGACCGCCTTGGAAGCAGACGGCAGCTTTCAGGACTTCCTGTTCAGCAGCATTCTGAAGAACGGCCAGAACGGCTTCGACTTGAAGGCTATCGACGGCGAGCGGATCTGGGATGTTGACTTCCGGGTTGTCGGCGGCAGTATCACCGACTTTGAACACTTCCGTATCGACGTGGCGCCGCAGGTTGCGGCGGTGCCGCTGCCGGCAGTTGGCACCGGACTGCCTGCCTTGGTTGCGGGAATGTTTGGCTTGGTTGGACTCCACCGGCGCCGTAAGGCGCGACTGTTGGCGGTCTAACCTTGCTGGCTCCGGCGGCGTGCATATGTAGCGCCGCCGGGGCCCGCTTCAAAAATGCAAAAAAATTTTGCGCGGTCTAAACGATGCTGTGGGTTCTACTAATAGGATCGGTCTGGGCGATCACAGGATACCCAAGCAAAGAGGCGTGCCTCGAGGCGGCGAGGACGACCGACTTCGGTTACGTCACACGGTGCGTTCCGATGCAGAGCACTGGCACGGTGGTGAGCGGTCACCGTTAACTTGGCGTTACTGGAGACGACAGATGGACTGGCAACCGATTGAGACAGCTCCGAGAGACAAAACGGACATCTTGGTGTTCCACAAAATTCATGGCGCGATGACCGCAAGGTTCTGCCCTGGCGAATGGTCGGAACACCACGAATACGGTCGAGAATATGATGGGCCAGTGTGGTGCTTTGGTGATGACGCATTCCAAGAGGAAGTTGAGGAAGGCCCGGATGGGTTTCACGACGGGCAGGTATCGCACTGGATGCCGCGACCAGAACCGCCACCCCGTTAATTTCGAGTTACCAGCCGCCAGTGCCGCCCATCGGCATAGAGAACCCACCACCGCCGAAGTCGAAGCCGCCGCCACCGCCGCCCCAGTCGAGACCGGCGCCAATGTTGCCGCCGCCCCAACCCCAACCGTTCAGGATCTGCGGCGCGATCGGTGACAAGCCGCCGATCGTTGCGCCGGATGCCGCGCCGCTGTCGAGCAGCGGGCTCGAGAAGGTGGCATTCTCCACAGGCGGCAGCATCCCCGCCATGGCGATGCTGCCGCCCTGACTGGCGCCCTGGCCTGGGATTGTTCCGGTTGGAATTTGGCTCAGTCCAGGTGGCGCGAGTGACAGCCCGCCGGCGGTACCACCGGCGGGGCCGGCAGGCTGCGCCGGAAGCACCGGCATGGCATCGGCCGGCGGGGTAGGCGTCTCCGGCGCAACCCGGCTTTCGTCTTTGTAGGCATCGGTCAGGGCCTTGGCGATCTCGGGCGTCATCGCGCCCTGCTGGCCCTTAGGCTGCTCGCTTACTCGCGCCGCCTCGTCCTGGTGTAGCTTCTCCGCGGCCGCGCCGGCCTGCTCGACCGTGTCGAATTTGCCCAGGTGCTTGCCGGTTTCTACATAACGCTGACGCGCCTCCGCGTCGGACATTACGCGGCCGCCCTCGGCCGGCACGGTAGGAATATTGACCTCCTTGCCTTGGTCCTCCACGCCGATCGTTCGCACGGTCGAGATTGAGCCGTCTTCGTTCTGCACTGGCTTCTGCTCAAGCGGATCCAACGTCGCCGCGTTAGGATCCACTGGCGCGGCGGCTTCCGCCGGCGCCGGCGCCGGCGTCATCCGTTTGCTGGCACTGAAGTCGGTTGCGCCGGAGGTGCCGAGGTCGCTGCGCTTGCCCACTGCCGCCGGCTTCGGCGCGCCTTCCTTCACCGCGGCATCGAACTGCTGCTGGGTGATGCCCATCTTCGGCAGGTAGGGCTGCACGCCGGCGGCGATCTGGCCGCCGACGAAGGGTGTGTTCAGCGCCTCGCGCAGCGTCTTGTTGCCGATGAAGTCCGGCACCTGACTAACCTTGCTCGGGTCGCCGCGTTTGACCAGCTCGATCACCTTGGTGTCGAGCAGCGCGTGCGCTGGGTTGACCGCGGGCGCGGCTGGTGGCGCCGGCTTTGCCACTGGCGCGGCAGGGGCAGGGGGTGCCACTGGTGCTGCCGGGGGTTTGACCGGTGCCGCCGCCGCGGGCGCAGCGGGGAGAGGTGCTGCCGCCGTAGGTGCTGGTGTTGCGGGTTTTGCGGGTTCTGCGGACGCCGTTGCGGGAACGCCTGGTGAATCTTCTGGCAACAATTGTTCCGGCTCGGTCGCGGCGATCGCGGCAGCACCCGGCGGTGGCGCACTTGGCGTGGGTGCCGCCGCCGGAGCCGCAGCCGGCGCAGGCTTCGCTTCAGCTTGCGGGGGCTGGGCGGGAGCCTGTGCAGGAGCTGGGGTAGCAGCAGCCGGTGGCTTGGCCGCGGCGGTAGCCGCCCGCAGCTTGGCGCCAGCCGGCCGGCTGTCGATCGAGTTCGGTAAGGTAGGAGGATTGTTCAGCGCGACGTCGCGCGCCTTCTCCCACTGCGCGTCGGTCAGGCCGTAGGGCTTGGAGGAATCGGTCTCATAGCGCGCCATCGCCTTGAGGAACTTCATACCGTCCGGCGAGGCCAGGAACTCCGGCGTGATTTTGGTGTTGCGCGAGATCCCGGTCCATTCCTCGATCCGCGGCGCGTAGCTGGTGCCGTGGCCGACCCAGGTGCCGATCATGTCCTGCATGGTCTTGCCGGAGTACAGCGGCGACTGCGCCATCTTTTGGATTGCCGCCGCGGCGCCGGCTTCCTTGTTGGCGTAGACCGCAGGGGTGTCGTGCTGGGTGATCTGGATCCCGGGCTTGCCGCCGTGCGCGCCGGCGTAGCCGTCGTGCCACATGTTGAACGGATTGTTGAACCGCTCGCCGGCCGGGATCGACTTGTTGGTCAGTACATCCATGCCGGGGTGCTCACCGGCGTGCAGCGACACTTGGCCGTTCGGCCCCGCCGCCGGTGTCGCGGATGTCGCGGATGTCGCGGATGTCGCGGATGCTGCCGGAGCCGAGAAAGGTTGCCCTTTGTAGCCAGGGTTGAGCTGGACGTGCGGCGCGTCGCCTTTGACCGGGAAGTGGACGCCAAATTTGTCCTGGTTGCCAGCGTTCAGCCACTGCCGGAACGGACTGTCGGGCAGGTCGCCGGCGCTGCCCTTCTGGTGCTGGGAATGACCCGCCTTAGCGGCAATGCCGCCGGTGCCGGCTTCATACTTGTCGCGGTAGATCTGCTGTACGTCGGCGCCGCGGGAGAACTCGCCGTACTGGGCTTTCTTACCGGGGTTCTCTTTTTCGAATGCTTCACCAGCGGCGCGCAGCCGGGCGGCCAGCTCGGGATCGATTCCCTGGTAACTGCCAGCCGCAGTCAGCGGCGCGTCGACGATCTTGCCATCCTTGATCACGCTATGGTGGCCGCCGCGTTCTTGCAGGAAGGCGAGGTCGGCCTGGTAGCCAGGGCCTTCCGCCGATCGCGCGGCCGGCGCATTGAGCCTGGCTCGGTTGGCACCCGGTCCTGGCGGCCGCGCCGGCATCTGTGGCGGCACTGGCGGTTGCACCTTCTGCTGCGCCTGCAGCTTCTGTTGCAGCGCCTTGTCCTTGGCGGCGCCGAAGCCGCCCGAGATCGTTTCGCCGATGCTGTCGTCGCTCTGGTTGGCCCGCTGCAGTGACGAGGTGACCTGGCCGACTAGCGGCTGCACCTGCAGCGGCTTCTGCTCGTCGACGTGGATGCTCTTGGCGCTCGGCCCCTTGAGCAGGCCCTCCAGTAACTGGGTCATCTGGCTCGGCGGTGTGCCGGGCGGTACCAAGCCGAGGTTGACGCCGAGCGCGTGCAGCGCCCGCGAAGTGTCATCGCCAAGCAGCGGCTGCTTGCCGGCAATCATCGCCTGCTTGCTTTTCTCGCGCTCGAGCGCCTGGTCGTCCATGTAGGCCATTAGCGTCGCGGCCCCGCTAGTGGTGGTCCACCCGGTCCGGATGCTGCCGCTGAGGCGGCAGTGATCGCTGCGGCTAGGTCAGCGATGCCGTAATCGCTTTGATATGGTCGTCCAGCCAGCGCGTTCAGTGCGGTCGGCGATTGCATCGCCCTGCCGCCGATCGCCCGCCGGGCTGGCCCGAGCAAGTAACCCAGTGTCATGCCGGCTGTTGCGCCGCCCGGCAGACCTGTCGCGCTGCCGACCTGGTGGCCGATCGCGGTCGCGGTCATCGATGCCGGGATGTCGCGATTGATTTGGCCCATGGTTTGGCCGAGGCCGCCCTGGCGGGTCGGCGAGTTCAGCGCCTGCGCGATCATCGCCAGGTCATCGACCCGGCCGCGCTGCGGCCCGGCGATTACGTCGAGCGATTCCGGCGTCATGCCGCGGATCCGGGTGGCGAACTGCCGTGGCCCCGGCGCGCCCTGGTTCGGGTTGTTGATGGTCTGGTTGCCGATCAGGCGCAGGAGGTCGCCGAAGGTCTGGTCGAGCGGCGTTGGCCCCTGGCCGCGCATCTGTGGCTGGCTGGTGGCTTCCAGCATGCGCAACCGCTGCGGATCCTGCTCGCCCTGCTTGAGGTAGTTGTAACCCGACGCGGCATTGCCGCGGGCGTTTTCGGCGACGGTGGTGAGCTGCTCATGCGGTCCGCCTTCGCCCATCGCCGCGGCGTAGCGTTCCTGGGTGCGATCGAAGGTCTGCGGTGGCACGCCCTGTTGGTCGGCGGCGTCGCGCATCACTCCAGTGGCGGCATCCTCGGCTTGGCCGGCGTAGCGGCTCGGGATCGGATCGTAGCCTTCACCCTTGATCCTGGTGTCGGACCGGAAGTCCTTGACCTGGTTGTAGGTGCCGCGGGTGTCGATGATGTTGCCTTGGGCGTCGACCGGCAGGCGGCTTTCGATCGCCCGAATGCGTGCATCCAGCGGCCCGGCCGTGCCGGCGTAGGTTTCGTGTGACGCTTGCCGCAGCGCGCTGAGTACGGGCAACCACTCCGCCGGACTGCCCGGACCGACTTGCTGGGCCAGGGCTTCCTGCGGCGCCGCTACCCGGGTTCGCAGATCCTCGGCGTTGGTCCGAGCGATGTCGCCGACCGCGGCGCCGATATCGCCGGTGGTCGGTGTTGGGTTGAGTGATCCCCTGGCGTCGGCCACGTCGTTCACCGCGGCGCCGGTCTGGTCGCGCGCCGTCATGCGGCGGTCTTGGGTGTAGCCGCTGGAACCCCAGCGGTTGGCGTTGGAGTTTTCGCGCATGCGGATGGTGTCATTGCCGAGCGCGCTGGCCGGCAGATCGATACCCTCGCGTGCTGCTGCCGCGGCGACCTGTGGCGCCTCTGGGCGACCCATGCCGCGGTACTTCCAATCGATGTAGCTCTGCCGCCCGGGAGCGGCGCCACCGGCCGCGCCACCGCCGAGGATCGCGCCGAATAGCGCACTGGTCTCCGGGTCGACGCCGGCAGCCCGGCCGACCTTCTCACCGATGTCGGCGCCGTAGTGTGACGCAACCGTTGGCGCCACGGTGCTGCCAGTGAGCCTGGTCAGCGCGGCGCGGATCGCCGCCAATGCCGTTGGTGCCGCGGCAATACCGCGGGCGATCGCCGCGCCGCCGCCACCGAGCATGGCGCTGGCGCCACCCTCGAGCAGCTGCCGGGTGGTGCTGGCGTCGGCCGGCAGCGGCTCGGCGCCGACGGCGTTCAGCGCCATCGGACCGAGGTAGGGGATCTTGGTTTCCGGGAAGATCCCGGCTCGGGATCCGGCGTTGCCGAGCGCGATCGCTAAGTCGGGTATGCCGGTCAGCGCGCTGCCGCCAATCCGTGCCGCGGTGTTGTAGAAGGAATATGGATCGCTCGGTGCTGCTGGCGCCGCTGGCGCGCCTTGCGGCGGGGTTGCGACTGGTCCGGTTTCCGGTGGCGGCTCGTTTGGTCTGACGGTTATTTCGGGCAGCGTTTCCGTGGTCGGCGCGGTCGAGGGTGGGCCGCCGCCGGCGCCGTCCCGCAGCCGTTTGAACCGCTCGCCGACGGCCTCGTATTCAGGCGTCCCTTTCAGGTGCTGGTTCTCTTGGCCCCATTTCACCAGGTCTTCTATGGTCTCGGCCACAGCTATCTCCCGAATAGGACGGTGCCTTGTTCAGTCGTTGTCGATGCCGGCGGCGGTGCAGTCGCAGGCGCCGCGGCGCCGCGCCGTCCGCCGGTTGCTGCCGGTGCTGTGACGCCGCGCACCGCCAGCGCCCTGGCTTCGTCGAACGGCATCATCGGCATCAGCGGCGCGAGCACCGCCTTCGGCGCTAAGCCGCTGTCGATTGCTGACTGGGTGTAGAACTTCTCCTTCTCCAGCGCCGCGTTTTTGATTTCGCCCATGTGCTGTTGCATGGTCTTGATGATGTTGACGCGGGTTTGCGGGTCGAGGCCCTCGCCGGTGGCCTGGCCTTTCAGTGTACGGATCTGCTCTTCCCAACTGCCGACCTGGCCGACCATCTTGGTTTCGCCTTCGCGGACGCCGGTCAGGTCGTCCATCATCTTGATGAAGCCGTAGACGATATCGAGGTCGGCGGCTTTGTTGCCGGTGTAGGCCGACTGCACCGCTGAGTTCCAGGTCGCCGCCGTGTTGGAGTAGCGTTTCACCTCCGGCACCGCGGCATACTCTTTGCGCAGCTCGATCGCCGAGCCTGGCTGGGTCTCGATCACCCGGTCGGCATTGGGGTCGACGGCTGCTGTTGCCGCGGGAGCTCCGGCGGCGCCGGCCGGTGCGGCTGGTTGCATCATCCTGACCACCCAAGGCGGGATCGGCTCTTTTTGGATGTGCTTGACGGTCTGCCGATCGCCAACTTTCTCCACCACGCGCTCGGGCGGGTAGGCGATGCTGACCAACTGCTCGATCTGTGCTGCCTGCGCCGGGGTCGGCGGCAGTCCGCTTTTGGCAAACACCGCCAGCCGTTGCCGCGCTACGTCTTTGTCTACTTTCGGCGTCGGGTCGGTCGGTCCGGTGGTGGCGACCGTGTGACCTTCCGGTATTACGCCCCCGGGACCAAACAGCGGCCGGCCGGTGCCGAACTCGGTTTTGTTGTTATTGGTGGTGACCAACTGCCCGGTCGGCTGGTTGTCGAGGCCGATCACGGCGAGGGTATGATTGGTTGGGGCGCTGCGTTCCTCCGCGGTCGGGAACCGGCCGGTGGTCTGAAATTGCAACCGGCCGCGCTCTTCGGCATCGGTCGGCATGCCGCTCAAACCGACGCGGCCCTTGGCATAGACGCCGGGCAGGTCGCCGGCGCCCTGGTGCGCCTGCGCCCGGGCGACCGCCTGATAGAATGGCAGCTCGGCCTTGTAACGGGCTTCCACTTTCGGATCGATGTAGGACTGCTGGTAGTTGGTCGGCGGCAGGAACGTCTCGCCGAGCGGTGTCGACGGATCGTCCGGGTTCGACGGCCCCTGTTGCTCGATCGGGATGTTGCGGATGCTGGTCGGCGGCCCGGCGGTGGACAAGGCATCCGCTGCGGTGTTGCCCGCGGTGGTGGCGGCATCGAACTTGGCTTTGTCTTCAGCCTGCTTCTGCCGCAGCGCGACGATATGCTCGACCGTTAGCTTTTGATCGAGCGCCGCCTTCGGCGCACCGGCGATGCTCTTGGCGATGTTGGTCGCCAGGCTGCCCCAGGATGGATCCTGTTGGTAGGTGAGAAATTCCGATCCCATGCTGCCCTCATACGCTCGTAGCTAGCGCGTTGCCGAGGCCGGTCCCGGCGACGCTGGCGCCGGCTTGCGCCAGGCCGCCGGCGGCGCCGCCGCTGTATTGTGAAATCTTGATCGGCTCGACCGCCTTGGCGACGTTGTAGGCCGACAGCCCACCGGCGCGCTCGTTGCCGGCCAGCCGGATGTCCTGGCCCGCGGCATTGAAAATGCTATTGGCGCGGTTGGTCAGACCATATTGAGATCCACCATAGGACTGCACATCGGCCAATGCCGCGATTCGCTTCCTGGCTTCGATCGCTGCCTGCTGGATGTGGCCCTGGATCGCCGTCTTCATTTCGTCGGAGCCGTTCTGCTGGCCCGAGAACATGGCCGAGGCGAGCGCATTCGGATCGCCTTCGGCCTGGTTGGCGAGCTCCTCCGGCGTCAGTGCCTTGGTTAACCGCGCCGCTTCGCTTTCTTGGGCTTCGGTCTGCTTGCCGGCACTGAGCTCATCAAGCGAGCCGCTGCGCGCGGCCTCGGCGTTGAGCCGCAACTGCTCGTCGCGCTTCAAATACTCCTGCGATTGGCGCCGCTGATAGGCGACCCATTGGTCGTTGGCCGACTGCTGCTGGCTCGCCATGTCCTGCTGCTGCTGCATGTTGTACATCGACATGCCGATCGAGAAGCCCAGGCCGATGATCGAGACGGGATCGCACATGGTTCAGCCTGTTACGGTTCCAGATCCAGATTCGCGGCCAGTCCTAGCGGTGAGTGCCTTGTTAGCTTGGTATTCGCCGACTGCCGGCGCGACCGCGGAACCTAATCCGATGGCGATCGGCTTGAACATATCACCCAATGCGCCCGGGTTCGGCTGCTGCAACTGCGCATTGCCCGCAGATGTCGCTGCCGTGTTGGCGGCGACGGTCGGATCCTCGGTGGCGTACAGCTGGTTGTAGGCTTGTTGCTGTTGCGCGGCGATCGATTTGCGCAGCTCCGCGGTGTCGGTGTCGGCTTTGGCCTTCAGCGCCGCTTCGTTGACGCCCTGCTGCTCGGTCAGCTTGTTCTGCACAAAGCCGGCCGCTCCCGATCGTAACAATCCCGCCCTGGCGAGATCCGCTTCGGAGGTGCGCTTGGCTTCGCCATACTGCTTCTCCAACTGCGGTAGCGTGTAGTCGAGCCCAGCCTTGCGATACTTTTCATAGAAAGAATCGCCGAAGTTGTCGTTACCAAAGATGCTGTCGATCGCCGTCTTGCCCTGGTTCAATCGGGCCTGGCGCTCGTTCTCTTTGTCGCGAGCTTCCTGGGCGCGCTGCATCTCCAGCTGCACCATTTGATTGTTCGATGGTCCGCTTCCGCCTTTGCCGCCCATGTCGTCACCTCATACTTGCGCGTTTGGATCGGCGCCCGGCTGCTTGTAATCCGCCCAGTAACCTGGCGGCGTCAGCACAGACTTGGCGACGATGTTGCCGGTTGAATCCTTGGTGGTCTCGGTGCCGGACACGCCCTCGGCCGGCGTGGTCGTGCTGTCCGGTTTCGAGGTATCTTCCGCAGGCTTGGCTGTGGCATCAGACGCCGCTTTTTTGACGTTGATGTTCGACTGGTAGCCGCTCATGTCGAGCGGCGCCTTCTTGGCCAGCGTCTGTTGCGCCTCTTCCAAGGTTGCATTGCCCGACTTGTCGAGCGGTTCCTGGTAGTACTGCTGTCCGCCGCCGCCCTTGCCACCCATGTTGGCCCCTTACTTGGTTACGCTCAGGCTGCCCGACGTGCTCGGCGCCTTCTGCTTGCCTTGTGAATCCCAATTGGATGGCGGTGCCAGCAACGTTGAGGCGAGCTTGTCGCCGGTTGTGGTCTGCAGTTTGCTGCCGGCGCTGATCGGGCTGCCGGCCGAGATCGGGTCGCCGAGCGGGGCGTTCGGATCGACCGCCGGTGTGACCGGCGCGGCAGCGGCGGGCGCGACGATCGGCGCCTCGATCGGCGGCGCGACCGGCGCCGGCGCGGGTGCTTCGGGTGCGGGCGCAGCTACAGGCGCTTCCGGTGCGGGCGGCGGGATCCAGTTTGGATCGGTATCCCGGTTCCAGAAATTGCCGTAGCCGTCGTAGTCGGCCGGCAGCGCCGGGTTCCGGATCATGCTGCCGTAGCCGTCGTAGATCTCGTCCGGCTCTATCCGGTAGCCGCCGTAGCCGTCATAGACTGAGTAGGGCATGGCTCACCTATTTGGTTGTGCTGATGCTGCCGGGCGCCGTCGCCGGCCGCTGCGGTTGATTTGTCCAAATCGATGGCGGCGGCAGCAGGCTGCCGGCCAGCAGGGCGCCGGTCGATTGCGGCGGCCCGCCGCCGGGCTGCAGCTTGCTGATGATCGGCCCGCCGGGCGAGATCGGCGGCCCGAGCGGTTCAACCGGCGCCGCCGGGCCAGCCGGCGCGGCTACGGGTGGCGCTACCGCCGCCGGTGGCGGTGCCATTTGCGCTGGCGCCATCGGCAGGTTTAACGGTGGTGGCGGCGCCGGTGTTGGTTCCGGTACCGCCGCCCAGCCCGGCACATCCCCCCAATGCGCTCCGCCGCCTATGTCGTTCCAGGGCATGGCTACACCTGTCCCTCGGTTGTCATACTGCCGTTGCCGGATGACCGCGGTTTCGGCTGGCTTAATTGATCGGTCCACATCGATGGCGCGGTGAGTGACTGCGCCATTTTTGATCCGGTGCTGCTGTCCGGTGTGGTGCTAATGCTGCCGGAGGTTGACTGCTCTGGCGCGGCGGGTTCTGGCGTCGGCGCGGGTGCGGCGGAAGCTTGTGTTCCCGCGGGCGCGGGCGCCTGCTCTGACGCAGCTGCAGCTGGTTGCTCGGCATCCCAACCCCACCCGGCCGACCGTGCCACTGGCCCCCAGGTGACCGCGGATCCGCCAGGTGGTGCGCCGCCTTTACCCTTGCCACCCATTACAATACCACCGTGAAAATCATGCCGACCGGCTCGCCACCGAAGTGCCGGCCGATCATGTTCATCAACGAGTTCTGCGCCGGCATGCCTGAGCAGATCGGGAAGTTGATCACCTTGCAGCCGTCGCGGCGGGCTAAGGTTATGACCATGTCGACCAGGCGGCGACCGAGGTCGGTGCGCTGATACTTCGGGATGGTGTAGGTCTCGTCCATCACGCCCATCGGTTCGGAGAACACTTCGAACACGTGGTAGCTGCAAACGCCGACCAGTTTGTTGTTGTCCAGCGTATCCAGCGCGATGACGTACATGGCGAACTGGGTGCCGACCGCGTTCGCCAGGTAGCGTTCGGTTTTCTCGCGGTGATACTTCAAATGCTTGGCCCAGCCTGACAGATGGAAAAACTCGCCGAGGAAGTCGGCAAGCATTGGAGCATCGGCCGCTTCCGCCATGCGGACGTTAATGTGCGGGGTACGCACCGACCGCTTTGATTTCGGTAGTTTGATAACCGGAATATTCATCAGCTAGCCACCTGTATGAAACGAAGTCCTCGCCGTCGACGCCGTAGCCGTTCAGCACGCCTTCGGCCTTGGCGCCAATCAAACCCATAAATCTGCGGACATCGTCGCGTCGTCGTAGCGCCACCGCTTCGACCCGGTGGATATTCAGCTCGACCAACAGCGGCAGCACAAACCCCCGTATCTGCCGCACCATTGGTAGCACGGCGCGGCCCCAGTCGGCAGTGCCGAAAGCAAATCCTGCGGCCACGCCGTGGCGTTGCTGCGCGGCACCCCAGATCGAGATCGGGCCGCAGTCGAAGTCCCAGGCGCAGAACGCAAACAAGCCGCGCCGGGTGATGTGACCAGCCAATTGGCTGAGGTCGGCGCCGGCTGCCTGCATTTCTTCTCGGTCGGCGCTACGCAGATTGGTGAGCACCGCTTGAACCATGCCGCGGTCGGCGATGGCGATCTCGATCATCCGGTCTCTCCACCGATGTAGTGGACGATCAGATTGGACAGCACCTGCGGGCCGAGATCCTGCGAGCGCAGCCGCAGCGACATGTGGGTGGTATGGCCGTGCAACTCGATTTTGCCTTGCGCGAATGACGGTCCGTTGAACTCGCCGATGAAGTCTTCGACCTCCGGCGATTCGACGTTGAACGCAGCTGACACCTGCCACGGCACCCCATAGCAGGTGGCGTCGATGGCGCTGAACGATTTGAAGGTCGCCACCCCCTCGCCGGCGTGAAACGGAAAGATCAGCTCGACCGGGCAGTCGTCATAGACCGGGCCGAGATCGGAGGTGCCGCCATAGGCATAGACGGTGTTGTTGTCGTCGCGCACCACCACCCGGTTCTGGTGGATGCAGGCGGCAGTGATCACGAAGCCGGCGTCGTACTCCGACCAGGCTGTGATCTTCGGTCCCGGAAACGCCGACAACACGTAGATCTTCGAGCTCATCGGCGATTCTTCGTCGACCTGCGAGCCAGCCATAATGATCCAAAACCGGCCGGTTACCGGCTGCAACAGCGCGATCGTGCCGCTCATCCAGTCCGGCCCCATGGCGCGGAATAGATCCTGCATTAACGGATCCAGCGGACTGCCGATGTCGGATACGGCTGCAGCCAAAGATGAGTTACGAGCTCGCAGCGAGCGCACACCGGACTGCGACATGTACATCACGTCGCCGGAGCCGTACTGCATCACGGAACGCCACGCCGTTGTGCCGGCCTGGCGCAGGGTCTGCACGTACTGGTTCTTGGTGAAGTCGGGGTCCATGATCCACAACTGCACCGCGGTCGAGGAGAAGATCGCCAGCTTGTCGTAGTAGACCTCGAGCGCCACCGAATCGGTCATGTCGCTGTCGCCCATCGACAGGTCGATGAAGTTGGTCGGGTTGGGCGGCGCCATGCCTGACCAGTCGCCGGCGTTACCGATCGCCGAGAAATACAAGATGCTGTGTTCGACCGTGTACATCTTGTTCTTGTAAGTTCGGCAGTAGAAGCCGCGGGCGAGCGGCAGGTCGATGCCGTCGTAGTAGCGGCCGATATTGCCGGCGGCGTCCTTCCACAGGATGGTGAAGACTTTGTTGTCGAACAGATCGTAGTCGACGATCTCGTAGATGGTTGTGGTCTGCTGCCCGAGCACGCCGATCGACCAGACGCCGGATGGCGGCTCGACCTTGTAGGGGCCGTTCGGGCCGAAGGTGTAGAGCTTCTGGTTGACCTCGACCAACCCCCTGCTGGCCGCGTCGACCGTCCAGAACGGCACAAACGCCATGCGCTTTTCGATCTCGCCGCCGGGCGTGACATGACAGTTGGTCATGCGCCGCAGCGTGCCAGCCGGCGCGGTCAGCTCAGAGCGCCGTAGATCCAACCCGGCTGCGAAGTCGGTGATTGTGAAATACGGCAACTACTCCCTCCATCAGTTCGGGACGTAGTCGAGGTAGCGGGTGTGGCGCATACTCTTGTCGGGGTCGAAGCCGCCGCGCTGATTGCCACCCATGTTGTAATTGGTGCGCTTGTCGGCGCCCTGGTCGGCGAGTATCCGCCGCAAGTAATTCTGCGCCTTGGTCAGCTTCATCGGCGCCGCTTCGCTTTTCTGTGTGGCGAGCATCTCAGCTGCGGCAAACAGCACGATCGCTTTGCTGTCGATAATGCAGCTGTCGGTCGGCGCAATGAGTGGCGAGATCGGTGCCATGCCTTCGAACCGCAGCACGTAGCTTTGTTGCGGATTGGTGGTGTTATCTTCCGGCACCGGCAGCACCTGGAACTGGCCGATCGGGTTGGTGATCGGCGCCGGCCCGGCAATATTGACCGTTACTACGTTGCCCCAGCGCGTCGGCTTGCCATAGCTCACGGGGCCTAAGTGAACCATGTGCGCCTTGATGCCGTAGGTCAGTGGCTGCCAGGAGGTGGCCGCAGTGATCTTCTGCGGATCCATAACGTCGGACTTGGTCACCTGCGCGATGTAGACCTGGACGATCTGATCGAACAGCATCTCCTTTGGGTAGGAGTAGACCGCCTGCGTGCCGATCAGCGGCAGGTCGGTCCAGATCTTGAGGTGCTGCCAATTGTAGGCATCCCAGAGCTCACGCTGCTGGCGCGCTAACAGGACGTCGATCGTGTCCTGCGCCTGCACACCTTGTGCAGGATTGAGCGACGTGCCGGTCTCGGCCCGCAGCTCGCGGCGCAGTTCCAGCAGCGTTACTCCAAGCGGCACTAGCCGGCTTCCTTATGCTCCGATGGCGGGGGTGGCGTGCGCCGGCCGCGCGGCCGGAAGATCGGCTCGAGGCTGGCCTGCGCCTTGGCGACTTCGTCTTCACCGTCGTCATCTTCCTCGTCGTCACCGTTGCCGTTGGTGATGGCCGGCGGTGCGGATTCCTTGGTGGAGATCTGGCCGCCTTCGTAGCGCGGCAGATTGACCTCGTCGGTCATCATGTAGTCCATGCGGAAGGCCCGCCCCGGGAAGCACCGCTCAACCACCTCGCGACCGTAGATCCCCATCAATCGGTTCTTCTCCTCGGTCGGCCAGGTCTCGCCGATGCCGATCGGCATGATGTCCATGACGTTCTCGTCGCCGTGCAATGTCTGCAACACCTGGATCTCCGGCCAGGTCACGGCGTTGTGTGCGCCATAGATCACCGTGTGACAGTTCTGCCCGGCGAGATTGATCTTGCAGGCGCAGTATTGGATTTGCTTGCTCATTTTGGCTCCGGTGTCGTTGCCGCTTTCACAGCCCACATCGCGGCGTTTTCGTAGTGCGTCATCGCCAGCGAATATAAACGGCCCTTCTCCGGGTCGTCGTGCTTGTCATTCTCGACGTTGCACAGATCGATCAGATCCGCGGTATACCGCTTGATCTTGTCGACCAGACCTTCACCGCTCGGGTTGAAACTCTCCCGCACGCGCTCGGAGCCAAGGCTCATTCAGAATCCCCCATTGATGAAAAACCGGGAGTGCTAAGAGTGTCCGCTCCCCGCACTCCCGGCCGCGCTGCGATCAGACAATGTCCATAACGACAGCGCCGTTGAGGCGCCGCGCACAGAGTTGCCCGGTCGAAGTGAGGCTCCGGTAGATCACGTACTTATCGGGTGCGCGATCCGGTGAGTGCTGGTGGCGCCACTCGTCTTGCATGGCGACCAGGTAGATGTCGCGGCTGTCATACCAATAACACCGCTTGCTCTTGCCGAGCTGATCCAGCGTCGGATCATATTCAAAGTCCGTTCCGGCATAAGAAATTTGCCCGACCGAAACGTCTTTGGCTCCCGAGAAGCCCTGCATGCTGTAGTTGCCGTTAGCGCGCAGTTCCGCCTCGAGTGCGCCGAGCCAGTCGGAGCCGCAGAAGCCGGTGTTCGGCTTGGCGCCGTACCGGGTCAACTGGCGATACTCTTTCTGGAGCAGCGTGATCAACGCGCCGCCGTTGGCCGCCGACGAGGTGATCGGACCACCACCCCAGGCCGACAGCGCCGGCGTGGTGCCGACCGCCGTACCCATGGCAGTAGTGAACGCCCGGTTCCGCCACCAAGTCTTCTGGGCGCGGTTGATGCCGGCGACGATACCCGTCGACGGATCGTCGGTGATCAACGCCGCCATGCCGGCTAAGGCTTTCGCATCAGTGGCGCCATTGGTCCACAGCAGGTTGTTCATGCAGCGGGCGTATTGCTCGCTGACATCCTGCAATGCGTCCTGCAACAGTCCGACCAGGACGGTGTCGTCGCGGCCGGAGTGCTCGTTGACGTCATCCATGTTGCCGGAGTCGGAGACGCTGATGCCGTCGGTCTTCAGCTCACTGTGCGTGAGCATGATACCGATGTGCATTTCCTTCCACGGAAACACAGCCTGGGTCAGGTTGGCGGGGGTGTAGTAGGTGACCGCGTCGTCGAGCTGGTAGCCCTTGAGTTGGTCGTCAGTGCCGGGCGCGGCAGTGTTGCCGAAATCTCCCTTCACGCTGATCACAATATTCCCCTTACCCCCGGGGAAGGTCTTCTTCTTGCTCTCCATTGCGGCGAGCAGCGGCTTCTCCTGGATTGCCTCTTGGAAGGCGGTCCCTTTATTCATCCAGTAGTCCAACGCCGCCGTAGTGATGTGGGCGAGCAGTGGCGCAGAATAGGTAGGCATTTAAGCACCTCTGGAATTAGAGGCGCGGCGCTCCCTCGCGAGCAAATCTGACTGCTT